ATGCCATTAGAAATTGAAAACGAAGACAAGAAAAAAGTATTAGAAAAGACGCTGGCAAGTATCACAAAGAACTTTGGCGATGGTTCCATTGTACGACTTGGAGACTCTCCGAAGGATTTTCCTAATTTACCGACCGGAATTTTGCCTCTTGACATGGCTATCGGTATTGGTGGTCTACCGAAGGGTAGAATTGTTGAGATTTATGGCCCGGAAGCAGCCGGTAAAACGCTGATTACCTTGCAGGCGATTGCAGAGACACAAAAAAATGGTGGAGTTTGTGCGTTTATCGATGCAGAACATGCTCTTAATGTAAAATTCGCAAAGAATGTTGGTGTTGATGTAGATGCGTTGCTGTTGTCTCAACCGGACTTCGGAGAACAGGCTCTGGAAATTGCTGAACAGTTGGTTCGCAGCGGTTGTATAGACTTGCTTGTTGTGGATTCGGTAGCAGCACTTGTACCAAAGGCGGAAATTGAGGGCGAGATGGGGGACCAGACCATTGGCCTGCAGGCAAGACTGATGAGTCAGGCTATGCGAAAGCTGACAGCCGCTGTTGCAAAAACAAACACCTGTATTGTATTCATTAACCAGCTTCGGGAGAAGGTTGGAGTGATGTATGGGTCCAATGAGACAACGACAGGCGGTCGAGCATTGAAGTTCTATGCATCTTTAAGACTGGATGTTAGAAGAATTCAGCAGATTAAAAATGCAGACGGCGTTGTTGGTAATAAGATCCGTGTTAAGGTCGTCAAAAACAAAATGGCTGCGCCATTTAAAGAGGCTGAATTTGATTTGATTTTTGCAGAGGGCGTATGCAACGAAGGCTGTATTTTGGATATGGCAGTAAAACTCGGGATTGTAGAAAAGAGCGGGGCCTGGCTTTCTTATGGCAACGGAAAGATGCATTGTCAGGGAAGAGAAAAGGCTATTGCTTTTCTGAAAGAAAACGAGGACATCAAAAACGAACTATCAGATCACGTTAAGCAAGCAACTGTTTGACCTGTTTTACAAAATGTGGCATAATTTAAGTGTAAATATCAAATATGTCTTCGTATGAAGACACTAAAACGTGTTTTTTTTAGAAAGTCACCCGGTGAGGTCGTATGACACAATCACCAAATGGGTGGCTTTTTTATATATATTATTTTAAGTCCTCAATTGAGGCAATGTTAAGGAGGTAAAAAATATGAGAATCTTCGATCAAGCCGTGGTTAAAATGATTAAGACCACCAATAAGATCCAGGCCAGTGTGGCAGCCAAACGGATGCAGCGCGCAGAGCGCAAGGCTCAAAAGGCCCAGGAACGCACTCCAAAAATGGAGGCACAGCGCACCAAAAAGCTCATTGTCACCGCTTGTGTGGCGATGTGCATCGTGGGCGGCCTGGGATATGCCTTGGCACCAACATCTCCCAGTGCGGAGACGAAGGCACCCTCTGATGTCGCAGAGAGCACCTCGATTACAGAGGCAGCGTATGCGGCAACCGAGGAGGCTGCCGAGCCTGAAACCACAACCGAGCAGACAACTGTTTGGGAAGTGGTAGCGGAGCCTGAAACTGTCGTTAAGACGGTTTATAAGAAGGTCCCGACGGCGGAAATCAAATCTTCTGTGGCTACTACGCGTAAGACTGCAAAGTCCACTACGCGGAAGGCCGTAAAGAAGGTTACGACAACCGCGAAGACCACCACAAAGGTGGCAAAGAAGGCGGAAAAGACCACAGCACCGAAAATGGTGCATGTAGAAGGCTATTGCGTTTGCGATGCCAACTACAACTTTATTGGTCTTTATCAGACCTCCGAAGAGGCCATGGCCGCGTCACCCAGTGACGGCAGAATTTTCTACATGAGTAATGTGGAATACAACGCCAACACAACGACGCTGGCACAGGCCATGCAGCACGAGTTGGTGCTGTACCAATAATAACAAAAGCAGGACTTCGGTCCTGCTTTTTCTTTTTTTTCTGAAATGCGGTATTAATAGATAAGGGGTGATAAATTGGCTGATCGAAAACTTATAAAATTAACAGTTCCGGGTGCTCCTTTTGGCAAACAGCGTCCAAAATTTACTTCTCGTGGGAAGTTTGGCAGAGCTGTTACACCGGAAAAAACAGTAAACTACGAGACGTTCGTAAAATTATTGTATAATGAGAAATACGGAGAATTGAGCTTTGAAGCGGATGAGCCGCTCAAAATTACCATCCGTGCATATATGCAAATTCCGTCCAGCAAATCAAACAAACAAAAAGAACTGATGCGTCAGGGCGTTTTACGACCAACAAAGAAACCCGATTGGGATAATATTGGGAAGATCATTGGGGACGCGTTAAATGCCATTGCGTATCCGGATGATAAACAAATTGTGGAATCTCATATCGTAAAGTTTTTTGACGAAAACCCAAGAGTTGAGATTGAAATTGAAAACATTGATCCGCCACAAGTGGCGGCGTAAGTATTGCCAAAGGAGGAAAAATAATGGCAAAAGTAGATTTCGTAAGTTTGAATGTATATTTCAAAATCAAAGACCCAAAAGACGCAAAGGACGATCTTTATGCGTCCGTATCTGTAAGTGATGTAAAAAATATTGGTGAATTAACCGGGACACAAATTGCAGACGACATTCTTCGCGTTGTTCAAGACTTCGCTGAATCTGTTGGTGTGTCAATGGAAGATATAGATATCGTATCTGAAAGTGAATACGATGCAGCAACTGTAAGCGATGGCTTAGAAGTCGCCGACACCTCAAAAGAGGATGAGTGGAGCGATTTGTACAGAGATTTCTACAACGCTTAAGCGACAGTGTTAATAACGAAAGGAGATTTTCAAGATGTTGTATATATTGCCGTTCTTTTTAGCTGCCATTGCAATCCTTGTGGTGAGTATTGTCGCTCTTTGCTATAGCTCCGACTACAGCCTACTTGTAGTGCTTATGGTGCCCATTGTAATGACCGCTGGTTTAGTAGATACTTGTCGTTCAGATGTGTCTAAATATATTGATATACAGCCGCAGTATGCTGAAAGTGTGTCAGCAGCTTTGGTACCTTCGGATACTGAAAAATCCAATAAATCGTACTTCACTAAAGATGGCGATAAAATCGCATTCTGGGTTAAAGACGAAAACTCGAAGGAAATGAAATGTCAGACTGCCTCTGTCGATGATGTGGTGGTTAAATATTGTGGGACAAAAGAAACCCCGCGTGTAAAAACTGTCCCGTATAAATGTGTACTGACAAGTAAACCGGATTTTTGGACATCAGCCACTTTGGACTGGGAACTGTTGCACAAATATAATGTGGGTGATGATGTGCTTTCTGATCCTAAAATAGATATGACAAAATCAGAAGAAACTAAATATATTTTATATGTGCCCGAAGATTCTTCCATGAATGCAGTAAATTCAGTATCAAAATAAGGAGGACGTGTTTTGCTTATTGTAAATTTCTTTGGTGCGCCTGGTGCCGGTAAGTCAACAGGTGCAGCTTATGTATTCAGCCGCTTAAAAATGGCAGGTGTTCGCTGTGAACTGGCAACTGAGTTTGCAAAAGATGCTGTTTGGGAAAATAACCAAGAAGTTTTGCGCAATCAAATTAAAATTCTTGGTGAACAATACTTCAAAATTACTCGGTGCGAGGGTAAGGTTGATGTTCTCGTAACAGACTCTCCACTTATCAATAGCTATTATTACAATTCCGACCGCTCTTTGGGCGATGGGTTCAAACAATTGGTCTTTGATTTGTTCGGCAAATACGAAAACATGAATTTTTTCATCAATCGGACGAAGCCTTATGTTCAAGAGGGTAGAGTTCAGGACGAAGAAGAAAGCAATATTGTCGGAGAAGAACTAAAAGATACAATGCTTGCCACGGGAATTCCATTTGAGGAATATAATGGCGACATTGAAGATTACGACAAAATCACACAGAGAGTGTTGTCTGTGATGCGCAATAGGGGACTAATTACGAAAGAAATTGCTGCCCTCGATCCGTTTGCAGATCGTTGCGAAAAGGACGCTGAGGGCGTTCCCTGTGGTTCGTTTGAAGCAATTAAGAAACCTGCTCGTGGTGGCATTTCGGTTTACACGGACGGCGCTTGTTCCGGAAACCCCGGACCCGGCGGTTGGGGTGCTGTCATTATTTCTGATGGCGTTGAGCACGAACTAAGCGGTTCAAATCCGAGTACAACCAACAACCGCATGGAGCTTACTGCTGTAATTTCTGCGTTGCAGGCTATTCACCCGCAAGATAATATTAAGTTGATGTCTGATTCAAAATATGTATGCTCGGCCATCAATAATGGCTGGCTGGATAATTGGGTCAAGAATGGTTGGAAGACCGCAAGTAAGAAGCCGGTGCTTAACAAAGACTTGTGGGAAGAACTACTTGTACTTTTAAGAGACCGTAAGGTCGATTTCAGTTGGGTTAAAGGACATCACGGGAATAAGTACAACGAACGATGCGATGCGTTGGCAACATCTGCCATTGGCTGAGTCATTCGATACTTAACAGAAATATAGTTAGCTGTCAGAATTCTTAGATCTGAAAATGCTGGCAGCTATTTTTTTCAGATAGGGGGTGTAGAAATGTCAACATATGTAATGTCGGATATTCACGGCTGCTTTGATGAATTTATGCAAATGCTGGATTTAATTCATTTTGGTTCAGCCGATGAATTGTATGTACTGGGTGATGTTATCGATCGTGGTCCGGAACCGATAAAATGTTTGCAATACTGTATGGATGCAGAAAATATTCACTTGTTGCTTGGAAATCACGAATATATGATGCGATGTGCTTATGAGTTGGGTGAAAAGCGGTTGTGGTACGAAAATGGTGGCCGCGTCACACAACGACGGTTTTGTGCCTTACCGCTAACTGAACGAAATATGTTATATATATATCTTACTAAGCGGCCTTGCTTTGCTCAACTCAAAGTAAATAGTCAAGAATATATTTTGGTCCATGCCGGGCTAACAAAAACATGGTATTCATATGATAATCTTTCGGATGTGCTTCGGAGAAGCATTGATGACGAGAGTGTTATTTGGCAACGAAACGAGTCAGAGACAGTAAATACGATGACGTCTTTGTTTCCGGACAAGATGTTAATTCACGGACATACGCCACTGGTGGATGGCGTTTGTAGACAATCAGAGAATGTGCTGAATATTGACTGTGCTTGTGTTTATGGCCACAATCTTGCTTGTGTGAGATTAGAAGATCAAAAGGTATATTATGTTTCTAAATCCAAAAATTAAGGCCACTGTTTGGTGGCCTTTTCTCTTGCGCTTTTGACTCTTCTCTGCTATACTATTGGTCGAATAATTTCGAAAGTGTGGCAATCTGATGATCAAAATTGTGAAAGAATACGATTGGAATTATGTGCTGGATAGTGGGATAGTACTGACTCCGCAAGACTGGACAGGAGAATGCTATACAGTAGATAACAAACAATACTTTCCAGTCTTTAGATGTTATCCTGGGGATTGTCACGAACTGAAGATTATTGGTTTTGAGTTGTCTGATTTTCTGGCGAAAAAGCATTCAGATATCAGTTGGTTTTGTGATTAACTAAATTTTGTCTGCACGTCGAAATGTGTTATAATTCACTAAAGGCCCATAATGGGCCTTTCTTTTTTTGTGCGCTTTCTTGTTTGTGGTATAATTATTATAAAGTCATATTTGAGCAGTTATCTTTTTTGAGATAGCTGCTTTTTTGTTTCATCAATAAACATTAAAATAGCGAAAGGAGAAAATTATGACTGAAAAAGAGTATCTTGAGTTGATTGCAAAGTGTAACCAGGCTGCTGATGCATATTATAATGAAGATGATCCGATTATGACGGATTATGATTATGATATGATGATGCAGAAGATCAAGAAATATGAGAGAGAAAATCCGGACAAGATTGCCTCGCAGAGTATGACACAAAAGGTGTCAAATTCTGCGGGCAAATCCACATTTGAAAAGGTGCAACATGTAGTTCCGATGTTGTCTTTGGAGGATGTGTTTAATAAAGATGACATTGAAGCGTTTGTCCGTTCTTTTCCAAACAACACTGCGTTTTGTGTTGAAGAAAAAATCGACGGCTTATCTATGTCTGTTACTTATGTAAAAGGCAACCTTGTTCGGGCTGAAACACGCGGAGATGGCTATATTGGTGAAGATGTAACTGAAAATGCCAAACATATCTCCGGCATTCCTGTGCATTTGCCGACTGGAACTCGAGGCGGTACGATTCCGGAAGTCCTGGAAGTGCGTTGTGAAGTCTATCTGCCTGTGAAGGATTTTGATAGAATTAACGGAAAGCGTGAAGAGAATGGATTAAAGCTGTATAAAAATCCTCGTAATGCAGCTGCCGGTCTTTTACGCACGCATAATGTTGCAGAAATGAAAGACGCGGGGCTTTCTGCTTTTGCGTTTAATGTGCAACGTGCCGAGTTCGTAGAGAAAGATTACTTCGATATTCGCGGATATGCAAATTCACTCACTTCTTCTCACCACCTTGGTTTGACTTGTTTGATGGAGTGGGGCTTCAAAGTCGTAAGAAGTTCTTTCTGCTCTTCGTCTTATAATCCCAGGACTGCAACTATGAGTGATGTGGTTGTTCTTGTGCATGCGGCTATCGATGAGATTGAAAAACGGCGTGGAAAGTTACCTTATTGGATAGACGGAGCTGTGGTGAAGTTGGATAGTATTAAGTTGCGCAACTCTTTTGGCAATACGGCGAAGTGTCCTCGCTGGGCAAAGGCGTACAAGTATCCGCCGGAGGAACGTCAAACAAAAATTCTGGACATCGTTTTACAGACCGGCAGAACAGGTCGCATTACACCCGTCGCTGTATTCAGTCCTGTAAATCTGGCTGGGACAACAGTAAATCGTGCCACACTGCATAACCAGGCAATTATTGACAAACTAGGCATCAATATTGGCGATGAAGTAATTGTTCGAAAAGCAGCAGAGATTATTCCGGAGATTGTTGCAGTTGTAAAGAAGAAGGACAAGAATGCTTATAATATTTCCGATCATGTCTGTCCGTCTTGCGGTGGGCCGCTTGTATCTGATGATCTGGGCGATTCTTGGGTATGTAAAAACACAGGTTGTCCTGCACAGCTATCTCGCTATATTGAATTCTTTGCATCAAAAAGTTGTATGGATATTGATGGCCTTGGGCCAGCTCTTATTGACACATTCATCAAAAAAGGATGGATTAATCGAGTAAGTGATATCTATCGTTTATACAGTCATTATGATGAACTGGTGAAAATTGACGGCTTCGGTGTAAAAGCGGCAGATAAGCTGTTAAAGAATATTGAAGCCTCCAAAACGCGCGATATTGATTGTTTGATTAAGTCTCTTGGCATTCCAGGCGTTGGCAAACATATTGGCAAGATTCTCGCTCGAAACTATCCAGATATGTATGCCATCGAGATGCTTAGTGTCGATGAGCTGATGTCTTATGATGGAATTGGCGAGATCTCAGCAAATGCAATCCATAACTTCTTTGCAAAGTATGACACGCTGGAATCTGCAAGACAGCTTTATGGTCCTGGTCCTTACGGGGTCGGTCTGAATGCTGTATCTCTGTCTTTTTCAGATAATAAAAAGTCTGCAGGTAAATTAGACGGAATGACCTTCGTCATCACCGGAACATTACCCTCAATGAAGCGCTCAGAGGCCCAGAAAGCCATTGAGGATCTTGGAGGTAAAGTTAGCGGCTCCGTATCTAAAAAGACGAATTTTGTCCTTGCAGGCGATAATGCAGGAAGTAAACTAACAAAGGCTGAAAGTCTCGGCATTAAAATTATCGACGAGGCGGATTTTCAAAAAATGATTGCATAATTTTACAAGAGAAGCTCGAATGAGCTTCTCTTTTTTGTAATAGTAAAGGTATCGGAGGACCAATATGTCAAATTGGAATGAATTCATTTATAACACAGATTTTTCAAAGCCAAATCTTGCCGAAATTCAAGCGCAGCTTAATCAAACCACACAATGCTGCAATGTATATCCACCACAAGAACAAATCTTTTCAGCGTTTGACAAAACGCCATTGGATCAGGTGCGTGTAGTTATTTTAGGACAAGATCCGTATCATGAGGCGGGCCAGGCGAACGGGTTGGCGTTTTCTGTCAATCCGGGAACAAAGACACCTCCTTCATTGCGAAATATTTTTAAAGAATTAAAAGATGACCTGGGTGGAGAATTGCGAACAAACACTGATTTGTCAGATTGGGCAGAGCAGGGCGTGTTATTGCTAAATACCTCTCTGACCGTTATCGAGAGTCAAGCCAACTCATTGGCGAAATTGTGGGAGCCGTTTACAGATTCGGTGATTCGACTACTAAATGAACAGGAGCGGCCAATTGTGTTTGTTTTGTGGGGAAATAATGCCAGAAAAAAGAAGTCAATCATCGATGTGTCTCGGCATTATGTCATTGAGTCTGCACATCCAAGCCCGCTATCAGCAAATCGAGGCTTCTTTGGCAGTAAACCATTCAGCAAAACAAATCAAATTCTTAAACGACTTGGCGAAAACGAAATTTGCTGGGCGTAGATTCTTCTTGCAGAGGAGATGCCTTTGTGCTACAATGTGGCTTAGGAGATTTTGCCATGAGATATTTTTCCAGCCCAACAATCACAACTGAAAATTATATTGTTGGCAAGGCCGTTATCAATGGCCAATTGGAGACGGTTCTGCTGTCTGACAATGGTGAAAAAATACTCCAGTATGCATTTCGCTCGTCGTCATTTGAGCCTACGGAAGCAACACTCGTTAAAACAATAGTTGTAACCTCTGTGTTCGATGCAGCACTACAACAATTCATGGATCTTAAGTATTGAGAGAAGCTTCGGCTTCTCTCTTTTTTCTTGTTATGATATAATTAAATTGTAAGGTGGTATTCTCTGACTTTCAGAGGGTAAGTTTTACAAATATAAATATTATTTAGTCAAGAGTCATCGTGTTAAAACGGTGGCTCTATTTTTTTAGGAGGTTTTATGTTCAAATTAGATGATTTGAAAACTGGAGATCGAGTTGTTCTCAGAGATGGACGCTTTATGGTCGTTCTCAAAAATACAGCCGTCGGGAATGTTATCAGTAGTTTTGACGGCGGTTCGTTTATGGCATTGGGCAGCTATACGCAGTCACTCAAGGTTAAGAGAATTGACTCTCGTGAACCAGAGGAGAACGATAGAGATATTGTTAAGGTAATGCGTCCCTGTATGCCTGCACATCTGCTTTTGCCGTATTCTCCAACAACGATTACGGTGTATGAAGAAATGGTGTCAGAGGCAGCCACAGAGCGTGTAAAGGAGGCTTCGTGATGGTTTGGATTATTCTATTTGCAATCGCGTTTAGTTATTTCTGGACGTTCTCGGTGGCGCGCGCAGCATCTAAGAGAAGCAGGTCCGAAGAATACTGGGAGGAGGAAGATAGTATTGCAAAATGTTATTCTAACATTAGCAACAACAAAGCGAAGCACTAATCATGACGTAAGCTTTTGGGTTTGTACCTTGCGAGATGTAAAAAGTGGTAAAGAAATGCTGTTTGGCGGCTATTTTGAGGGCCCGCTCTCACGGCAGGCAGTAATGAACTGTGCGTTGATTGAGTCAGTGCAAAAGCTCAAAAAGCCGGTGAATATCACGGTTTGCACCTCTCAAGGTCATGGTACTCGGTATTTCGAAGAAGCCATGAAAGACAATTGCAGCAAGCGCCATAAGTTCGTGTTTGAGAAAGCCGCAGAGTTAGAAACGCTCAAGGAGTATTTATCGGAGAGTGTTAAGGTGTTCGCTGAATCTGATCAAGCACCGGACTTAACGCTAATTTCCCATAACGACTTCGATGAAGTTTCTTAACTTAACAAAAAGCCACATTTATTTGTGGCTTTTTCTTTTTTCTGCAAATGAGGTATTAATAATTAGAATTAAGTTTCGCATGTGCAAACATTTTTCAACAAACGAAAAGCAACAAATATAACGAATGTTTGCATTGGTGTCGATAAGGAGAAATCAATATGGCTGATAAAATTGAAACGGATCAGAATAAAAAGAGTATTAAAATGGTTGAAAAGACCTTTGCCAGAGAATTGAATTATATCGAAGACGTAAAAATCAGAGCCTACGCAGTAGAAATGCTGCGACTGGCTCCCGGCTATTTTTATTCCGCACCAAGCAGTTCCAGCGGAAAATATCATCCGGCCTATGAAAACACAAAAGGTGGTCTGGTGCTGCACGTTAAGGCAGTAGTTTACTTCTTAATGCAGTTTTATGTGTTGGATATGGTGGAATTCACACCCAGAGAAAAAGATCTGCTAATCGTAGCTGCATTACTTCACGATGTAAAACGAAACGGTAACAACCCGCGCTGTGAATACACCCAGTTTGATCACCCGGTTATCGCCGCCGATTTTATTCGAGAATATGCGAACTGTGGGATTATTTTTCCTGATGATGCCGAGTTTATCGCAAAAGCCGTAGAATCTCATATGGGGCAGTGGAATACACGCGGGAAGAAAGAACTCCCGCTGCCAAAGACATCTGCACAGAAACTGCTGCATATCTGTGATTATTTGGCTAGTCGTCCCGATGTTGACTTGAGCAAATATCTTTTTGACGGTGATGAGGTTCCGTCTGTATCAGAAGTTAAAGAAACGAAGCTCACCTTTGGTAAGTACAAGGGCTTAACATATCAGCAGGCATTCGAACAAGATCCGGGCTATGTTCACTGGATCTATCGTAAGAATTTGGAGCTGAAGGAGAATGGTGAGAGAACATTTATCCCCATTCAAATGCTTAAGAGTATCGAGACCATTTTGTGTGAGGGAGAAATCAAGCCTGCAAAAGCCGGCTAATGGTTTCTGTTTTTCATCAAAAGATGGTAAAATTATTGTTAGAAACGCAATACAGATTTGGAAAGAAGGCAGCCTTTTGAGGTTGCCTTTTCCTGTATGTGTTTTCAAATATTGTAAGGGAGGTTGATAACATCAAGATTATCAAAAGAAATGGATCTGAAGCTGAGTTTGATGTTGAAAAAATCAAGATTGCCATACGCAAGGCATCAGATGCCACTGAACAAGAGACACTCACGGATCAGCAAATTGATGATATTGCTGAATTTGTAGAGTTCAAGGTTCACAAATTAGGCCGATCTCCGAATGTAGAAGAAATCCAGAATGTGGTTGAAAAGCAGATTATGGCCCAGGGCGCTTTTGATATTGCAAAGAATTATATCGAATACAGATATAAGCATTCTTTAGCGAGAAAGGCGAACTCGACAGATGACGCTATTTTGTCGCTTTTGGATTGCAAAAACGAAGAGATCAAGCAAGAAAACAGTAATAAGAACCCAACCGTGAATTCTGTACAAAGAGATTACATGGCCGGTGAAGTCTCAAAAGACATTACCAAACGAATATTGTTGGATCCGGATATTGTAGAAGCGCATGAGCAAGGAATCATTCACGTACACGATACGGATTACTTCGCTCAACACATGCATAACTGCTTTATTCGATCAACAAGATTTATGACTTCTGAAGGCGTTAAATCCTTCAAAGACTTCGAAGACGGTGACGTGGTTATTGTTTTGGACAAGGATGGCGTCCAAAGACAGGCAATCGTTCACTGCTACGGAAAACAAAAAATGAATCAAGTCAGATTTTTCCGAGATGGATTTTTCGGTGCTGCAGAATACAAAACGATTGTTTGCACGCCAAACCATCGCTGGATTTTATCTGATGGAACTGTGACAACAAATTTGAAAGAAGACGACGCTCTTTATACGCCCAAAGGCGTATGTCAGTCTGCTTGGAAGGTTGTTTCTATTAAGCCTTATAAAACCACAACGCTACACATTGAGCCGAAAATTGAAGCATGGTGTGTAGAAGAGCCGATAACGCATTCGTTCACATTGGAGGACGGAATGCCAACCGGTAACTGCGATCTGGTGAATCTGGAAGATATGCTTCAAAACGGGACTGTGATTAGTGGAACAATGATTGAAAAGCCCCACAGCTTTTCGACGGCTTGCAATATTACAACCCAAATTATCGCTCAAGTAGGTTCGAACCAATTTGGTGGTCAAACAATCACATTATCTCATTTGGTGCCATTTGTTGATATCAGCCGAAAACGAATTCAAAAGCAGGTAGACAAGGAGCAGCAATTCATCAAAGAAAAGCTGTCCGACGAAGAAAAACAAAAAATTGTTGAATCACGATTGGTTGAAGAAATCAATCGTGGCATTCAGATGATCCAATATCAATTGATAACGTTATCTACAACCAACGGCCAAGCACCATTCGTGTCAGTTTTTATGTATCTTAACGAGGTGAAAACTGAACAAGAAAAACACGATTTAGCGTTATTGATTGAAGAAATGTTAAAACAGCGCATTCAAGGCGTAAAAAATCAAAAGGGAGTATATATCTCTCCGGCATTTCCAAAACTATTGTATGTGCTGGAAGAAGACAACATTCATGAAGACTCAAAATACTGGTATTTGACTGAATTGGCTGCAAAATGTTCAGCAAAGCGGCTAACTCCGGATTATATCAGCGAAAAGAAAATGAAAGAAATTAAGGTTGATGAAAATGGAAACGGGCAGTGCTTCCCGTGCATGGGATGTCGGTCCTTCCTGTCTCCATACATTGACCCTGAAACCAAACAACCAAAATATTACGGAAGATTTAACGAAGGTGTAGTAACCATCAACTTAGTCGATGTTGCCTGTTCTTCACATGGCGACATACAGACTTTCTGGAGGCTTTTTGATGAACGTCTGGAATTGTGTAAACGCGCTTTGTTAATACGTCACAAAAGACTTCTTGGAACAACATCTGATGTAGCTCCTATTTTGTGGCAACACGGAGCGCTCGCACGATTAAAACCGGGTGAAAAAATTGATAAGCTCCTATTTGACGGCTATGCAACTATCTCTTTGGGATACGCAGGACTTTATGAGTGCACAAAGTATATGACTGGAAAGTCACATACGGATAAGGCGGTTGGAAAGCCTTTTGCACTTCAAGTAATGCAACACATGAATGACAAATGTGAAGAATGGAAAACAAAATATGGGCTTGGTTTTTCAGTCTATGGTTCTCCCATGGAGAGCACTACTTACACATTTGCAAAATGCTTGCAAAAGCGATTCGGCAAAATTCCGAATATTACGGACCATAACTACATAACGAACAGCTATCATATAAACGTCAGAGAAAAAATTGACGCATTTTCGAAGCTGAAGTTTGAAAGTGAATTTCAAAAACTCTCCCAAGGCGGAGCAATTTCATATGTAGAGGTTCCAAATATGCAGCATAATATTCCGGCAGTTCTTCAGGTGATTAAATTCATCTATGACAATATTATGTATGCAGAATTGAATACCAAAAGCGATTACTGCCAGCGCTGTGGATATGACGGAGAAATCCAGATTGTGAACAAAGATAATAAACTTGTGTGGCGTTGCCCTAATTGTGGTAATGAAGATCAAAACACAATGAATGTCACACGCAGAACATGTGGTAAACAAACCGATATAGCCACATTATCAAACAATAGAAATTCAGGGGAAGTTCACTCTTATAACAAGATAGATTATCCTGAGCCAAGTCAAAACAAAAACAAGCAATGTGATGTATGTGGAAGACACTTGCTGCACGCAATTGGATATTACGGACAGCATTTGTGTAATAAACACTATAACCAAATCAAAAAATACGGAAAGCCCTTAGATACAAGCCCAAGAACCATCTATGATCTAAATGAGATTACGGTTGTTGGTGATGTTGCGTATATTGACCTTTATGATAAGTCGTACAATGTGGTCGCGCAAGCAATTATTGACGCTGATGATGTAGACAAGGTGCGTTTTACGAAATGGAGATTGAAAAGTGGCGGCCAATATGTTGTAAATTGGTCAAAACATTCCGGCTCGACTGTTTTCTTACACAGGCGCATCTTAAACACAAATGAATTTGTGGATCACATAAATGGCAATCCGTTGGATAACAGAAAATCCAATCTGCGCATTGTGACGAAATCACAAAACCAGATGAATGTGAATTACAAGGGTGTATCACTTACAAAGAACGGTAAATTCTATGCGTATATCAAAATCGACCAAAGAATGATAAACCTGGGCGTATACATTGACGAATGCGATGCGCTTTACGCCAGATGGTTCGCTGAAACGATTCTTTTTTGTGAATATCGTTTCCCAAAACCAGAGCCGGATTTGCCGGAGAGAAGAAAGACGGAAATTCGAGAATATGTTTCAAATCGTATTCGAAAGTATCATCATAACATTGCTGCTTAAGTTTGGAAAGGTGCAGAGACTATAATTATTGGTGTTGCTCAACCAGAACGAATGGAGAGAACATAAGGTATAGTCCAAACCCGTTTAATAATCATAATATCGGGAAACCGAGGGTATTGATTTGTATATCGGAACACAATACTGGAATCAAGGCAGGACACAAGAGATCAAAGATCGAGTTCTGCATTTATAACAATTAAGGAGAGAGGCCATCTGGCCTCTCTCTTTCTTTTAGAGAGGTGAATATCATCAAAAAATCAAGCGAAATTTTGTATACAAAGGGCAAAAATGACGAGTGTTATACATTGCCTTATGGCGTAAAACCAATCATCAAGTACATACCAAAAGACGCTGTAGTGTGGTGCCCGTTTGATAAGGAAACTCGGAATTTGTGCAACAGATTGTTGCAAACGGCAATAAGGTCATTTGTTCGCACATCGACAACGGGCAAGACTTCTACTCTTTTGAACCGGACGAACATTGGGATGTGATAGTATCTAATCCTCCGTTCACAGGCAAAAAGAAAATCTTCGAGCGAGCCTTGGATCTGGGCAAACCGTTTGCACTAATTTGCTCTGCAACGTGGTTTAACGACGCGGCTCCTGTACAAATCTTTATGGACCGCAACAGAGAAATGCAAATTCTGATGTTTGATTATCGAATGCGGTTTCTAAATAACGGTGCTATTGACAATAAAATCAATTTTAAAAGCGTGTATTTGTGCTGCAATTTTCTTCCTCGTCAAATCATTTTGGAACACCTGGATGTGCCCAAAACACAGAAAAATGTTGCATGATTTTTCTTTTTTGTTAAATCTTGCTATAATTTTAGTGACCGACAAGGGGGGTTGATTATATTGAACTTAAAGAAAATTTTTGCGGTCGCTTTAAGCGCCGTTATGGCTTTTGGTTCGAGTTCTGTAGCCTATGCTGCAACAGATTCAACGCAGGCATTAAAAAACGCATATGCAGCTGCTGAAACGACAAATACAAACTCAAACAAAACAAGCTTTATCAATGTGTCTGCAACGGAGCAGTATACAATGTTGCGTATTGTGCCGGAGGTTTCCGGGTTTGTGCAATATTATATGTACATCAGTTCCACAAATGCAAAAGCGAATGTTAAGCTGATCAAAGACTTCGATCCGGCTACCGGAAAGTATCAGACCATTCGTGACCAGAGCATTAACACTTCAACAGGGGATATGGATGTTGAAAGTGCTGCATATATGACAAAGGGCATTAGCTATTATTTATTGCTTACCGAGCAAATGGCAAACATTACGCTATTACCGGAATATGCAGAACATTCTGTGTCTCTGTACCCACACAATCACACTTACAAATCCCATACTGCCAAGAATGGAAGATATGACGAGTGTACGATGTGTAAACACCGCAGAACCTACACAAAGATCAAATCCGTAAGTGTCTCCACCAGAAAATACACATACAACGGTAAGGTCAAGAAGCCGCGTGTCATTGTGAAGGACGCAAACGGGAAAACGGTAAGTTCGAAGTATTACACTGTCAAATATCCATCTGGCAGAAAGAATGTTGGACGATATGATATCTCCGTTAAAATGAAGGGGTATCCGTATTACGGCTCTTATAAGACAAAATTTTACATTATGCCAACCGGCACTTCCGTAAAATCTGTGTCAGGTAGCCGCAAAGCACTTACTGTTAAGTGGAAAAAGAAGAAAGCCCAAGTGACAGGGTATCAAATTCAGTATTCTACTGCCAAGAATTTCAAAAGTGCGAAGACAGTGACCGTTGGTAAAAACAGTACAACCAGTAAGAAAATCAAGAAGCTCAAAGCAAAGAAAAAATATTATGTTCGAGTTCGGACCTACAAGAAAGCAAAAGTGAACGGTAAAACCAAGACTTTTTATTCTGGCTGGTCCAAAGCGAAGAGTATAAAAACAAAATAATTTGAACTTTCAGGGCTTTGGGAAACCAAGGCCCTTTTTCAATGATAAAACAAAGCGAGGTGTTTATTTATGCTGACATATTATGGAGTCGATGTGACTCGAAAAGAATTAGACGATATTGAAAAAAATACAGACAGAATTCAGCGTCTTTTACCGGTGCATGAAGACGTAGTGGTGAACATAACGCCGTGTAAACTGGAAAATTCTGGTATAGATGGTGTGGCTGCTAAAGTCTCTTGTGCATACAGGGGATATAAAGTTATCGGGGAAGGCATGGGATCTGAAAAGAAAATTGCAGTGCGTTTGGCCTGTGATGATGTTATTCGCAAAATCAGAAAGATTAAGACCAGGCTTAACAATGTGGTATCTGTCCAGAGTGTTGTGTTTCCGATCCAACCAAAGCCGGAGGTTAAACACGACAACGCAAAGACGCCATATGATCAAAAAGTACATATTACCGATAAAGTTCTGCCAGTTGAGCGGATGTGTACAGACGCCGCTATTGATCGGCTGCAAGGGGAAGGATTTGCCTTTTTTGTATATCTCAATGATGAGGACACAGTTTGTCTTGTTACACGAAACGCAAATGGCGGTTTTACCAACTTTGAGGTCTGCTAATGGCAAGTGCAAGACCCTATCAACAACAACTGGAACGTGCTGCTCTTGAAGATAGCATTCGTTCGTTTAGCCAAACAAAAACGAATCGTGTAGCAGTTAAAGTTGTGACACAAAACAAACAAAAGCATACAAAGAAAACGCCGGTATACACAAAACGGCAGGTCTTGTCTTCCACATTAGCGATATTCATTATTTTCGTGTGTCTGTCAGTTGGTGTCTTTGTAAAAGCACAAATTAGCGCCAAGACATCTGAACTTGCATCGCTAACGCAGGAAACTAATGTTCTGGTCGATCAAAATGAAACATCAAAGAATATTCTTTTGAGTAGAATAGATGGTAAGAACTTCGACGAATATGTGCAGTCTGTTCTTGGTATGCAAAAGAGAACCGGCACAAAAATCAGATATATCAATGTTCAGGAAAAACTAAAGGAGCGAGAAAAGAATGCCGAAAAGCAAAACAACGAAAGAACAAATTAAAAAGCAAAAGAACGAAATTCCTAAAAAGTCTTTCTATCTCATGAATTTGATGGAAATTATTTTCTTCCTATCAGCACTGCTTGCATTGCTGTATGTGCGCGGCTCTGGGCAGTTTGTTTATATGATTGATGCCCTTTGCCTGTTTGGAGTCGGCCTTGTATTTTTGATTGCTGAAATCGTATTGCGTATTAGAACGCGTTATTATGATTTTTACATTGGCGGTAAACGAATCGTCTATGATAAAAAGCACACGAATGATACAGTCCTTTACGAAAAACACAAAAAATTCTATGAGTATGTTATCAAGGAAGATGATGTGACTCAAATTAAGAACTTTGGTTTGTTCAAGATCATTTATGGCAAAGTAGAAGAAAAGACGATGCTTGGTAGAGAAGTGGAATTTAAAAACACGAAAGACAAGCTGATTGTTCCATATTGGGCAGACAGAGGGCAGATTAAAGCTTCTGGGTTGACCAACAAAGCCTAACATTTCTGTTCTTATTTTGTTTGTGGTACAATTTTAATAGAGTTATAAGTGTGTAGCAGTCATTCCATTCAGGATTGGCTGCTTTTTTGTTGTAACTTTAAAAATATCATTATACAAAAAGGAGATTTTTCAATGAAAATTGAAATTACAAAAGAAGAACTGAAAAGAGTCGTAGCTGTATGTGCACCGATGGTGGCTCATACGTCCTCAACTCCGATTGTAGAGTGTGTGTTGATTTCCGCTTCATCTGATGAGGCAAAGATGTTCGCATACGACTTTACAAACTCCGTTTCCTGTAATATGGATGCTCGAATTATTGCACCTGGCGAATTGGTGTTGCCTGCAAAAATGCTGATGGATATTTTAAGCAATGTGGGGGATGACATCATTTGCTTAGAAGTGGTTGGTTCTAATTGTATGTTCCGATCCGGGTCTTGTTCTTATGAACTTCCGTTGACGGATGCATCCTTATTCCCTGAAATGCCGAGTGTGCAAGACATGAATGCATTACCTTGGGTGGAGATTGACTTGCAGGATTTCAAAAGCGCCTATAAAAAGGTTGCTCCTTGCTGTGCTTCCGGTACCAATGCTGCGGTTTCAGGTGTCCATATTGAGACCAGTGGCAAGGATGTTCAGGTAGTTGGCTGCGATGGATATCGTGTCAGCATTGCAAAACTTTCTGGGAGCTGTAGCGAGCCGTTATGTTTCACGTTGGACAAAACTGTTGCACGCGCAATAGCGTCTGTAATTGGCGACAAAGTACGAATTTATGTTGGAAAGCGATACAATGTCGCTTGTATTGACGAAATTCAGTATATCGCACGAACTTTTTCGGACGCCTTTATTGATTATAAACGGGCAATGGCTTATGACATTGCTGAAACTGTAACCGTGTCGAAGAAGAATTTAGAGCAGGCCATTAAGTCTGCTTTGCCTATCGTAGACAATGCAGCTAAAACACCGCTTAAGTTAACCTTTGGTGACAAACTGGTTGTACAGTCTTATTCTGCACGTGGCCATGTAAAAACGTCTTGTGACCTGGATGATAGATCCGGAAACAACGAACCAATTGAAATCGGCGTTAACAGCCGTTTTTTACTTGACAGTATCGCGGCTTGTGATACTGACAACCTACAGATTGGTCTGAAAAACTCGATTTCACCGATTCGTGTACAAGATGAAAACACAGATGTAATGGTTCTGCCGATGCGCTTGCGCAAGGCCGCCTAAATAATTCAAACATCCCCGACATCTTTGTCGGGGATGCGTATTTAGAGAAAGGAGAAAAAATATGCAAGTCAATTTTTCAACAACTACGGATTCATTTGTGATTGACAATGTGGAGCCAGGAGATGTGTTTAAGGTGATTGCAAACCGCATTGCGCAACTGCAAGCACCGGATACAGTAACCATCAACACGCCTATTGGAAACGCTCGTTTTCAGTTAATTCCTGGCGGCGGTGCATTCTTTGTCCGAGAAGAATATAACGATATTTCCATACCGGACAGCGAGACGCTTGGAACCGTATATTTGGTTATGGTTAATCCGGAACATAACAATTATAAGTTCTACAAACTCGAGGATTGTGGTGGCGGACAAGTCTTGGCTACATATGGCCGCATCGGGGCTTCAAGTAGCGAGGTGTTTGGTGAGCGTACACATTATTATCCAAAACATATGTACTACATCAAGCTCGCTGAAAAGCTTGCAAAAGGTTATAAGGATATGTCTGACGTCTATCTTGCAGAGGACACAAAAGACGCATCAGAGCCATCTGAAAAGACGACAAATAGCGTTGACGGCAACAGCCCTGCAGTGAAGCTTTATAACACGCTGAAGGCGTATTCTCGACACGTAATTCGTGAGTCGTGTATTTCATCCAATGTAACAAAGTCTATGGTTGAAAAAACTTGGGAATTACTGTCTGAATTGTACGCAATCACGGACGATGTAGATAAATTCAACACGCAACTCCTGAAGATTTTGGAGGTCTCACCGCGACGCGTCTACAAGGTAAGCGACCTACTCGCAAAAGGTGTATCTGATTTTGAGAACATCGTCAATCGAGAGGACTCTCTTTTGATGGCAATGGAAGCTGTGGCCGGATCTGCATCTGACAAGTCACACAAGGCCAAAATCGATGGATTTGATATGTTGGGCGTTAAGGTACATTACGCAACAGAAAAGCAGCGAGAAGAAGTCCTGAAGCATCTTAACGACACGCTTCGACCGAAAGTTCGCAACATTCATGGGGATATACATCATCTTATGGTAGCTACTGGGCTCGTGGTACTTCTGATACTGCATTTATGGGTTTGTATGCTTGCGCAATCGGCACGCCTTTGAATGTCACTTGCGCACACAGATATGACCAAACGTATTTGAAGTCAATCGGCAAGAACTGCGTTCACGCACACGCAGGAACGCAACTGTACAACGATGAAATCGTATTCTACGATGAGGCGGCAATTCTGCTCAATTACATTGTGGAATTTGATGCTTAATTTTAACGAAAGGGAGGGGCTTGTGTCTCTCCTTTTTTCTTTGTCTTTTTTTGAAAACTGAATTTAGACATAACTATGCAGTTTTGTCTAACATTGATGGATAATTTGGCATTTTTTGCTGCTTTTCTTATTTTCGCGGTATTAACTATTGGGCACATTTTGTACTGCTTGATGATTCATTCTCGGATAACAATCAGTTAATCATCGCATTGTGTTATGATATTTTCAACTTTTAGAGTTTTCAAAGTATTAATAAGTACAAACATTCTATCATTTTTTTAGAAAGGAGAGCTCAGCTCTGACAAATCAAGAGATTTTTAATCAGGTAAAGTTATACTTTGATACGCTGCACGAGAGCAAGCAAGACGGTGGGCTCTTCGTGTTTGCAAATCAAAATCATCTCCAAAAACACAGTTCAGGCGCAGTTGGTTCTTGTATCAATATGATTGCGAATGATCTAATAAGAGAAGACTGCTCTGTTTTCGCTACATTGAACTCATATAATCCTGCTAAGGACGCTGTGTTGCGCACGCTGCGGTCTTTATGGCGTGCGGACTGCATTATGGTCGATATTGATGCAGATGTTGAATTAGTTGGACGAGAGGAAGAACTCTACAGGGCCTTGTCTTGGTTATGGGTTATCGATAAAAAACTGCCTGAACCGAACCTGGTTTCTTTTTCCGGTGGCGGCGGTATTCATCTGTACTTTACTTTTGGACACATTCCGGCATCTATGCATAAGTCGTTGCGCTACTTGAAGCAGCTGATCAACAAACGAATTCAAGAATATCTCGATACTTGTGGGATTGCGCCAACCGCACATAAAGAAAACGGAACATTTGCCCATTACCGGGTAGATATGAAAACTGTAGATCCACAGCGTTATGATCGTGTGCCTGGCAGCATAAATCCAAAAACTGGTCGTCGTTGTGTTTGCTTTAAAACCGGTGTCGAGCGATATAGCTATCAGGACATTTTTACCTATTTTGATGAACAAATTGAAATCAACCGCGCTAAGATGGCGGATTATAAAGAAAAGGCAAAATTATATAGCCGAACAAATAAAGAGAAGTCTTGTAAGGTCAAAAAGGGTAAAAAATACGGTGTAAGTACAAAGAACCGTGTACCCAACAGGCGGGTGCAGGGCTTGTTTGCGCTGCAGAAAAACGGAAAGTCTTTCGATGGCTGTCGAGAGTTTGCTTGCCATATTATTGCAAGCTCTATGCGTTCTATGAACAAGCCTGTTGAAGAAATCGAAACGGCTCTCAATACATTTAATGCTGGATTTGCAATGCCACTGGCTTCTTGTGAACTTCAGGCAATTTTGCGGCAAAAGAACGTTTATCGTTTTACAAATAAGTACATTTCTGATGTTTTGGAATTAACTGCAGATGAAAAGAAACTAATGTTTGCTGCAAAGCGACCCGGAAACAGAAAAGAAAGAACCTGGAGTAATAAGGTTGCGATTGCAAAGGCTGCAATGCAGGGCATGACGGTTGTCCAGACGGCTGAACGGGTAGGTCTCAGTGTATCCTGTGTCAAACACATGCGCGCCGCTATGCTCCGTGAGGGCGGATTTCTTTTCTGGTCTTTAAACTGTAGCAAAAAGGCATTTGAAAAAGAAATAAAAAGATTAGTTGCTGAATTGCGTCAAGCCGCTCTTCTGATTAAAAATGGTCCTGTGAGAGCAGGGCTTTCTCGTGCTGCTCAAAATTCTGATGCGAATGTTGAAAATATGCTGAAACGGGGCCTTCTTTCTTCATGTGCTGATGGTTCGTTTTGTCAAGTATATAATATTCTCCGTAGGCATAACTCACTTAATACACTACAGCATTATATAGCCCTACACCCCAAGATCTGTGCGTCTGTATTAGATGCATTCTGTCAGCCCTTTGCTGTCTCTACACAATTGTCTGACAGTGCTGCATCCGTAGACTCGAGCACTAAAGGGTGTCTTAAGTTATTCGACAATACAAACAATGCAATATCCGAAAGTGCGGCGTATGGCTTAAACCATGCTGCATAAGCAAACAAGAATTTGTCAGTAACAAATATACTCAGCGGTATTATACTTTGTGGTATAACTATGGAGAAAACCATAATCGTTGGTGTAAACAAGTGCATTGCTGTTTATGCTTTGTGCTTTCAATCCGTTATCATGTATCACGGTGTTGAGATGCTTTTAAAATGCAAGCAACGAAACTTGTTCTCCGATTATTGGGAAAATTAAATTTGAGAGGTGTAAAAATTGAAAAATATCGTTTCAACTAAAAAATGCATAGCGTTGTTGTTTCTGTTTATTACAATGTGTATTGTCTTTGCAGGATGTAGTCCTTCTTACGAAAAAATGGCAGACAGTAAGCCTATGGACATGATTTCACTTGATAATGCCAGAGTGCAGTTGATCTCTTACGCAGGAAACAAATCAAAGGGTGTCTATGTATGCAAATTTACATTCAAGAATCAGTCGAAAGATAAAGCTGCATTCAAAGATGTGATAAAAGTGCAGGCATATCAAAAAGGAAAAGAATTGTCTTCCGTAAATAGTCTCACTACGACCAACTCTGAAGAAAAGAAAGTTGTCCCTAATGGTATGACAACGATTACATTGTTCTTTAGATACGATCCGGAAAACGGAAAGATAAAGCTTGATGTGTCTCCTAAGGAGGCAGAGTCTGACATTGTGTCCGGTTCTTTTTATTTGCCACTTGATGGTGTATTTGAGTATGCTGACTTGATTTGGCACGCATAATTTCTTGCAAATGCAAAAATGTGTTATAATTATTTCATACAGTTACACTGTGTAGTATAAGTAAAGTAAAGTCAAAAAAACATTATTTTGCCCTTCAGTTCATTAGCCGATGAAACTGGAGGGCTCTATTTTTAAGGAGGATTAACAATGACAAACTATATGCGTATGACCGGCAAGTGCATTTCTTGCCCGGATTCTGTCCGTGGTATTTTGTTTGACCGTGTATGTACGGCTTTCATGTTTACGGGCAATGATAATCAGCACACCTGTGTGCAGATCATTGTTCAGGACGACAGTAATGTTAAGCTGCATGTCCCGAATTTTGAAAGCATCGAAACCAGGGATGATCTTGTGACCATCCATGCCGGTAACGGTACATACAAGTTCACACTGTGCTGAACTGACGAACTGGCCGGTTGGCCAAATTTGCAGAGGAGTCATTAATTTGGCTTCCCTGTTTTTTTGTTTATTTGAGCTGGCAATTAATATATATAGGAGAAAAGTGTGTTTTTAGCAGAAAGGGAAAAGAATCGGCGAAAAGCATTTTGTTATTTTGTTGAGTCTATAAAAAAGCAAAATAAAGATACAATTGTTTTTAGCGATGAATTATATCAATTTACTTCTAAAAGAGGTAAAGTGTGTAAATATTTGCCTTTAAGCAGTATCGAAAAAGCCGTTAGAAATTATCCAAATAACAAAACTGAAAGATGTGATGGCTTTGTTTTTGTTTTGCTTAATGAATGAAAACTTATTTAATCAAGAGAGTCTATGTGGCTCTCTTTTTTGTTTTGTCCAAAATCTGATATAATTAGATTATAGGTTGTTTCACACAAAAAAGAGTCCGTCTATCGCATTAAGCGTTGGTCGGATTTTTTCATTTTTCAAATATAAAAGTATTAATAGATTGAGGAGGTGCTTTAAGTGTCAAACCTATATACGAGATACCACATGCACAGTTTTTTCTCATTGTTGGATAGCACGACGCCGTTCCAGCGTTATGTGGATCTTGTTGCTGCTGAAGGCGGCAAAGCAATTGCATTTACTGAGCATGGGAATCAGTGGTGTTGGATTGCTAAAAAAATGTATTGTGACAAGAAGGGAATTAAGTACATTCATGGAATGGAAGCCTACTTGACGCAAAGCGACAAATTTGAAAGAATTCGCGACAATTATCATGTCGTGTTGTTGGCAAAAAATCATGAAGGCGTGGAGGAAATCAATAGGTTGTTTTCTAAATCGTCTGAGAATTTCTATTTCAGACGACGAATTACATTCGAAGATTTTCTGAATATTTCGGACAATGTGATTACAACGTCCGCATGTCTTGGTGGTCCGTTGTGGCAAATTCCAAATACTATTCGCTCTTTGGAAGATAAAATTCAAAAAGAAGATGCTCTGATAGTAGCGTATAATGCGGAATACAACAAACTGATCGCCAGTAAGCAAACCAAAAAAACAGAGGCGAAACTTCAAAAACTGAATGAAACCATTCAGGAAAAGGAAGCTGCATTGAAGTTGCTGGAAGAAAACATTCAGTATCTCAAGGCTATGTATATTCCGCTCTTGAAAAAATTCGATTATCTTGAAGTACAGCATCACGTGAAGTCCGACGAGCAGAAAAAAGCTAACTTAATGCTTTGGAAGTATGCTAAGAAGTATCACAAAGAATTAATTGCTGGAACAGATACACATGCTGTTGACGAATATGGTGCTGAATGTCGTATCCTTCTGATGGAAAGTAAGCGAAAAACAGGCAATGTCGATTTTCTATCATATGAAGACGAATTTGATATGACCTGGAAAACTTACGACGAATTGGTTGCGGCTTATAAGGCCCAGGGCGTTCTGCCTGAAGAGGTTTATATGCGTGCCATTGAGAACACCAATCGGATGGCCGATCAGGTTGAGGACTTTGAACTTGATAAGAGCTTTAAGTATAACGACATTCCCGGTGTGGACAATACAAAGCAGGCTTTGAAAGAACGAATCAATGAGCGATTTGTTCAGAAGAGACAGGCTGGAATTATTCCGGACAATATGGTGCGAATTTATTTGGACCGTATCCGTGAAGAGTTCCGTGTATTGGACAAAATCGGTATGACAGGATTCATTTTGTTCATGTCAAATCTCATGACGTTTTGCCGAGAGAATAACATCCCGGTTTCTCCGTGTCGTGGATCTGTTGGTGGTTGTTTGGTTGCCTACATTGTAGACATCATTGACTTGGATCCAATTAAGCGGAAAACAGTATTTTCACGGTTTGCGAACGAAGACAGAATTGAGCTTGGTGATCAACAAAATAGTACAGTTGCAATAATTACATTATTATGGAGTGTACTGTATGAAACTTCAATTCGATTCTAAAACACATGAAGATCAAGTCACTAAATTATACATAGATGAATATATCAAAAATGGTAAGTCTGTATACCAAATTGCTAAAGAACTAAAAATTAAACCACAAACATTATATCGATTGTTTTCTAAATTTGGATTCAAACTTAGAAGTAATAAAATCAATTCGCGCAAATATTATTTTGATGATCGATACTTTCACACAATTGATACTCCCGAAAAAGCTTACTGGTTGGGATTTATTTATGCTGATGGATACATAACAACCAAAAGAGTAAGAGAAAGTCAATCGCTTGGCATTGCGCTATCAATTGAGGACAGAACGCATTTAGAAAAACTCAATCGTGCCTTGAATGGAAATGTGGAAGTAAAAATTTATAGGGAAAGTGCGGGGTATGCGGTTGGAAAAGAATATTGCAGAATTGTTTTTTCAAGTTAACATTTGGTGGATGATTTAAAAACGCATGGCGTTGTTGAACATAAGTCAAATGTCCTTTGTTTTCCTTCAATCGATCCTTCTTTAACTAGAGACTTTATCCGTGGGTATTTTGACGGAGATGGTAGCGTTTGGATGCAAAAGAAACATGGTGTTCCGAAAGATCTTAATATTGGATTTGTAGGAACAGATTCTATGCTTATTTCAATTCAAGAAGAACTGAAAAACGCTGGCGTTATTCGTCGATTTTATCCATTAAGAAAAAGAAGGCCATATCAGGTGGTTTCTAATTTTAAGTTCGGTGGAAATATTCAGGCAATGAAATTTTTAGACTATATTTATCTTGATTCTAGTGTATTTTTAGACAGAAAGTACAAGTTTTACAAACAACAAAAGGTCACCCGCTGCAGTGATGCAGCGTAAAACAACTTGGTGAACCCGTATTTGCGGGGTGTTCTTGAATCAATAGATTTAAGTGCTAACGGTAGAAGTTAAATAAGACTGTCTTGGTGACATATCCAAGACCGGCTGCAAGAGCAGCTGTCCATAGGCGAATACGCTTCGTAAGAGATGCTACGGTCCGGATACGGATAGCAGCGGATACCGTGCCAAGCCCTAATACAGGGAAGGTGTAACGACTATCGAAAACGACTCAGATTACAAACAGAAATGTTGAAAGATGTGCTCAAAAAAATAACATTGATCTGAAATGCAGCATTAGCTGTATGTCGCAAGTAGAGTACCACAAATCTGAAATGATTTGGTCACTAATTGTGTTTGGGGAAGTGCCAAGGTCTTTTTCAACTGGTAACAGGTTGTTAAAGAACAAGAGATAGTCTACTCCCACCGTTAAATCGGTGTTAAAGTATTGCGAAAGCAAGGGTGTAAAGGATCGATGTCGATATCTCGCCCGATCAACGTCAAATGGTGTATGACTACATCATTAACAGTTATCCGGAGAAGCAGACGGCTTATATTATCTCATTCGGGACAATTAAGGCGTTAGCTACCATTGACTCGTTGTGTCGTGCTTATGATATTCCGCTTGATGAGGCTGCTGAACTAAAATCCACGTTCAAAGAGAATAATGAGAAACTCATCAAGAAATTCCCAGAATTTTTTGAAGAAGTCAAAGAACAGTTGGGCTTTGGTTCTGATGCCGAGATTGAGCACATTCGTGCCTGGGGTGCGAAGAAGGACGCAACAGAAGAAGAGATTCGTAATGTCATTGCTTATCATAAGCAGAACACGCAGGCAGTTCGTGATAAATATCCGAATATTATTCGATATTACAATGGCTTGTTTGGCGTTCCGGTGTCCCATGGTATTCATCCTGCAGGCATTATCGTCGCTCCATCAAGAGTAGACCTTTTCCGGGATTACGGTGTGTTTATGAATGATGGCAAACGTGTGCTGTCTATTGATATGGATGAGTGTCACGATGTATCGTTGGTTAAGTACGACATTTTGGGCCTAAAGCAGATGCAGATTCTGCGATTAACTTGTGAAACTGCCGGTATACGCGTACCGTTGTCTCACGAGATGGATTGGGGAGATCCGATTGTATGGAAACATATGATGGATTCTCCGATTGGAATTTTTCAATTTGAGGGTAGACATAATTGCTCTCATTAAACTCTGTGAACCTATAAAAATAGGGTGTGGTTTTAAACCGCTAACGGTATCAGCGAAATAAGACTTCCTGTTGAGAGTAAACCGATAACAGGACATAGACCATAGACGAATAAGCTGACTAAGAAACCCTAAGCCACCTATGTGGCGAGTTCAAGGGAATACCGTGCTGATTGATTGGTAAAAATAAAAAAGTAGCAAATGGATACAAAAAGACACACAAGGGGTGGACTTTTGGATTCGTAAATCCAATCTTTTAGTGTACAGACTATCGAAAACACGGGTGCGAAAGAAATAGCGTGCTCGGAAGTGAGTAGAGTACAATTAAGGCGAAATTCCTTGGTTGGAAGTGCAGAGTAGTTGCTTTTGGTAACAGAAAGCAATGAAAGAGATAGTCGGGATTTGTAGAAATACAAATGTAAAACGAATTATGCTTATAAATTACTAAGTGAATTTGGGCCGCATTGTGTCGATGACATGACGCTTGTAAATGCAGCCTTAAGACCTTCCGGCGCGTCGTATCGTGACAATTTGATTGCTGGAATTCCAAATAAAAATCCATCGAAAGAGATCGACGAACTGCTGGCTGCCAATAATGGTTATCTTGTGTATCAAGAGGATATTATCCGCTTCTTGCAGGAAATCTGCGGATTGTCTGGTTCTGAAGCAGATAATATTCGTCGAGGTATTGCACACAAAGAAGAAAAACGTTTGCAGGAAGCAATGCCGAAAATACTCGAGGGATACTGTGAAAAATCCAGCCATCCAAGAGAGCAGGCAGAGCAGGAAGCTAAAACATTCATTCAGATTATCAAGGACGCTTCGTCTTATATGTTTGGACGCAACCACGCTACCGGTTATTCCATGGTTGGTTACAAGTGCGTATTCTTCCGGACCTATTTTCCGGCGGAGTTCATTATCGGTTATCTGAATGCAGCAAAGTCTAACGACGACATTGTGAAAGGTGACACGTTGGCAGACGAGCTGGATATTTCATACTTGAATGATCCGGTAGTTAAGAAGCGCAAAGCTGAAATCATTTCCGCTTATTCTGGTCGTCATGTGACGGCTGACGATATTCCTGATGTTCCGAGAAAAATTGTCGTCTATCGTCCGACTTTTGGCAAATCAAAAGGTCGATACACATTTGATCCTGAGAATTACGCGATTTACAAGGGCGTTGGTTCTATCAAGGGCCTGAATGCAAGTGCTTCAGACGAGTTGTACGAATTGGCACAAAAGCCAGAATACAAGAATCTGGAGAATATGTCCGCCGCTGAAAAGCGCGTGGCGTTTTATCACTTGATTGTAGATTGCTTGCTTAACACCAGCATCAAAAAGAATAATTTGAAATCTTTAATCGAGTTGAACTTCTTTCACGAATTTGGTGGTGATGCAACACTGCTGCGGATCTACGATACATTGGGTGCGTTGACAGGTGATTTTAAGTTTGCAACGCTACACAATAAGTCTTTCAAGAAGGCTGAATTGCCGTTTTTGGATTTGGACTTAGATGTGCTGATGTCTCTGCCGCATAATGAAACAGAAAAAATGCTTCGCGGATTTGATATGGATCTGTATTTTACCAAAGTGTTTTCTGCCTACAAAGACGAAAATCTGCCGCTTAAACAGCGTTTGGAAACAGAGAAAGAGGCTACAGGCGGCACGTATTTGACACGCATCAACAGTCGTTCTCCGTATTATTACATTATGGAGATGAGAACCTATGATCGAAAGAACAACCCGTATTTTACATTATTCAATTTGAAGACTGGTTTAATTGAGCGGTGTTCTGTGTCGGATGCGCGCTACTATATTAACAACACCATTCAGCAAGGTGATGTTATTACAAACTGCAAGTTCGAGAAGGTACGCAAAAAGAAAAAGGTTGATGGGCAATACATTGAGACGGATCAGTACAAAACAATCTTGAAATCTTGGACAAAACCCAAGAAATTCAATTAGTTTTGCGTTTTACTTCGTTTCTGCTATAATTTCTTTGTATGACTAAAAGAGGAGGCTTCGGCTTCCTCTTTTCCATTTTTAACATTATTTTTTTCTGAAGGAGGCTTTTATGCTAAACAAAACAACCAAGCGTGTTTTAGCATTACTTTTGAGTTTGCTGATTGTTTTCAGCATTCCAATGATGGCTTATGCTGCGACACCAAAACTACACTTAAATCTTAGTAAAGATAAGATTTATTCCGGCGTAACTTATGAAGTAAACGCCAGTGTTGACGGGCTCTCGGCTGATCAAGTTCTGGATGTAACATCCACAGCTTTTGACTGGAGTATCACAGAGGGTTCTTCAATTTTCAGTACGAATAATTACAAGTACGCCAAAGCTGCGGATGGCACTTATACAGCCAGTGAGACCGCTAAATTCACGGTTTCCGGTTCGGTGGGTGAAACGATAACCATTGAGGCTAAATATGGCTCTGACAGCGTTCTCGGCGATGTGAGCTTTTCTGTTCTGCAACCGATCACGAATATTGATCTGACTTGCACTAATGAAAGTTCTGATGTGAAGTTCATCAAGTCAGGCGATGAATCTGATGATGCGCTATACGTGAATGACAAGACTACAGCAAACTTTACAGCAGATGTGAAGCCGCTGCATCACGACGACTCTATCTTTGTGTCAGCAACCAAAGCGAGCACAGTAAGCATTAAAGGAACATCTTTTGAATTTACGCCTGGGAATAGCACAAAGGCAGCCGATTTGTCTTTCGATATGAAAGTGGCTCCGTCAAGCGGCTACAAGTACCAAAAGACAGTTAAAGTTACGCGCTGCGTACCGTTGACGAAATTTACATTGAGCAACGGCGTAGATACAATCAACTCATACAGCAAAACGAGTGGAAACGAAAAGTACGCTTCTATGAATGTTGTCCAGGATGAGAGTTTTTCTTTAACGGCTAAGAAGATTTCTCCGTCCTATTCAAATGACATTTTCAATTACAAACTGTATAATGTAGACTCGGCGTATAACATTATTGGTCCTGCAGACAGTTCTTACATGACTGTTGATAAATCCTACAATGTTTCACTGAATATCCATAATCCGGGTCTTTACCTGTTGGAGTGCGAAAATGCTGCTGCAGGCAACATATTGAGCAGAGACTTAAAAGCCGCTGTGTTCATTAACGTCACTGAGTCTAATCCTGCAACTAATATTGAATTGCGAAAGGTGGATACGGATGGCAATATTACAGCTGAAGAATTGCAAGACTTAGATTTATATCTAAATGTGAATTCGGCTACTTATGATTTGTCGCAAAGTATTGTGGTGCGTCCGGAGGGCTACACGGATTCGATTATTTATCTGACCGATAACGAAAAGGTTGCTACTGTTGATAGAACGACTGGACTGATTACGGCAGTTGGTAAAGGGGACACACGTATTTATGCTGTAAGTTCACGAAACACCTCTGTTGTGGCTAGTCTGGATGTGCATGTCTTTGTTGGTGTGAATGCAATCACAGGCATTCAAAAGAAGACAGCTACTTTACCGGCTGGACACAGTGAGCAGCTGACTGCGGTTGTAAAACCGTCACAACATGACGAGACCATAAGCTGGGCTTCTATGAATCCGAAGGCATTGACGGTTACACAAAATGGCTTTGTTACGGCCAATCCAAATTATGATTTCGGTAATTCCGATGCCGTTCTGGTTGGCGTTACGGCGACATCACAATTTGGCAAAACTTTTACGACATATATCCAAGTAGTTCCTGCGATTCGGGCCTCTAAAATTGACATTAAAGTCGGTAAGACGGCGGAATTACAAAAAGATGACTCTTATTTCGTATTTAGTGGAACTCCTTTCGATATTTCGGCAGTGGCAACATCCTCGTTTGGTGCGGTGTCAAATGATGAGTTAGTTTGGCGTGTGTCTTTAAGTGATGGTAGACTATATGATTTAGAGACGGCAACAGATATCTTCAGTAAGATCTCCAAAAATCCAGATGGATCTTACACATTGACTCCGAAAATTTCGGACACGATAGCTATTCATTGTTATGCTGTACTTGGAGGAGCCGGTATTACGTCTGACAGCGTGTATCAAAGTGTTGCTGTCAGAGTGAGCGGGAAAGCTACAAAATTGGTGGCTATTAACCCGGACACAAAATACTCTACTACCTCTCTTGTAATGTCAGCAAATACAAGCGAGGACTTGCAGGTTTCAATGAGCCCTGCTACAGCTTACACAGACGATGCCTTTACTTGTGAGTCTGATAATGATACGATTTGCACTGTTGTGAAAACCGGCGTGCAGTCTTTCCGTTTGACTTCTTCTGGTACAGCAGGCACAGCGAATATTACACTTAAATCCAAGAGCGGAAGCAAGTCCACGGTTCTTAAAGTCACTGTGAATCGCAATATTGCATATGCCTCTGTTGTAGGGCTCGAGAATGAGTATGTTTATACCGGATCTCGCATTGAACCGTCACCTACTATTAAGGCAAATGGCTTGACTTTATATAAAAATGAAGATTATACATTGTCTTACAGCAATCAAACGAATGTAGGCATCGCAAAATTGACCATTACAGGCAAGGGGGATTTTGCCGGGTCAAAGCTTGATCTTTATTACAACATTGTACAAAAGGATCTGGGGTCAGGTAAGCCGAGCGCAGATGTTTCTGCAACGGTACTTGGCACCTATACTTTGGGCACGAGTAAATCCGTTACGCCAAGGTTAGCCGTTAAATATGGTAAGATCACTCTTAAAGAGGGAACGGATTACAATATCGTTTGCCGCAATAACACAGCTGCCGGTACCGGAATTGCAACCGTAAATGGTGTTGGCAATTATAGTGGTACATTTGATGTTGAGTTCACTATTAAAGATTCTATTTCTAACGCAGTTGTTAAAAACATTCCGAGTGTAACTTGCACTGGCAAAGCCTTAACGCCAGCGGTTCAGCTAACGTATCACGGTAGAAGATTAACACAAGGCGTGGATTACAAGTTGAGTTATTATTCCAATGTAAGTGTCGGACAGGGTAAGGTTACAATTTACGGTCAAGGTGTATTCTCTGGTACAGTCCAGGCATCATTCAACATTTTGCCAAACGCTCCCAAAGGGGTGCGAATTACTTCTGTGAGCGGTAATTCGATTCGTGTTAGTTGGACGAAAGATACAACAATGTCCGGTTATCAGATTTTGAATGCGAAGACAAATAAAATTGTGGCAACTGTAAAGGGGACACAAAACACTTATACAGTATCTCGTCTTGGCTATGGATCTCAGTATTCTTTCAAAGTTCGCGCTTACAAGGGCGTGGGTGGAAAGAATTATTATGGTGTATATTCTGGCACCGCGTCTGCTTATACGAAACCGAAAGGTACAAGTCTTAAGAAGCTGAAAGCTAAGTCAAAAGCGTTTGCTGTTTATTGGAACAAACAAACATCCAAAACAAATGGGTATCAATTGCAATACAGCACCAACAAGAGCTTCAAGAAGGCTAAGACTTTGACTGTATCCAATACAAAGACAACTTCTAAAACAATTTCTAAGCTTTCAAAGAAAAAAGTGTACTATGTTCGTGTGCGTACATACAAGACGATAGGTAAAACGAAAATTTATAGTTCTTGGTCAGGCTGGAAGTCAGTCAAAACAAAATAATTCAAAAAAGGTCGCATTTTTTTTGCGACCTTTTTTTGTTTTTTAAAAATTGCGGTATTAATAGATAGAAAGCCGCTATGGCTGTTAAATTTTTTTGCTTAAGTGAGGTGGTAGCTTGATTCTTCAGTTTGACAATGCGCAGGAATACAAAGATCCGGATAATGTAACGAGCGCCGGAATGGAAGAGAACTATGTTTCTGACATGGAGGATTCTACCCGCTATTATTTAACAACGATCGGTCAGGTCCCAGTGTGTGGGCCAGAAGAAGAGATTGAATGTACCATTCGTGCATTACAAGGCGATCAGCAGGCTAAAAACCGACTGGTCGAGTGCAATCTGCGAATGGTGGTTAGTGCTGCCAAGAAGTACATGGGCTGTGGATTGCCTCTTATTGATTTGATTCAGGAAGGCACCATTGGTCTTATTAAGGCGACAAATAAATTTGATTATCGGCTTGGGAATAAATTCTCAACTTACGCTACTTATTGGATTAAACAGGGAATTTCGAGAGCAGTTGCAAATTATGCTAAACTGATTCGTGTACCTGTCCATATGGTTGAAACCGTAAATAAGGTGCGAAAGGCTAAAAATAAGCTATATTTCAAATTTTGGCGGGAACCGACGATTGAAGAAATTGCAGAGTATTTGGAGTTGCCTGTTCGCACGATTCAAAACGTATTCAAGACATATAAGGAAATCATTCCGTTGGAACAGCCAATCAACGATGAGGATGATGGTGCAACGATCCAGGATTTTATTCCTGACGACTCTGTTAATCCAATCGATACAGCTGTGAATTCAGTGCTTCATGACGATCTGATGAAGATTTTGAAAGAGACGCTGAATGAACGGGAACTCAATGTTATTATGATGCGCTTTGGTCTTGATAACGAAGACCGTGTTCCAAAGACATTGGACGAAGTTGGTGCAGAATATGATGTAACGAAGGAGCGCATTCGACAGATTGAGTATTCTGCATTTCAAAAACTATCCGAGTCTGATGCGTGCAATGCTTTGCGCAATTATATCCAGGAGGAAAAATAATGGTATATTTAACGGGGGACACCCACGGGGATTTTCATAAGATTGTAGATTTTGTCGAACGAATCGGTGTAACTAAGGATGACTTAATCGTTATTCTTGGCGACGCAGGATTTAATTTTTTTGGCGATGTGAGAGATATCGTTTCAAAGGAGTTAGTTAACAGCCTTGGTGTGCCGGTGTTTTGTATTCACGGGAATCATGAGATGCGGCCTCGACACATTAGCACTTATCATCTTGTGTCATTTGCAGGTGCAATGGCTTATCAGGAGCCTGAATACAAGAATTTGTACTTTGGACTTGATGGTGCAGTATATAATTTGCAGGGAACACGCTGTTTGGTAATGGGCGGTGCTTATTCTGTGGATAAGTATGCCAGATTGTATCGTTATCTGTCTTTTGTAGTTAGCAACGGTCAAGATCAGCCATTTTGTACGGTGGACGAAGCGTTTCATTTGGCTCCGAAAGTTGCGAGTTTTATAAAGACCAATCCGTCAAAGCCAGGTAAGAAGGATTATTTTGATACCATTTGTAATCGCTTGCAGGACGAGATCCATTGGTGGAGTGACGAACAGCCCAGCGGCCACGACTTGAGCGCTGCTGCCCAGCTGCTGTCTAGCGCTAATGCAAATTCGTCGGTTGATTGTATCTTGTCTCACACCTGTCCTGCGGATTATGTTCCTATCGAGGCATTTCTTGGCGGAATCAATCAAGCACTTGTTGACGATTCCACAGAGCAGGCTCTCCAAGAATTAAAAAATATTAAGCCGAACATTCCGTGGTATTGTGGACATTGGCACATCGATAAGAAAAGAGATAATGTGCGGTTTCTGATGGATGACTTTCTCTCGTTGGATGGCAAGCATTATCGATCCGATTTCGGACATTCTGCCTGCCATAATCAAGTTTAGAGTTCATTTTGCACTGGAGGGGTTAGATGCAAATTAGAGAACAAGTAGGACAAGACAGCGTATATTGCTTTTTAATTTATGAGCACCCGAAGAATGGTGTAAGGACGTTGCTTTTTGAAGGCGTTGCCAATATTAGAGACAATATGCCTGTCTTTATACATCGATATGACTATTTAACTACATCACGCGGATTTAAGCGTTTGCGCAACTATTACGATATGGTTGAGAAGTTTGGAAAACTGCCTTGTCGGATCGTGGACTTAGACGGTGCTTTTGTGTCTGATATGGTTTACGAGGACCAAAAAGAAATCCAGAAAACCTTTGAGCTCAAATCTTCGCGCAGCTTTAATCGGGCGTTTGCGGAAAAGGACATTATCGGAAGTGCTAAAATTATGACATCATCAAAAGCAGGCCGTCCCAGAAAAAACAAAAATTTGGCGGCGTGATTTTTGAATTCTGGTCGATTGTGTTATAATTTTTAAGAACATTTTTAAACTATATGCTTGCACTAAATTTGACGAAGGAGATTTCTGATTTCCTTCGTCTTTTTTCGTGCAGAAAGGGGTAAATTTTGAAAAAAAGAAGACTTATTGGAATCATTGCACTAATCGTTGGTGTTGTCATTGCCGGTGGACTGTTAACCATTAACTTTTTGCAGACGAAGCAAACTACAACTGTTTATGCAACAAACACGACGGTAAACGCCGGTGCGCAGATTACGCAGGACATGATTACGGCGGAGAAAATTCAAATTGCTGACAAAAAGGACAATTACGTAACAGATCCAAAGGCAATTGTCGGCTGCTATGCGACTGTTGATCTGGTATCTGACGATATTATCACTGCTGGCAAGATCTCAAAAACTGCCATTTCTACAGATAACCAGTTTTTATCCATTCCCAGCGGTCAACAGGCTATTTCTTTCAGCGTTTCAGGCGGCGCGGACTCTCTGTCCAACAAGTTACAGGTTGGAGATATTATCCGCATTTACAGCTATAACAAGCGTGCGGACAAGGTGAATTCTCCGGATACGTTGAAGTATGTACGTGTAGCGAATATCACGTCTTCTTCTTATAACGATGTAAAGGGCAACGGCAACAACGGTAAAGACTCCGGCAGCAGTTCAGATGATAGCTCTAAGACTTATTCAACGATTACCGTTATTGTTTACACCAAGCAAGTGAATGACATTATTCGTATTCAGAAATCCGATGGTGCTTATGTGACTTTGATTTCTCGTGGTAACGATAAAGTGGCCGAACAGCTCCTTAAAGAACAAGTAAAACTGTTGAAATAAGGAGGGGATCACTTGATTATTACGAATATTGGTTGCAGTGGCGCAGGCAAGTCTACCTTCAGTGCTTCTTTGGCTTCTGGCATTCAGCATGGAAATTCCCGTTCGACAATTCTGCTTATCAATTTCGACGCCAATGTACCCATGCATGCTATTTGGGAGCCAAAAAGAGAAATCAGCAAGATGTATTCCATTGGTACACTCTTTGAGAACGATCGGATCGACGAAAAAACGTTAACAAAGAGTATCGTAACGATGGAACATCATCCGAATATCGGAACTTTGGCATTTTGCATTGGCGACACGCCTTTGCTCTATAAAGATATCGAATACAAGCAGGTAATTGATATGCTGAAAGCTGCAGAACAGCTTGTAGATTATGTCATTGTAGATTGCAGTTGTGATTTGTTGGCAGATACAACTGTGGCGGCTATTGAAATGGCAAACTGCCTGAATGTGTTTTTGACACCGGATCCTATGGGTGTTGTTTATCTGAAGACGGCTCGTTTAATGTATGAGGGCAAAAAGAAGTTCATGGTTGATAATACCAATTACTTCTTGACACCCTGCAGATCATTTAGTGCAACGCCAAATATTAAAGAGGCTCTTAAAATTAAAGCTTTTGAGTTGCCCTACAGCAACGAAATTGCTGTTAAAAACTGCGAAGGTGATATTTTCGGTGCTTATCAACACGCGCCACGTAGATATAAAAATGCCGTCAAAAAGATCTTAGCCTCTGTCGGCGGTAAGGTAGAAAAGAGTGTGGTGGACGAACAAGCAGTGAAAACTGATAAGTCGCAAAAACGCAAGAAGGGAGAGAATGAGTAATGTCAGAAAAAGCAAGAGAACAGTTTTTAGAAGCGAATGAAGTCAAAGCAAAGGACTCTTATGACAATATTCTGGGTGTTGTACAGTCAAAAGTAAAAAGCGGATATTCTGAACTAATTGCGAACAAGGACGCAGATGATGCAAAAGGGCAGTTGCTGACGGCCATTCAAAAGGTTTTGGTAGATGAGAATATCGGAGTTGAAGGCATCGACCCGATGGCACTTACCGAGCGCATCTATAACGATATGGCTGGTTCTTCGTTTCTACATAAATACATTTATGAAACCCCAGGCGTTGAGGAGGTCAATATTAACCGTTGGGACGATGTTACAATTACGCGTTCCGGCGGCAAACCGGAGAAAATTCCAGAAAGGTTTGCTTCTCCTCAACAGGCTGTAGATATTGTAAAACGTTTGCTGCAGACGCAGCACATTACAATTGATGATATGCGGCCCTCTGTGTTGTCATATCTGTCCGAGGGTGTACGTATCTGTGCAAATATTGCACCGGTTGTGTCAAAGGACGCAGCCGTATCTGCATCTATTCGTATCGTTAAGACGGAAGATGTAACGCTAGACACCATTGAACAGTTTGGAACAGCCACACACGAAATGTTGCAATTTCTTCGCCTTTGTGTGAAAGACCACGTATCCTGTTGTATCTCCGGTTCTGTAGGCGCAGGAAAGACGACAACATTGGCCGCTATGCTGGAACAGGCCAAATACACGGACCGTGTAATTACCATTGAAGAAGGTTCCCGTGAGTTTGCACTTCTGAAGCGTGATGCGCAAGGGAATATTATCAACAATGTGTTGTCAAAATTGACAAGAGACTCCGACAACCCGGATTTGGTCATTGACCAAGAGGATTTGTTGGAACACTGCTTGCGTGAAAACCCAGACATCATGGGTATCGGCGAGATGCGTTCTGCCGAAGCATATACCGTTGCAGAGGCGGCGCGTACCGGTACTGCCACCTATACGACAACGCATGCTTCCAATGCTATCGATACTTACAAGCGTTTGATGGAATTGTCTTACAAGAAGTATCCTATGGAGTTTAGTTTCTTGATGCGCCAAATGATTGATGCTTTTCCGATTATCGTACACCAGAAGCGTTTTCCGGACGGATCTCGTAGAATTATTGAAATTCTGGAAGGCGTGCGTTTTAACCCGGAAACAGAATCCGTTGAGGGCAACATGCTCTATAAATTCGTCGTGGAAGATAACATCGAGGACGAAGATGGTAACATTGCTGAAGTGCGTGGTCATTTTGAAAAGGTTCATAACATGAGCAAAAGCCTTTATGAACGTTTTCTGTCCAACGGTGCAACAACTACAAAATTGGCGGCATATATTGATCCGACTAAGACAAAGGAGGGGACCATGTAATGCCTGCATTGAATGTGCTGAATTATTTCACCTACGGGCTTGGTGCAATCTTGATTTTGGTTGGCCTGTTTTTGGTTTTTTACAAACCAAAAAACAGATCTCAAAAACGAGAAATGCAGAAAGTTGTTTTGCACAATAACTTGTCTCTTAAGGATAAGATCGACATCATCAATGGTAAAAATAGCTTTGGTACAAACGCCATTAAGAACTATTTCTTTGATGTAAAATTGATTTTAGCTAAGATGAACAAGGTTGACGCATATCCAAAAATTAGATTGCTTGCTATCATTATTGCAATGGCGATTTTGATCGCGTGCTTTGCCATTGATAATCCATTAATTGCGATTGTTCTTGTGCCTGTTGGCTTCATTATTCCGTTCCAGTTAGTTAAGATCCGTTATCGGAAATACAACAAAAAGCTGGAAGAAGAACTGGAGACGGCGCTGTCTCTGATTACAATTTCTTATACGCGCACAACGAACTTACTGCAGTCGGTAAATGAGTGCATGGATACGCTGCCGCCAACCGTTAAGCCTTATTTTGAGGACTTTTACTTTGAGGCGACATCGGTAAGTGCAAGTTTGGCAACGGCTCTTGTAAACTTAAAAACCAAGATTGAAAATCGAACATTTCAACAATGGGTAGATCGTGTGTTAGTGTGTCTAAACGATAGATCTTCTATTCCGTCCTTGCAGAACTATGTAAATGAATTTGCAGATAACCGTGCTATCCAGGACGAGTTGGACGCAGAAGTCTTTAGCTGTAAGGTGGAGATGTATATGATGATCGGCTTTGTGTTCTTTACGCCTGTTCTTTTGTATTTCTTGCAGAAAGAGGCTGTTGGACATCTATTCCACGACACACCCGGTAAGATTGCAGTGTTTGTTGCGCTACTTTTGGTTGTTGTTGTGTTCTTTGCAGGTAATCATATCGCAAAGCCTGTTAAATTCCGCGGAAACAAAGATTAAGAGGAGGGGAATAAGATTATGTTATCATATGTTTTATATGGCCTCTCCGGCGCTCTAATCGCGTTTGGTATCTACATGCTGATGTTATATGTCTCAGCTATGCCAACGCAAAAGAGTGAGTCTGTAGTGGCTGAGGTTAACAAACTGGACAATGTTCAAAGCCAGACCTTGATCAATAAGTTGCTGGGCGGTATTAGTAAATTGTTTTTGCCGCTTGTTGAACTCAGTGACAGCACAAAATACCAAATTCAGGCAGCGTTGTCTTATTTCAATTACAATGTAACACCTGAGCAGCATTTTTGTGACGCTTTGACGTCCGGAATTGTAGTAGCCATTTTGTGTCTGCCCTTTATGGCCATCAAGCCATGGGCTGGGCTCATCGGCTTGGTTCTCGGGGCTTTCATTTTCAAAAATGAGTTTAACGGACCTATTAAGAGAATGAAAATGGTACGCGAAGATATTGAATATGACGCTGCGTTGTTTTGTAAGTTCATCTCTGATGCCCTTAAAGAGGAAAACAGAAATGTAATTGATATTCTGACCTCTTGCAAGGAAAGTGTGTCTACAAGCTTCAAAAACGAACTGGAGCACACTTTGACAGACATGAAGACGGGCAACCAAGAACAGGCTCTAGTAGATATGAGCCGTCGTATTTCAACATCCACTATGACACAAATTACCGTAGGCTTGCTTGGTATCGTTCGCGGCGATAATCAGACATTATATTTTGAGATGCTATACGAAAAGCTACACAAAGCGGAACTTACGCGTATTCGTAAGCAGAACAGTCTGAAACCTGGCAAGATCTCCAAGATCTCTATGCTGTTGATTTTGGCCGTTGTGGGATTGATTTTAACCGGCATGATTCTAACGCTGATGGAAGAATTCAAGAGCAACGGTGTGCTGTAAATATTCACTGAACTTTCACTAAAAATTTTTTTGAGATTTTTTAAAAAATAGGGCGAATTTTTCAAAATATGACTATACCCAATTATGAGGGAGCTAAACGCTCTGCTTCTTAATTGAATACGAGCCTCCCTTAGCAAACTTGGAAGGGAGGTTAAGATTCCAATGAAGAACAAAATGCTGCGGAAGGCCGCTGAGGCCAAGTCTGCTCTGATCTCCAAGGAGGCTGCTTCTCAGTCTACCGAGATCGTGGTTCTGATCCTGTTCGTTGTGATCATCGTTTTTGCTGTTGGTGCTCTGGTGAAGAGTAAGCTGACTGGTGAAGATGGTAACTCCGGTATCGCCGGTGGTGTGATGGACAAGGTTCAGGGTAAGGCTGACGCCGATCTGGCTAAGGCTTAATCGAGCATTCACTCCATTATAATTTTAAAATAGCCGTTGGGATTCGTCCTTATGGCTATTTTCTTTTGTCTGGAGGTGTAACCTTGAAAGAGTATTATTTGCGTAAATACGCCAATCTGAAGGCTGCTGTACTGAATAAAACCGCTATCGTACAAACCACCGAATTGGTGCTCATTCTATTCGTGGCGGCTGTGATTGCTTTTGCCGTCGTTGCGATTATTATGAAGTCAATGGGGGATGGCGAAAGCGAAGATGGCGGAGGCATTCTTAAGAGTGCCAAAGATCGCTTTGACAAAGCACAGACCTAACATTATTTAAGACCGACTTTTCGTCGGTCTTTTTTTCTTTGCCGCATATTTTTCATTGACAAATTTATTATTGTGTTTTATGATGTTGGACGAGGAGAGCGTGATACATCAGAAAGGACTTGTATTATGGCTAAAAAATACAATGGCGAATTATTCGCTGCAGCAAGCTTAATTATGAATGCGTATTCGGACGCAACAAAACAGGTTGCTGCAGAGTATGGTGTCACAACTTGCGAGTTGGATATCCTGTCTTGCTTAATGCAGCAAGGAAAGCCTTTGTCGGTTAAGCACATTAGTGAGAGTGTTCACTATTCGAAGGGTATGATCAGCCGCAATGTAGAAAGCCTAAGAGTAAAAGGCTTGGTGAGCGTGGAACGCAATGTAGTGGACCGGCGCGCAGTTTGCGTTGCGCTGACTGAAAAGGCAAACAATGTTGCCAAGGCTGCTGTCAAAGCTACAAATAATTTCTCTAATACGCTTCTTGTCGGAATCGACGCAGGAGAAAAAGATGCGCTAATATCTGTGTTGCAGAAGATGGTTGTCAATTTAGAGACAGAAGAGAAATAACAGAGAATATACAGAAACCACCGAGAATTCGGTGGTTTTTTTGTGTGTTGGTTTTTCTCTTTTTCTGGAATTGTAGTATTAATAAGCATGAGAATATAAGGTGGCGATTGAAGTTGAGCGTATTCGATGTGGCGGCATACATCCTGCAAAAGTGTGGTGATATGTCCTGCATGAAACTACAAAAACTATGTTATTATGCACAGGCCTGGTCTTTGGTATGGGATGATGCTCCTCTATTTGACGAGGATTTCGAGGCTTGGGCCAGCGGTCCGGTGTGTCCTGAACTGTTTCACAGAAACGAAAGAAGGTTTGTTGTATCCGCTTCTGATGAACGCGGCAATGAAAGCTACTTGTCTGATAATCAAAAGGACTCCATTGATAGAGTGTTGGATTTTTATGGTGATAAGGATGCGCGGTGGCTAAGTCAGTTAGCTGTTATGGAGGATCCTTGGAGACTCGCTTGGCGTTGTATGCCAATTGGTGTTAAATCTCCTAACATCGTTAGCAAAGATTCCATGGCCTTGTACTATGGTGAGCTTGAAATATAAGAAAACATCTGAATAAAAGTTGCGCTTGACATTTGTTGAAATATAGTCTATTCTTAAAGTGATGTTTAGTGTAAAAGAGGAGAGATGTGTGAAAAATATGAGTGATTTCAACAACGTGTCTGTTTCTGGGACTCATGTCATCATACATAAAATGGATAATCCATGTTGTGTTAATGATTTTATACGCTGTATGAAGATGGCAAGAAATTATTGTAAAAAAATTGATGAAGAAAATATAACGGTTGTGTGCTTATGTGCTCGTGAACATATTTTCCCAGATGCTTGTGTTCCAATCAGTGCCATCATACAGGAGTATCCAGGTATTTATGGCATTGATGTAAAAGTGGTTATACTAAATAATAGCTATTTGAAGTTTTGTGAATTTCAGAATCCACTGAATTTGCCACCGGAAGAGATCGCATCGTCTAGATCGATTTTGAATAAAATATTCGTTTATGAAGCTGATGGTGATGTTAGTCAACAAGCGGCTGCGATTAATCAGGCTTTTGTTGATTGCATTAGCCGGACGGTGGAGTGCGAGGACGGTGTGCTGAAAGGGCTACTTTGGTGTATATACGAGATTATGGATAATGTACTGATCCACAGTCATAGCAAAAGAGGGTATGTTATGGCCCAATACCACAAAAGCAGAAAACGACTCGCAATATGCGTGTATGATTGTGGAATTGGCATTTATCAGTCTCTTCTTGATGGCGGCTTACACCCAGAAAATGAAGTTGAAGCAATTAACTTGGCTATACGTGAAGGTGTGGGTGATGGCAAAGGTCAGGGAAATGGCTTGTATGGATTGTCTCAGATAGTTCAAGCTAATGGCGGTTGGTTCTCAATTTCTACCGGTCGTTCTTATCTTCGGTTCAAGGATAATGAGTGGGACAGTGGAAGTTCCGTTCAAGTGTTGGGAGATGGACATTGTGGTACAATTGTTGATTTCCAAATAGAACTTACCAGAAAAACGGATATTACAAAAGCGCTTAGTACTATTGGCGATTTCGATGATTGTGATATTCGAATTGAAAACATGATGTCAGACGCGCTAGACACTATTATCTATAAAGTGATTGACAATACGAAAGATTTTGGAACGAGGCAATCAGGGAGAGCTATTCGAAATGACATACTGAACATTATGAAACGAACAAAATTTCCTATCGTGATTGACTTTGATGAAATAGTAATTGCCAGTTCATCATTCATGGACGAAATGATAGCAAAGATAGTTGAAAAGTTGGGTATAGAAGAGTTCAATAAAACAATTTCTTTGATTAACATCAATCCAGAGCTTCTCCATTTGTGTAATAGGTCAATTTATATGAGAATGACAGAAAACACAGAGTTAAATTAAAATATTATTTTTTCAAAAATACCTTTACATTTTCGTGTATGCGTGATATAATAATAACAAGATGTTAATCATCTGTTGCCTGTGATCCACCACAGTTAGCTGGAAATTGTGTGTGGCTAGGTCAGCAAGCGGTTGAGTATGAACCGGATCCGGATATGTCGTTAGGCAGCAAAATACTCATTTGTGTCGGTCATTTTGGATTAAATATCGTGGATGGTCGCATAACACAAAAAAGCCACCGATTTTTCGGTGGCCTTTGTTTTTATAAAAGCCTAGATTTTTTGCGCATTTTTCTGATTTTTTTCTTGACATTCGTTTTACATTGTATTATTATAAAACGGATAGAAAAGAGAAATGTGATAATTTAGCAATTAACTGTCCTTTTCAGGCGGTTTTTTTCATTTTAAGAAGATTTTGGAGGTGATAAATACATTATAACTAAATATCCTTGACATAATGTTTAATGTAGGATACAATTCTAATATATAGTTCTTCTATATAAATTGTATTTCTGTTAAATATCAAAGAGTCTACATGATACATTTGTTTTAAGTGTACGTGTGGGCTCTTTGTTGTTTATAATAAATCTCAAATTAATTATGAAAGGATGAAAATTTAATGAAAAAGCATTTAACACGTTTCGGTTCACTTTTTCTTGCGCTGCTGATGATTATTACATCATCTGTGGTTGCATATGCAAGTGAACCGACACAATTGAACGAACAAAACACTGTAGTAGACTTCCCGAATGGTCGAGAGATCTACAATGGCAAAACACATTGTCCTGATGTAAAAGTTGCGTATGTTGATGGTGAAACGAAGACGGAACTTCAAAAGGATAAGGATTTTACGGTTGTATATCCTGAAGCTGCTACCAATGCTGGTCAATACAGTCTTGAGATCCAGTTTACTGGTGATTATGCTGGAGAGATCGAAAAGGCATATACGGTAAATAAGGCTGATGGATTTGCAGTCAGTGATGTCCGCTTTGACGGGAAAGCACACAGTAATTATTTGTCCTATGCTTATACCGGAAGCGCGATCAAACCGAAGGTGACAGTGTATTCCGCCGATCTTGGTTCCTATCTTGTAAACGGTAAAGATTATACTGTGTCCTATTCCGACAATCTCAATGTTGGCAAGGGTCAGGTCACTATTCGTTTTCAGGGGAATTATCTGGGTTCTTATGGCAAAGAGTTCGACATTAAAAAGGCTTCTGCTTCTAAGTACTCTGTAGCCCTTTCTAAGACCTCTTTTGTGTACAACGGCAAGATTCAAAAGCCGTCTGTTACTGTCAAGAATTCTAAGGGCAAGGTGTTGAAGAACGGTAGAGATTACACGGTATCTGTTCCGAATGCAAAGAACATTGGTAAGTATACCGCCAAGGTTACTTTCAAGGGCAATTACTCCGGTTCTATCTCCAAGTCTTTTGCAATTGTTCCGAAGGGTACGGCCATTAAGAAAGTCTCCGCTTCTATGCAGGGCTTCGGTGTAACATGGAAGAAGCAGACGAAAAAGACAACCGGCTATCAGATCCAGTACAGTACAGATAAAGCATTTAAGAAAAATGTAAAGACTGTAACTGTTAAGGGCAACAAGAATGTCAAGAAGTCTTTTTCTAAGCTTGGTAATTACAAGACCTATTATGTACGAGCCAGAGTGTACAGTACGGTAAAGCAGGGTGGCAAGAAGGTTAATCTGTATTCCGGTTGGTGCCAGGCTAAGTCCGTAAAGACCAAGGGCGTTCCGGCTGTCAAGTTGAATTCTGTTAAGTCTGGTGAGTATGCATTTACTGCCAACTACAATAGAAACAGCGGTGTAACCGGCTACCAGGTTCAGTATAGCACAGCTTCCAACTTCAAGGGTGCTAAGACTATCGCCAAGAAGAATACCAAGACTAAGGCCAAGACTTATTCTACTACTGTAAAGAACCTTTCCGGTGCTAAGAAGTACTATGTACGTGTTCGGACTTACAAGACCGTAAAAGTTGGCAAGAAAAAGATGACTTATTATTCTAACTGGTCCGCAGTAAAGGCTGTGACTACAAAGAAGGTAACGCCTGCTGCCGCTCCTACTGGTTTCAAACTGTCCGCGCCTAAGTATAAAAAGTTGAAGGGGTCTTGGAACAAAGTTGCTGGTGCTTCTGGGTATCAGTTGCAATATAGTCGTGAAGATGGATATACTGGCACCAAAGAGCAAAAGGATGGCGTTATTTATTCGATGAATCTGTATGCTTCGCATTACTATTCATACAATTATAAAAACGATTCTGCCGCTGGTATTGTTACAACATCTAATTTGTCCGCTATAGCAAGTTCTTTAAAGGGTGGTAAAGAATATACTGCTCGTGTTCGTTCTTATAAAACACGGAATGGAAAACGCGTATGTGTGAAACGTTCTGCTATAAGTCACAATTGTGATGAAAATGCAGGGGATTGATTTTTTAATGTTGCCGATAGTTGGCTTTTGTTATTCGATTTTTCAAGGGCTTTATTCTTTTTACACAGATAGTACAATAATCAACTGGCGATATGTACAATGTCGCAACTTATATTGCAGCATTGTATGTTGTTTGCAATGTGCTGATTTTGTTCTTCTTTTTTGTGTATAAGCTTGAAATATACCATTAAAAATCAACCCAACTGTTGTTGTGAGTCCGGGAATGAGAAGGTTATGGTCCTTCGAAACCGACCGCTAATACTGCTGATAGCGATTTGTTCTTGCAGAAACAAATGGTTATAAGCCAGCAAAAGTCGCATGAAGTTTGCCGTCGCACAAGAAATGTGCACGAAAGGCCCGTTGGGCTGCAGAGGATAGTGCGGGCGTCTATAAAATAGATATGGTTAGAATGTGCGCTGAGCGCACTGACGAATACTCGAATGTACGGGCCAATATTTCCGCCTGTAGAAATGCAGGAGCTGCTACGCAGCGTCAATCGAGGATGGGTAGCGATGTACACAGTGACAATCCTCGGTCAGCCAAATATGACCGTTCTTTTGAATGATTGACTGGCTCATAGAGTAGACCTAAGTCTATATGCAAAGATAATAACAACGGAACGTATAGAAAGGTATCCACTGAAATGTGAACCCACTGCAATGGGGATGTTCAGGAACCGTTGGGGAAACAAGTTGCCAAAACTTGAAGAAAGACGGTTTGGGGTATATCTGAGTAGGGGCATGGTACCAATGAAGCGGTGATAATAAACCGTGGAGGGACGGCCCTAAGTCAAACAGATTCATTTTATCAAAAAAAATATAAAACATAAATCTTGTTTCACTTGAATTAAATGTTTGATGGAACGCCGTGTGCGGTGAAAGTCGCACGCACGGTGTGGGGCGGGGGAAAGCCTGGAGATGATATCAAAGGGCTACCTATCGTCATATTCAGCTTGGACGGATATTCAGATGGTGAAGGTCCTGGAAGACACTTCAGAGAGCCTGACGGCTGCTCAAAAGCAGTGGGTTGTTGATAATGTGCTTAAACCCACAAATGAAGTAGCAAAGAAATACGGTTACAAAAAGACTGTAACTGTACGTAAGATCGATGCCGGAACACATGAATATGATGTTGCTGTAAAGAATCATTCGTTTAGAACTCTTAGCAGTAATCCTAAGTCGAATTATTATTACAAAGACTTTAAAAATTCATGGTTTGAATACGCTGAAGATCACGAAAGCTTGATGGATCTCATGGTTACTGATTATGGTAGAACCAGAATTTCTTATTGCTGGATCGACCGTGGTGGTTATTCCGATTTGTGTCTAGTATGCGACTAATTTTTTTGATCCTTAATTATTTTGATAGGCCCACCTTTGGTGGGTCTTTTTTGTTTGCTTTAAATCATTATGTAAGAGTTGTTAGTATATGTTGATTTGGTGCGAGCCTCACTATGTTGATTTAACGATAACATTGTATATAAATTGTATATAAAATGTATAATTTTTACAATAAGTCATTGACAAATATTGTCATTGATTGTATGCTGTAAGTGAAATGTGTTACAAATACAAACATTTAGGAAGGATGGTGATAACTTATGCACAAGTATCGCGAATTTACACAGTGTTCATTTGATGGCAAAACAAAAACATGTGATTTATAATGCGATTTATCAAGACTTTAAATCACTAAACGGATAAATGCTGTGTAATGTATGTTATGAGAGAGGTTGCTGTAGAACGTTAAATTGAATTTTAAAGAAAGGAACAAATTATGAGAAAAGCACTGTGCGTCGGAATTGATAACTATGAACACGTTCCAAATCTTAGCGGTTGTGTAAACGATGCGAATGCTGTTGGAACAGTATTGGAAAGAAACGCAGATGGCACAATTAATTTTGGAGTGAAAAAAATGTGTGCCACCAGTAAAGACTCGCGTATCTCTAGATCACAGCTTAAAGCGGCTGTTGAAGAGTTATTTAAAAGTGAAACAGAGGTGGCGTTGTTCTACTTTGCTGGGCATGGATCCTTTGATTCGGTTGGTGAATATTTATGTACAAGTGAAGTGAGAGACGTTGGTGATGGGTTCCCGTTAAATGATGTGATGAAGCTTGCTGCTGATTCTAAAGCACAAAATAAGATCATTATTTTAGATAGTTGTTGCAGTGGATCGATAGCAAGTTGTGTAGCAACACCCAATCGCTCTGTAATAGATGACGGCACGGTAGTATTAGCTGCGTGTGAGGCTCATGATGTTGCATCTGAGAATAACGGCTCAGGGGTTTTCACTTCGTTGTTAGTTGAAGCATTGATGGGTGGCGCGATGAATTTGCTTGGTGATGTGTCTCCTGGTAGTCTATACGCCTACATAGATAGATCACTTGGTCCGTGGGAGCAGCGCCCAGTATTTAAAGCAAACATTAAGAACTTTGTTTCTTTGAGAAAAAACAACCCTCCGATTTCTATCGAAGATCTTCGACGCATTACCGAGCTTTTTGACGAGCCTAGTGCTGAGTTTAAACTGGATCCAACATATGAACCAGATAAACATGAAGCCGACACAAAAGAAGTCAATAAAGAACATGAATCAATTTTTGCTGTTTTGCAACATTATGTTAAATTGAATTTAGTGGTTCCAGTCGGCGAAAAGCATATGTATTACGCTGCAATTTACCGTAAATCCTGTAAGCTTACGGCGCTTGGACAGCATTATTGGATGCTCGCCAAGAAAAATATTATTTAAAAGAGGAGATGTATATAATGGTAATTCAACAAAACAAAATTAAAGTATTCATTCCACACAGATGGAGCTATGAAGACTACGCGAAAATTTATGAATTGCTTGACAGAACAAAATACGAAATATCTGATAAGTCAGTTCCGGAGACCGCTCCGCTTGATTTCATTGACAAGAGATACAATGTTGACCCGCAGATTCAACGGCGGATCAAACGTGCTGATGTGGTTGTTTGCTCCAACAGACCTGCGAACAACAATGGAATGTCAATAGATGAAATTAAGTTTGCCGTTGATAATCATAAACCGATAGTTGCCATCCGAATTACCGATAGCAATAGTTCATATATAAGTGAATTTGGCATTCAGGTAATTGCTTGTCGTAAAGATTCTCTGGAGTCTTGGATTAATGAGAATGTAAAATAGTGCAGTTGTTATCAGTCAAAAACTCTTCGGCCTTCCAAAAGGAGGGCCGTTTTTATTCATAGAGACGTAAAAAAACTATGTTATAATTTTAGTAAGTGGCTCTGATTCGCAAAAAAATGATTTAAAACGACTTTGACGGTAATATCGAAAATCTGTATAATAATGTCAACAGACCCCACCACGCCTCTGATTATTCATACGCAACCCGGTGTGACTTTTTTATTGCTTTTGCAGAATTGAAACAGAATAGGCTGCAGTTTTAACAGCTGGAGAGCACAACGGTGCTAAAAAATTATATGTAGTTGACAAAAAATGCAATATTAAAAGTGCAGGAAGTGATTTCTGCGATGTTTGAGCATCTAAAGTTGTAGACAAGAAGAAGTCGGTAAAAGTTCTTCATCATGTTGAGTGTCAGAAATGGCACTCGTGGCTGATGGGCAGCATCGTAACTCATGACAAAGAAACTCCGGATAGGATATGCGGAGTAATAGCCAGTGATGGCGTCGTTGTTGGCGCTTTCACTGTTTTTTTTGCACTTTTGTTTCAATGAGCCTTGTCTTTATTTTCTGTTTGGTGTATAATTATATTAATAGGGGTATGCGTTTGCGGACTCATACCTGAGGGGGTTGGAGCAATTCGACTCCCTTTTTATTTATCGATTGTCACAACTTGGCGCAGAACAACAAGAGAATGGTTTTAAAAAGCATCACTTAGTACACAGAAGTCTTTCTCCGGAGTGAAAAGGGCATTAGAACTTTTTTCAAATAAAAAGGGACCTTGGACGGGTTCCTTTTTATTTTTTTGCTTGTGTGGTATTAATATTTTGAAGAATAAATACAAAATGGAGGTCGCGAATAATAATATGAGTTGGTATGATACTATTGATAGAATTGATGCACAAGCATTTCAAGACGCTCAGTCAATGAAAGGCTTTTATATTGGAAATGGCCAATCAAGTATAGGGATGCTGAAAGATAGTTTGCTCCGTCAGTTGAAGTGGCCAAACGAAGATGACCAATACGCTGCGTTTGGTAGTGGAAAGGAATGTTGCAGGCTAATTCGAGAGCAGTGTAACAAATCGAAGACTGAAACTCTTAATGATGGAGAGATAACATCATTGTGGAACGAACTCATCAAATTCCAACGAAATCATGGAATTTTTTACTCTGCTGTATATGATTCTATCGTATTTGAGAATAAAATCCCTAAAACAATCGCAGGTGGAATTTCCAGACAAGGCCCGGATACATTTGACGATCGCACAATGTTAGCGTTTTTGGATTTACATCAATTTAGCGGCATTATTCTGAAATTGTGCAGTATATTTTTTAGTAAACAAGACGTCAAGAGCGAAATAAGACTGTATTGGCAAGATTTTGCGGACATATATAGATATTACTGCGTTGCAAGCATAATCCAGGTGCTGTATAGTGATGTGGTGGACGATGAGCAAATCAAATTTTTGCAATATCTGGCAAAGCTGAAGTATGTGTTCGCCGAGTGGGGATCTGTAGAATCTTGTAATCAAATGTTTCAGCTCACGCAGGACCAAATAGACACATTGGTTCAATTAGGCATAATTACAAAAAATCGTCTTGCCAGCGATGGCACACCTGTATATGTACTTGGCGATGTTTTCGTTATGACGGGGTATAGCTATGAGAGGTGAAAAAATGAACGATAACTACTCAAAGAAAAGGCCGAGCGTGCCTAACCCTGATGTCGGCCATTTGGTGAGATGTACCGGCCCAATTCTTTCTGATAAGAATTATATTAAGCGTCTTAATCAGATTAGCGAAGAGGAACGTAAGCGATCAATTTCAGCAGATTACGCGCGCAATATTCGATTTTATTAAACAAATTATTGTTGGAGGAGGTGCGTTCATGGGGCTATTTGATATTTAATAGGAATCTCTGCTTAACAAGTGTTATTGGCACTGAAGTTGTTAAATCGATATTTTGTTGTTATCTGAACATGACGCGAAAATGGGAGTTCCGTTAGGAACTCCCATTTCTTAATGAATATTGATGTATGTACATCTAAGACTTGATTTCTAATCTGGTCTTTATGTACGATGCACAAACAAACCCACATTAATAGATATTACATTATATATCAAATGCTCTGAGATTTCAATAGAATTTTAAAATTAATGGTATCATTTTATATTTGAAGGCCAAAAATATAAAAAATACAAATAATTTTAGTTTTTTATATTGACAAAATCTATTTACTCATATATTATTAGTGAAACTGAGAAGTGAAAAATGGGCACTGCTTTGCAGGCTTGCCGAACAAAGAATTACATGATTCTTTAGAGCAAGCGCATTGTAGCAAAAGGTCGGTAGTAAAGAGGAGAAAATGATGATAAAAACCATAAGTATTGATGTCAGCGGCGAAACAAACTTTGACTTTTTGCAGGACGACGAGATAATCGACGACCAAATTATACGTTCGTTTTTTACTGATGAAGTGATGTGCCAGATGCGCAAACAGGTTAAGTTAATGGATAAAACAGACCTGATTGTTATGGAATACCCATATTATGATCGCGAATATTTGAGTTGTGTTTATAAGCATGGTATGAAATATGCCAATATTGACAAGCGCTGTCTCCGTGTTATGTTCTTTTCAAAACATGAATCAGTTTCAATAGGAGTACTTTCTTTTCCCGATGATTATAAATTCCTTGGATTTTGCACGTTATTTCCAGTAAACTCGCCTTATAGGCTCGGAAGAGTGTCGATAGATCCGTCTGTTTTACTAAATGATAAATATTCTGTGATATCGTATCCGGGCAAAATTCATCACTTGGGGTATGAACTAACGTTAGATGCTTTCCCATGTATAAAACAACTTCCATATGGTTTGTGTTGTGGACACGATTCTCTTTGGGGAATCTTGAATTATTTCCCAAAATTTCATGATTATGCAGCTACACGATTCGCAGAAGTCCTGGATGATCCTGAAAACACGTTATCTGCAGCAGATGGAATAAGTGGAAAACAGATGTCTGCAGTGCTTACACGTGCCGGCTATTTACCTGTTTTGAGGTGGATGGCTTCTGGTTGCTATTCTTATTTCGACTTGATTGAAGAATTGTCTACTTACGTCCAATCTAGAATTCCTGTAATACTTCTTACTAATGATGGGGAACTTAATCATGCTGTCTTGTGTGTTGGTTACAAAACGGAGAAAACAATCAGTTTAATGCGGGAGTATACCCCATGGTGCCTTCCTTGTCAAGAAATATTTGTGGACGGAAAGCCGGTTTTGGGTGCATTTACATCAGCACTGTTGAACACATTGGTTGTTTTGGATGATTCAGAGTTCGCATACAGTGAATTAAGCATTTCTGCTTTAAATAACGTAAATAAAAACAACTCTTATGGAAAAATCTGTGGGTTTGTGGCTCCGTTATATTCAAAAATGAAGCTGAATTATGTGTCTGCAAAACAATTTGCCTTGTGTTATTTGCGCGAAGAAAATGCTAATATTGAATTCTTTAACCAGGACTGTGAAATAATCGATATATCGATTGTGATCGTCTCTAGTAACACGTATAAAGAATTTGTACGAAAAAACCTAGATACATACCCGTATGCCGACTGTGTTCTTGCTATGGAATTGCCAAAGTTGGTTTGGCTTATCCAAATTTCAGATGAGTATTTAGGAAACAAGGGGATGTCTAGTGGCGTAATGTTACTCGATACAACAGCTTTCAAGGCAGAACGAGATGTCTATCTCGCACTACTTGGTCAAAAGAACGCTATATTCAAAGATAACGGTGTTCCGGTATGTCCTGATAAGGCGGCTGCAAGGCCAGTGATTTATCCCAAATTTCAATAAATGCAATCTTGATCTATCTTAATGGAGGCATTATGATGCAAGAAGAAAAAAGTAAAATTTACCAAAATAGATTACGAAATATCCAAAGTGAAAATGCTAGGTGCGAGCAAAGTTCAAGAATTGCTATGCAAATGCAATTTAGCGGCTATACACCGGTGTGCGATAATACATCTGATTGTGATATTCAGAATTTTATAGAGTCTGTCTATAATGATTTAGTGAATAAAAGTAAAAGTGATGACAAACAAAAGAAACAAATAGAAGCTAATGTAGACGTAATAAAATCTGCACTAAAAGATGCGATTTCTGTTTCTCAGCCAGCTACAGGAGAATCTCTATATGCTAGAACGTATGTTGTTGGAGATGGTTTGATTCACACCGATAAAAATGTAGTTTGGTTTTGTTTGTCTGCATTTTCACGAGCTGTTGTGTTAACTCTTGCTCAACAGGACGCTCAAAATGATGATATAAGAACAGTCTTGAATATTGCGGCTTTTGTTGTGAGTATTGCACTGATGTTGTATGAAAATTGTGTGTGCACAAATCTTGATAAAGATGGTCATGAGCTGTTAAGATGGATAATTGGTCGTAGCCGTACTCAGCCATCATTCTCAATGGATGAAGCAGTAGAAAAAATTAAACAACTTTATGACGGCAGTGAAGAAACAATGGAAGAAAAGGCAAAGAAAATTACTAAAAAATGGCTTAATGAATTTCTAGGCTTTGGTATAATTGAAAACGTGGGGCAATCCGAGTTTCGATTATGTGATGTCGTGACAATTCATTTGCAAAAAAAGAGTAGCTGATTTTTTCTTTACAATTATAATGTATCTGGTGTAATTATGGTAAATAAAAAGAGAGTATATACTGATCAAAAAATCAAATTGTCACCTCGGAAAGGTGAAAGAAATATCTTATCAACAGAAGGGTATAAAGAACGGCTTATGTTTGAAAAGAGAAGGTCGGCATCAATTTCCGCGGTTGAAAAGTGCATTGCAGAGATGCGCTTTTATTAAGTATTAGGATTGTTTGAATGCGTGTTTCTTAATTAGCACTGAGTTGCATATGTAGAATCAACGCTGTTTTAAGTAACTTGCAGCGCAAGCATTATGCTTGCGCTGTTTTCCTTTTTGTGGAGAGTATGTTATAATTTTACATATATGATTTTTTTGAAAGGAGCACCAAGGGGGTGTTCCTTTTTCTTTTTCACATTCAATTTATTTTTATCCGTAAGGGGGAGGTCCAATGAAAAAATCTATTCCAAAAAGAATTTTGTCTGTGTTTCTGGCATTGCTAATGTTCTTTACAACATTTCCGGTCGGAGCCATTCAGGCATTTGCCAACGTAGCATCCGGACAGATTACCATTTCCAATGGTAAGAAATACAAAGTTGCCTGGAACTACAACTACGGTAAGAATGAGAATGGTAAAATTCGCATTCCGGAATACAGTAGAGAAATTGCCGGGAATAAAGCCGGTGCCGGTACAACCAATCTTCTGAGAAAGTATGTATCGTCAGATTTGTCCGGCAGTGAAAAGAATGCTGGCAAAGATGAAGTGCCGATTTTTCGTCTTTCCAGATCTTACGGTTATACCAGTGATGAGAGCGGAGCCAGTGCGGTAACGACAATCAATGTAGATCCAAACAAGATTACTGATTTCATCAATGCTGCAAAAAGTGACGGTATTAAGATTCCAGAAAAGAGGGCGCGGAGAATTTATTACGTCCTCATCAACGGCTTTAAACAATTCACCACCAACTCCGGCGATCAGTTTTACCGTGAGCAACTGTATTTTATTGCTACACAGTGTATTCTGTGGGAGCTGGATGAGGGCAAGCGCGTTGGCTTCGGCAACGATACGAAGTGGACGGATGTGCGTTCTAAATCGTATAAGGCCAATGCAAAGAATAAAGAGCGCAGTCAGGATATCGTGGGGTCCTATAGCAAGAGCATTGACGCTTCTTATCGTTATTATTGGCATGACTTCTATTACACTGTAAAAAATAAGTATTTCAATAATGTAAAAGATTGTCCTGATTACTATAACGAGATTTTGGAAGCTGCTGAGATGCAGATGAATGGGCAGCAGTTCCAATATAAGAGTGGAAGTCAATGGCGTAACTTCAGCGATTTGGGTAGTAATGATTATACGCAGATGGCTTGGAATGACAGCAAAAAGCGTTATGAGTCTACTTACTATGTTTCCAAAAAGTTTTTGGGTACTGAGTATGGCAAGTATGATCCAAATAAGATTGTGCTTCCTATCAGAAACAGTAATGGCTCAGTATTTACCACCACGTTTACCGGTGATGTTAAAGTCTATTCGCAAGCAACTACACAGTCTAAGGTGATTTGTAATGTGGATAGCGCTATGCGTAATAGAATGGTTACGTCTAAAGGTAAAAAAGGTCCACAGTACAGAGGCGCTTCTGTGTTGGGTAAAACACGAAATGGCAAGTTTTACTGTGTGTACTTTGGCGATGAAGAAAAAAACACAACTTCTTACTATGGCTATGTTCCAGTAAGCTCCGCTAAGCTGAAAACAAAACCTGCAGAACCGTTTATGAAGGTAGAAGTGAGCGGTAACAAGCTGACCTTCTATACATCCCGCCGGTCCAATGTGTCTGTCAATTTGGCTTGGCATATGAATGCACCTGATATTTATAACAAAGCAACGTATTTTCAGGGCAAAGATAAAACTGCCGGTGTTAAGGGCTACATCTGTGGTGGTCGTTATAATACCGTGCGTGTGCTGTTTAATCTAAAGACCGTGGCGCATAGGGCTTATTTAAAATGTTCTCTCGATGGAGCAAACTTAAAGACGATTACAGTGGCACACGGTGAGACAGTTCCCGGAAGCTACTTCAACGATCAAGAAAAGACGCATCCGCAAAAGCACAACAACTACAAATACACTTACAGCTATAAACATTGGAGCGCGTCAAAGAATGGCTCAAAAATGACTAATCCGGTGCCAAGTCAGAAAAAGATTTATGGCGATACCACATTCTGGATGTGTCTGGATAAGAAAGAGAATGCAAAAGGCAGAGCGGTGTATTACTGCAGTTTGTGCGGAGCACAACTGTATGATACTTCAACCAGTAAAAATGACAGAGAACATTACGCCGGAGAAAAGTATACTATCCCCACTGGTTCAAAACATGTGTGCTCTGTCAATGGTGGAAAGATTACATACAATGGCAAGACCATTGATGTTGGAGATTATTCGATTACATTCCAAGGCTGGGGTCAAGACAGTAACGCAAATGCTAAGCTGGCTACCGGTACATTGAATGATAGTTTGAGCGTGTTGAGCAACCATAAGGCAGGTTCTCAAACAACTGTGCCAAGCAGCACGCAAAAGTATTATGCAAAGTACGCCCTCAAGCTGACGAACGAGAATAAAGTTTTATTTAAGTGTTCTATCGATGAAAATGAAATTGCGTTGCTGCGTGGTGCACCAGGCTCTACACAGGGTCCTGTACCTGCAGGCGAATCTCATAACGACTCCAGTAATTTAAGTAATTTGCAATACAAAGGTCATCCGCTGAGTGATTATAAAATTACATTCAGCTATTGGGGAACAAATCCTGATTATACGGTGAATGATAAGTCGGATGATGCTTCATTGACTGTCGGTAATGACATTACGATGCCAAGTGCTAAAGTGACAGTGTATTATGCGAAGTACACATTCACGCTGCAGTCTACGGTAAACTTTGTTTGTGCACTGTGCGGCGAAACAATCAGTTCAACAACTGCTAACGTTGGGCAGACGATAAATGCGCCTTCAGTAAATGGGCATAATTGTACGGGCACAGCTGCAATTGCCGGGCTGAACGGCGATTTGGAAGATCTGAACAGAACATTCAAGGGCTGGGGTGCTACGGCAGATAACTATGATTATGCTAAAGATCAGGTAACAACGATCAAGACGCCTGCTGAAGGTGAAGTAACCTATTATGCGCAGTGGCAGCTGCAAAACAATATTTCAGCAGCCGGTTCTTTGTCCGGAATTGATGATTTGCTAAATGCCATCAATTATTATGAGTCCAATTATAAAGATGTAACAATTGATCCAAGTGATGATCAGGCAGTGGCAGCTGCGGCTGATGCAAAAGAAGCTGCAGATGAGGCTCAAAAGAAAATCTCCAAATGGGTAGGCGTATCAGATAACTGGACGCTTCAAGAGGGGAGCAGCAAAGCGATTAAGCCTTCCGGGCAGGCCGGAGCTTCAACTGACTACGAAAATTCTGTGGAAACAGATATGTATGTAACGGACAATAACTCATTGGGCAAGGTGGTTACGGTTTCTATTCCAAAATCAACCGGCTTTAAGATTGTGAGCATTGTTGTAGATGATGGTGCAGTAAACAAAGACGGCAGCCCTGTTGGTTCCAGAACACTTTATCCACAAAACAGTGAGCAGTTCTATAAAATGTCCTTCAACACGAATGTTGCATCTTTAAAGGCTTCTGACATCCATGTTACATTTGCTCCGGTCAGTGATTCTAAAGTCATTCTGAACTATGTGGCATTGACAGACAGTTTTGATTACGATAGTTCTTCTATCTATGAGGACAACACTATCGTATCGTCGAAGGTTCTAGACTGGGATGCAGCAAAGGCGTTTTCATTCAAAGGCGGTTATTATGAAGATACCGTTGAACAGACGGACGCTGACGGCAATACAACAACGACTACAGAAAATGTTCCGTATTTCAAAGAGTCTGTAGAATATGGTGGAAGCACATGCGACTATGTGGGTGCTTATGGATACATAGATGTGTTTGGTAACTATCAACATAAAGAAGTAGCAGGGGAGCCTGATTTTACTGTTGATGAAATGCATGGCACTCTGAATGTGTATCTGTATTATATGCCTAAGGGCGATGGTAAGGGCGGTATTGAGTACAATTTGTTTGCTCGCGGAGATGAAGCTGTTGAGGCTTTAAATCTGCTTAAAACCGGTTCTCAGCTGCTTTTGTATCGATCAAAATCACTTTCTTCACTGCCGGTAAATGCGGATGAATTGTTTAACAACATCAATGAAAAGTGTGGTTCAAAGTTTTCTGATTATTTGACGGCTCAAAACAACTACGCTTGGAAGTGCTCATGTGGTAGTATCGTAGAGAATACTTCTATTTGTCCAGACTGCGGTAAATCTATCGACGACCAGGGAGGTGTCCCCGAGTTTTGGATTGTTCCTGATGCCTGGCAGTGCTCAAAGTGCGAATCTACAAATAGTGGTGTTGAATGTGATGGAGAAACATGCACAAATACCTATATGCAACAAACGGCTTCGTCCAAGACTTGGAAGTGCTCTGCCTGTGGCCATTCTAACTCTACGCTGACTTGTCAGGGTTCAACGTATGATGTGGAATTAGTTAAAGATATTACGGCCAATGTGAGTGAGAGTCGAGCAAATGTCAATGCATTTAAAGAGTATCCGTATGCTTGTGAGGGGCATGAAGGGGATAGCCCATATACTGGCGGTTCTGTTTCCCTGATTCGTTGCTCTAAGTGTCATAAGTGGTTTTCTGGTGGACTAGGAGTGAGTAACGGAAGACATACATCTACGGCATATATTGGTTCTCCAAGCATCGGCTATTCAAAGACCAATCTTGCGTTGTGTGGCGGTGGCGGATCTGCGGATCAGTATGATACAGCCTACGTTCACACCGGTGGTTCTTTGATTAGTTCAACAATTGCAACAGGCTGGCAATGTTCTGTGTGTGGAACGAAACATCCAGCCGGAAAGGCTAATTGTGGACACAGCATTTATCCGAATTATGTAACTGTGTCACTCCCTGCAAATAGTTTGACTTCTGGATATTACTATTATTTTGTCATTAAAGATAACAAGTCTGATCGCTATTACTACAATGACGAGGTAACTGGTGGCAGTGTGCGTTATACAAACAACCACCTGGTGTATAACGCCGAGGCATATTATGGAGATCAGTTAAATCAGATCAAAGTATATGATAACGCAACGTTTAATTCCAGAACGCCTGTTGCTGGCGCGCGCGTGATGGTTTTGTCTGAAAGCAAGTATAAAGAATTAGTAGGACTTAAGTCTGCAGATGATCTTACTTGGACTTGTTATGGCTGTTCTTACAAGGATTGTCCGTCATGCAAAGAAAAAAACGCCTATGATGCCATCGTGTGTGCGAATTGTGGAGCGTGGTTGTCTGACATCCCGACATATAAAACAAATCCGTATAATACGGATTTCTGCAGTGAATGTAATGAGCCTCGAAGTGACCCCGATTTTCAGATCTTAAAAACCGACGAGAATGGGGCTATAATGTTTTATGGTGACGCAGACACATACAAGTTCTTTATTATGCCTGAAGACTTTACTGTGTCTGATGTAACTAAGAACATCAAGGACTATAATGAAGTCCATCTGAACTATTACGCTTATGAAGAGGCATTTAAGACGTCACCAAAAGCTTTTGAGACTGTTTCGGAAAAGAGCGTTGTCTCATCTTTAGAAGAGTTTAAAAACGCAAATACGGCAGGGCAAAAATCTATAGTTGGAAAAACATATTTAACAGAGGTTGACCTGTATGCTAAAGACCGTATCGATCTGAGACTGCACACACTGGATAAATCAGCTAACTTAAATCCAGAATACAAACAAGGCAATCCTGTTGAGAATGTCTCAATGAACGTTTATAAGATGGATTCTCTGGGCGTTTATCGATCCATCGAAAGGGATAAGGTTCTCAATACTTCTAAGGATTTTGATTTTTATTCAGACGATGGAACTTATTTGAATTATTCTTATTATCCAACTGAACCGGGAACATATAAATTTGAGTTCTTCTTTATAGATCAAAATGGCGAGAAGCAAAAGGTGTGGACAACTCGTTCAGGATCGGTGTCTTTTAAGGAGAATGTGCAAGAAATTAAGTACACAGGCAAGTATGCTAAGCTTGATTATTATTTAAAAAAGCAGACTAACGCTGACAGCAAAACTGTGACAACCTTTTTCGATTCGGTGGATCGGTCCTATAACGAAAGCGGTGTTTCATTTTTTGATAATGACAACATTGTATATTCTTTGTACACAAAGAATGAAAAGGACGAGCTTGTTCCATACACGACTCTTGATCTAAATAAAATTGGAATTTTAGCCGAACTGTCCCAAAAAGTAAGCACATTAAATGCCCAAAAAGAGGCGGATGCTAAAAACTTCAGCACAAATACTTATCCGTCTTTCAATAAGTCATACACATATCACGACGATGCCACAAATGATAATTTCACGATCACCGTTGACTATCAAGACTATGCATTCTCTTCATCTAAAGCAAGGGAGTATGCGAACAGATGGGGCGAATGTCACAACCCATATTCTCCGATCACAGAGAAGAAGGTGACGAATGCGGCAGATGCGTTGGCAGCAATTTCAAATATTACTCCAATCAAGAAGTATTATGTTTCAATTACAACCAAATCGCCAGAGGATTTGTATTATTCTGTGTCTTGTGATGAATTCACTTCCGATGAGTCTTCAACAGTATTTAAGGTTGATTCAAAGTCTCTTGCAGATTATGAATACTCCGCTGATACAGAGGGTACGATAGACGGATATAACGCACTTTCTGATTTTACTGCACTCAATTTTGCAAATGGTAATGATGTACTCTTAAATATCGGCAAAGGTGATCAGACACAGGCAAGTCAACTTAATGGTATTATTACAACATCTAACGGCCTGCCGATTATCGGTTACGATGGTGTTGAGTATAGTAAATTATTTGACCAATTTATGCTACGGGGCAACGGCAATTCCACGATCGCATTGAAAGATCACATAAACGAAGATCAAATCAATTCTTTGCAAAGTGTTCTTGAGAATGACATGATGGCCTATGGCGTAATGCTGGAATATTATCCGACGGGCAAGCCTGTCGCAGCCGATGCTGAACGAGCCTGGGACGCTGATGGTATGGACAGCACACAGAATAAGTATTCGGTGATTAAGTCACAGTATAGTAAGTCAAAGACCGGAGTGATGTACCGAGATAGCGTATTCGATTATGCCAATAAGTCAGTCTTGTATTTTGGTGACAGCGCAGAGGGAGCGACACCTGGTGCATTATATAATATGCTTTGCGACTTTGCTATTCGTCACCAAGCAGCAGACAGAGATGGTTATGTTGTCTTGAAAGTGTTGTGTTCTGAGGCTACCATTGATATTTACGCTACAGATTTAGCTACAAAATACAGTATTAAAAACAGTCTGCAATCGACAAACCCGGTTGTTGCTAATCCATTTGTAAAGAGTAGTAATCTATTTACAGATGGAATTCCGTCAGAGTTTGTTGGTATTTCGTCTGTTGAGTTTAAAGAAGATAAGCTGAAGACGAAAGTTACAAATATAGATAATCTTGCAACTGCTCAGGTTACAAGCCGAGAGGACGCTCAAAACGCAACCGCTCGTGTAACTTTGGATAATACGCTTCAGTATTTGAATTTGTACACAAGCAAAATTGCAACACCGTTAGCGGTGCTTAAGGACTATAATGTTTCTCCAGATGGTAATGCTACTGTTATGAACGAGGGTAACGATCTTCTGACGGATGCAGATGGCTATATCTATACTCTAAACGCAAACTGCTCTTTAGACGCCGCCACGAAGGATTTTGGTAAGTCAAACTTCATTTATGTCGGATATAAGCTTGAAGATAATGATGGCAGTAATCCGGCTTATCCAAAGAACACACATCCATACAAGATGAGTGTACGTCTTTTGTCCTCTGTGGATAAGGCACTTGAAAATGATGACCGTAGACTGTTTGGCTTGTTTGGAACATCAACTCGTGTGACACCAAATGGAACAACTGCGAACAACATTTTTTCATTTAAGAGTGATGTCCAAGGCTCAAAGCCTCTTGGTTATGACACCGTAGAACATTATACAGCCGAAATGGATCTGAAAACTTATCAGATAAAGACCAGTATTCAGAATGGTACAATTACCAAAACGGTGACTGGATTACGTGCTGGTAATTACAAAAATATCGCGGGTGCTGACTCTGTTGTTACATTTACGCCGGATCCTGGTTATCAGATCACTTCTGTTAAAATTGATGGAAAGGAATTAAATTCTGGAGAAAAGTTAACAGGCGCACAATTGGTATGGACGGGTGACACCAAGAGCGGTAAAGTTTCAATTCCCGGAACTTTGAGCGCTGACCATACAGTTGATGTTGTTTGTACAAGAACATACACTATTACAACAAGCATCACAAACGGCACAATCACAGATACAATTACCAAAATCAAGTATGGTGAAACAAAAAACATTGAGTTTACACCTAATGACGGATTTATGGTAAGTAAGATTGTGATTGATAAAGGACTCGACACTGAAAAAACAATCAGTGACGTTTATAAATACTGGAGTGGTGGTAGCTATACCTTTGAAAATATTACTGCAGACCACTCATTTGACGTCGAGTGTACGGCTGGCATAGTCGTCAACACCTATCTGTCAAAAGAAGCATATGAAACAGCTGGTGGCTCTACGGATCCGATTGACCCATTAAAGAGACAGGTGGATCTATTGCCGTATGCAATCCCAGACAGTGCGGTAAAAGAGAAAAATGTTAGCTCCGACACAATGACGGAATTAGAGTTTGCGAAAATGCTGTACGGACCGGAAACAAATCGCGATACGATCGATGAAAACTCTTGGGCAGCACAGTTTGGAGAGGTCTTTGCATTGAGTCCAGAAGAGCAAATTGAAAACATGGGATTTGCTATTTCAAGCGGAGTACAAGCAAACACAAAGATTTCTTCTTACTATAACAAAGAAGATTTCCCATTTGTATTTAGCTATTACTTCCCGAAAGAGCTTTTAGATTCTCTGACAGCGTATTATTTGGAACCATCAACAATGTGGTTTGGGTGTGGGCCAAGTGGTACAGCAAATTTAAAGTATCAATTGTGCTATGAAGTACCAGGACATAAAGATTCAGATAAAAAGCACATTGGTTTGTTTGGTGGGGTTCCGACAGACGGAAGTAAAGGTGCTACTTACAACGTTGGTTGTTATGTCAATGAAAAGTATTTGCCTGTGGATGTTAAATTCCAATATCCAAATGCAAAATATTCATATGGCACGGATGTTGTAACGTCCTTTATCGTAGACAACCACAGCACTGAAAACTTCACCGATCAAAATGCTTTGAATGCGACCGGTGGTCTGTATGCCAAATTGTATAATTTAAACACAGGAGAGTGGCAGTATGAAGCCATTGAAAATGTGGAAGTCAAATACGATAAGAAATTGATTGGTCGATACAACTGTCAGTACGCCGCCAGAACCGCTGTAGTACCGGCTGCAAAGAACAATCTGATTTATTATACTGTTAGAACGCCTGCTGTTAGTTCAATTGACGACTCTTATGAATCATTGGGATACAAGTTCTATGGTGTCGTACCGTGGGTTCAGCTACGTTATAATGACGAAGAGAATGGACAGTTTGTGTATTGCGACTCAGGGCGGCAAGACAAAAACCTTGTGCAGCTTAACGATCTTGATAATACAAGCTCCACAAATTATGAAGGTTATAACCTGAACGGTGGAGATGGATATTCTTATAAAGATCCGACAAATGACAAGCCGTATGCGAACACGACTTCATGGCAGGAATACACCTGCGAAAATGGAGTGTTTAAACTGCATACTTACACAGCAAGACTTGGCTTCCAAGAGAATCTGTTAAAACCGCTAGCATCTGCCGGTGCAGGCAGTGCTCAGAACCCAAGCAAAAAAGTCGAAAACAATGGAGACGAGAATTACTGGGAAACCAAGAGCGGTTACAGTCTTGAGAGTCGAGCAACAGCGAACTTAACGCCACAGCGTAAGACAGATCCTGCTTTACCAGATGGTAGTTGCGTAAACGCGCAATCTGCATTGGCGTATTATCCAGAGTACAATTACCAGACAATCAATGGTAAATACTCGGCGTTGTATGCGATGTATGGACTCAAATCGGCTCCAACTGACAGAAAGTATTTTGGACCTTATGCATCATTGCGTCCCACTGGTGCCAACACGAACGAAAATCCATATTGGTTTAAGTTTATGGAATATGAGGATGAGGACAGCAGCGCACGTTCACTGCACCATGTCCCGGTATGGTATCCAAACGATACGGACTATAAGATCCAGGTTCGTGTTGCTGATTGCTGGACGCCAAGTGGTATGTTAAGCTATGTTGGTGATTCAAACGCCGTAAAGATCAACGGAAGCCTGTTTGACGACTTCAAGACACGTGAGACTTCTCCGTGGTAAAAACAAAGACAGGGGCGCTGAATGCGCCCCTGTGGAGGGTATTATGAAACAAAAAGAGAAAAAAGACCGCAGCATCATTGACGCAGACGCGGATGATGTTGTGGATCAGCCACAAGGCGATAAACGAAAAAATAAAATCATCGTCGTTGTGATTATCGTGATCTGTATCGTATCCGTTATTTTGGGCATTTTGTTTGCACATAAATCTGACACTGATGTCGCTTTAACCACTCAACCGGAAACGTCCGGTTGGAGTGAAGAATATACTGCAAATAACTACGCCGAAGATACGGCTAAATATCCGGATCACGAATTACGAGGCGTAACGCTGAAATAGAAAAGAAGACTGTCCGAGAGGGCAGTCTTTTTTAGTTTGTTTTGCGGTATATTATAATTTGCCGTGGAAAGCAAATCCGTTATAATTATTCATACACAGAAACGCTCCTTTGTTAATGGCATTTTAGAACACACATTCCGTGTTGTCAATACAAAAGCCGCCTTTGCATCTGCATTGGCGGCTTTCTTTGTGCTGAAAACTATATTTAAGAGATACTGGCAATTATGTTATAATTATTGACGGAGATGCCTCAAGAATGGCGGTTTGGATCCAATGAAGAACAAGATACTCCACTTTGCTATTTAGGCGTTAATCGTCGCCGTATAAGTCGATGCCTGTTTTCGTGTGAAATATGCCAATTTTGACAAATTAGAATTTTGTCAGACCACTTTGAAAATTAATCACAATCACGCCACTTTGAATATTCTTGTTTATTAATGTCATCTTTAGCAAAAGAAGAAAAAGCACCCTATATGAGTGCTTTTTTCTTATTTAAAATAAAGTTTTTACAAAATTCTTCATATTTCAAAGGCTTGCCGTCTTTATTTTTCTCCTTTAAAATGAATTTTTCCTTTTTTATCAAGAGTGAGTCTTACACCGACCTTAGCTTGTCCATTTTTTGATGAAGGCTTTAACAATCCTGAAAATCTATTCACAGCGTTTTCAATACAAATGATTTTTTGTACTGTTTGCCAAGCCTCATTTGTAAGAACAACTTCGCCGCAAAGTGGACATCCTCTTCCAACCCAATCAGGGTATTCGTTCAGTTGGATCGAAGGGTCCGCCCAATTGCAGTTAGGGTTATCACATTTTAAACCGCTAATATGTGCGTTCATGAATTTTTCTTTCATTGTTTTGTTTCCTTTCCGCCTCGCAATAACGAGGGCATTTATCTTTATATTTTTTTGAATTAACAAAAAAGAGGCAGATACCGCCTACACGAATAACTGCCTCGTTTGTATTAACTTATTAATTTAATTATAACATATTTTTTAGCAATAAAGAAAAAAGCACCCGCAAAGGATGCATTTATTGCTTTTTAATTACATCGGTAAAACGCTTTTCACCATATCCATATGTAATTTCATTTGGATTTTTGTTGTTGAATAATCCCATAATTAATTTTCCCTTTCAGTAACTTTGGAATTAAAAAGTTTTATTTTTGCTTAAAATGAACGTGGTTTGGCAAGTTTTTCTTTTTGTGTTATAATTATCCATAGGTCAACAATGGCGGTCAGTGACTGCTTTCATTTAACTTAATATTTTTTTGAAAGGAGTACGCGAGTATTCCTTTTTTCTTTTGTCAGGAGGTTTTTTATGTTAGCCACAGTTCGGCTTTTGGGTATTCCCATTACTTGTTATCCCGCTTTTATCATCGGTCTTTGTTTGGTGACTAAAATCATTCGTATATTCTTGAATAAATACAGCAAAAAGCAAAGTGAAGAAAAGGCTGTTAGAGACGAAAAAATCGCACAGCTTCAAAAAGAAGCAGGCGGGGACAGAGATGTGCTCTCTGATAAAATTTACGAATACTACAAGGAATCCAATTACAATCCATATTTAACATTTCTATCCAAAGTGGCATTAATCATTATTGACTTTGCTATTGTGGCAGTAATGGTTACAACATTTAAGCCCATTTCTAATTTTCATGTGGTTGAAAAGGACACGGCCACTACCATTACACAAATATATATGGAAAAAGAAGAGAAGTCCACACCATACACGGAAATTCGTGTGTTAAAGGATCTGGAAAAGTATGAGTCGGACTTTGAAAAGGGCGGAGTGTCTAAAGCGGACATTCAAAAGCTTTATGATTTAAGAGACTCTTTTTCTTTGGGCTCATTAAAAACCTATTTGGTGCCACCGGTAAAGGATAATCCTCAGTTGATGTCTATCCCCACATTGGCTATGGTTTTGTATGTTTTACAATACATTATTGGGTTGTGGCAGAGCATTGAAAAAATGCGATTAAGCTTCAAGAAACTCAAACCGGCAGGTAAGGCTATGATGTTAACGCAGCCAATTTTGAATACGGCATTTTTGGCGTTGACCGCAACGATTGTGTTCAATACGCCAATCGTGATTAGTTTCTATTTTATCGTAACTTACACATGGAACCTGATTAACACAATCGTACAGTTGATCAAGACCAAAAAGGCAGCAAAGAGCGCCAAAGCGGATGCAACAAATAGTGCAAACGAAGCGCAAAAACAAACACAGGAGGAAAAAGCTTGAAACAAAAAATCACCATGAGAAGCAAGGGACCGAGTAAACAACTGCCGAAGTCGCTTCAAGATACAAAACCACATAATCTAACGATTTATTACTGCTTAAAGGATAATCAGGAAGTAAATGTAAAGCCAATGATTATGTTCGCAAAGATGAAGGATAATAGGCTGAAAAATATCAATATTTTGGATATTTCAGAGGTCACAAAGAAAAACTATGCGAAAAGAACGTACTGTATATTAATGAAATGCGACTCCAATCAATATGTTGTCTTTAAGCATTATTTTGAGGAGGCAATGAGGAAATACATCGTTGGTACCTTGGAGCCAACCCAGGAAGCTATTGGGCGTTACGCAAAGTAGCAGTAATATTCACAAGTAGTCAATCAGGAGGGCCGTCTGTACGGTTCTCCTTTATTTTTTCAAAGGTAGGTAAAAATTTTATGGTAAACGGATACAATTTGGCAAATGTAGTCAATACAAAGGCATATGTGGTCGCAAAAAGCGATGACGTGACGGCGATGGCCGCTCGTGATCATGAAGTTGGCAAAGCTTCACAAGAGTTGATTGCGGTGTGTTATCGACAGTGTAAAGTGAAAAGCAAAATTCAAGTAGCAATGAAGAATGCATATTTGCCATACTGTTCGGTGGATGATTTTAATTCTCTATATTTTGTAACAATACAGAAATGTGTGAGCAATTATCGTGAGCCGGATGGTCCGTTTTTGAATTATTTAAACAAAGCCCTGGATATCGCGTTTAAGAATGAAAAAAAATCCGGATTTTTAAAAGTGACGGGTAACATTCCCAAAGAACGACGCGATGAGATAAAATCAGTTCCCGTTCAGAACTATGCGCTGGGTCGAAAGAGCAAAGACCATAACGAAACAGAACAGGAAATAATGAATAAGACTTTGCTGCATGATGTGGCTGCTATTGATGATGGGGAGCTGCTGTTATATAAGTTTTCAGATCCGGATAAAGTGAAATCAGATAAAGCCGTCGGCGTAAAATATGGGTTGTCTGAAAAGCAAGTGAGAACGCGTATTGAAAAGGTTGTTCAGGCATTCAAAAAAAAGAGTCCAACTTTCTTTACAGATTATTACTACGACACAGACAATGCCGATACAAATATTTGTTTGCAAGTAGCTTAGAAAGAGGTGGTTTACTATATTGACACAAATCAAGCAGAAGCTAAAAGAGAAAAAGGCTTTTGCACAATCAACGGATTTTATAATCTTCTTCTCGATTGCAGTTATCTTGGTGGTTATTCTAATTGAATTAACTATCAACGTGTTCTCCATTTACACCATGAATATCGTGGCGAATAATATTGCCAGAACTGTGTCGGTGTGTGGCGAAATCGATAATGCAAAAAGCGAAGAAATTTATGACACTGCGGCAAAACAGCTTGGAAAACGGATTGAGACGGGTTCTCTGGAGATTCGCTTTCACACAGAGTCTGAGAATACAAGTTATTATCATTATGATGACTTGCTGCTAACAAGTGACTCCAAAGCAGGGCAATATGGTGTAAACCTGGGCGATGAATTTACTGTACACACTTCAGCACAAGTGGTCTTGTTCCATGTGGGCGGCAAGGCCGTAAAAACAACGCTGTCGGCCACTTCTTCCGGCGTTGGTGAAGTTTACTTCAAGTCGGAGTAAGGGGGCTGTATTATGCAATCTACTCTAAATAACAAGCGTGCATCCATTATTGGCGGAAGCGCAATTTGCGTTATGATCATTCTCGTGGCATTTACAATGATTCAAGTTGTATATATGCTTAACACGCACTATACTGTGATGCGCGCATTTGAACATTCTCTTACAATGTTAGAAACAACACTGCAAAGAGAAACATATGACTCACTCTCTGATTTCCAGAGCGGGTCGTATCAGGGCGATCTTGAGGCAAAGCTGGAAGAGCAGGGGACAACCCTTAAAAACAAATATCTGTATTTTCTCGAGAAGGGCCCGAACTTTAAAACGGATGAAGAGAACAATCAGCTTGTTGGCAACGGGTTCACAATTAGTCTTGATGACATTAACATCAAGTCCGTTACCAAAGATGCAACAGACCATAGCTTTAAGGTTGACTTTACTGTAACGGCAAAGATCTCATACACAACTAAATTGGCATTGGCCGACAAGCCAACAAAAATTTCAACCGGAAAAATTGATTTTACTTCCAGTTACGAATTTGTACAAAATGTTGGAGAAGATTCCAATAATGTATCTGGAAACACTGGCGGGTATGCTGACCAGGGAAACTAAAAATAGGAGGAATTTAATTTTGACAGTCATGTTTCATACCGGCGCGGTTGGAGTGATTTATTTCATTCTGACTCTCGGCCTTTTAGGATATCTGACATATTTATCAGTTGTTGACATCAAGAAGCATCAGCTTGAATATTGGCAGACGGGATGTTTGTATCCACTTGCAATCGTGAATGTGGTATTATGTGCTTTAGCTGAAAATACGTATTTGCGTTCCGTTCACGCTGCAGAGATCCCGTGGAAGCAATATTTAATCAATCACGGATTGACGGGTTTGATTGTCTTTGTCTTTGTTCTGGCTTTGGCTATGATTAAAATTAAGGGCAAGAATGCAATCGGTGGCGCTGATATTTGGGTGTTCGCTGCTGTGTCTTTAGTGACAGGGTTTACATATTTGCCATACATGCTAATCGGAACCTGCGTTTCGTATCTTCTGTACGCGCTTATTTATCGAATCAGGAAGAAAGAAAAACTAAAAATGGCGGCGTTCGTTCCGTTTATTTCGATTGGTACTCTTTTCGCGCTGGTGCTCAGTATGGTATAACTATATCGGAAGGATGTGGTTATCTTGAAAAGAGTATTGACATTTTTGCTATGTGTGGCTTTAATTGTTGGAATTGGTCTTGCGTGTAGAAATTTACACGAAGCCAAACCTGTGGAATCAACTACAGTCACCGTGACTGTTTCACAGCAAACATCACAGAATTCTGCACAAACAGAAAAAGCTACAGTTGTGCGCGTGGTGGATGGAGACACACTGGTGACCAGTAACACTTCAGGCCAAGAGCAAAAGGTTAGACTCATTGGCGTTAACACGCCGGAGTCCGTAAGCAACAGTGAATCAAAAAATTGTGCTGAGGGGAGAGAAGCTTCGGCTTATACGAAATCCGTACTGACGCTGGGAAAGACGGTGTATCTGGAATATGATGCAGGACGAACAGACAAATACGGCAGGACGCTTGCTTATGTGTGGCTCGACAATTCGACAAACACAACATCACTTAACGAGTTGAGCAGTCATATGTTCAACGCAATGTTGTTGGCAAAAGGGTTCGCAAATACAATGGAGATTGAGCCGAATGTCAAATATGCCTTGTCTTTCGAAATAATGAAACAACAAGCACAAAACAATCAAGTCGGGTTTTGGTCACACGAACAAAACTTCGTTTGGTAAAGGGGGATACATATATGCGAAAACAAGTACAGACGATTGTTGCAATGTTCGCTGTTCTTTGTGTGCTTTTGAGTACAACACCGGCATTTGCCGGAGTTATTTTTCCACATGAGAACGCTGCAGACACGGCAATCGAAATCAAGGCTCCGGCTACATACAGCTATATTATGTGCCGTGGCAATGACAGGAAGGGCAATTACTTTACGGACTCGGAAAAGTGGTTTAAATTTAAACCCGCTAAATCCGGGTGGTACAGTCTTCGCCTTTCAACAACAAACACGAACAGAACTTTGTCCTTGGTAATCTTTGAAGAAAAGAATGGACAGCCTGCTTCAGAAGCGATTGGCTCCAATATCTCAAGTAATGGTGCTAACTGCGCTGCGTATCTAAGTTATGAACTTTCGGCAGCCAAGAACTACTATGTTTACTGCATCAGTTCTGTGTATGATTACAAGGTTGAACCCAAGGCGTCTACTGTTCAACACACATTAAACATTGCAGCTCATCAGCATGTCTTTATGTACAATGAGTCCTCTGACGGACGAAGTATCAATGAGACTTGTGCGGCGGCTGGCTGTGATTACGTCAAGAGCTACGGTAAAATTGCACAAGCCTATTGCTCAACGACACAATATGTTTATGACGGAAAAGCAAAAACGCCAAAAGTCGTTGTTAAGGACAACCGAGGGGCAGTCGTGAGTTCAAATTACTACACGATAAAATATTCTGCGGGAAGAACTAAAGTTGGCAACTATTTAGCAACAGTAAGCTTTAAGCGGCCATATGCGAAATATACCGGTAACGATCACAAAACGACTAAGAAAACCAGCGACATTAACTGCACATTTAAGGTGCTGCCACGTGCGGATAAAATTGTACTTAACCAGACGGTATTCGGCTATAGTGGCAAAACAAAGAATCCATCTGTATCGGTTAAGGACAACTTCGGCAATACCGTATCATCTTCATATTATAAAGTAACGATGCCGTCGGGCAGAATGAATGTTGGGACTTACACAGTCAAGGTTACATTTAAGTCGCCATATAGCGGTACAAAATCAACAACATTTGTCATTAATCCGATTGGAACATCTTTAAGTTCTGTGACCGCTGCAAGTAAGGGCTTTACAGCAAAATGGGCAAAGAAGGCAGTGCAGGTTACGGGCTATCAACTTCAGTATGCACTACGCAGCGATTTCAAAGATGCAAAGACAAAAACATACAGTGGTTGCTCAACAGTTTCCGGGAAAGTAACCGGTCTTTCAGCAAAGAAAAAATACTATGTGCGTGTTAGATCGTACAAGAAGGCTGGAGGAAAAAACTATTATAGCGTTTGGTCTTCAACGAAGAGTGTAAAAACCAAATAATCCAAAAATTTCTCTCGTATGCAAAAGTGTGGTATATTTTTAGTATCGCACCAATGCGTGCGGGAGATTTATTTTTTTGTAGGAGTGATGCAAGTTTTGGACAAGGTTTGGTTCTGCGTTTTGATGTTTTCGTTGCTAATCGAAATTGTCACTGTTCAGCTAATCAGCATTTGGTTTTGTGTTGGAGCGGCTGTAGCATTAATTGCCAGTTGGTGTGGCGTACAGTCATCGATACAAATCATTTTGTTTGTGGCTGTATCAGGTCTTTGTTTGGCTTTCATATATCCACCAATAGCGAAATCCATTAAGAAAAGAACGCAAAACCTAAACGCAAATCGTATCATCGGAGAATCTGGTATTGTGTCTAAAGACATTGTTGCAAACGATGGTACAGGACAAATTAAAGTTTTGGGAGAGATCTGGAGTGCGAAACCGGAAGATCCGGAGGTTAAATACATTAAGGCCGGGACGCCTATTGAGGTCGTATCGATAGAAGGCGTTAAGGCTGTCATTAAAATTACTGAGAAGGAGTAAAAAAACATGAAAATTGCTATTACTATTGTTGTGGTGGTGTTAATTGCCATTGCTATTGCTAAAAACATTCGAATTGTCCCACAGTCGTTTGCTTATGTGATTGAACGGCTGGGTGTGTACAGTACAACCTGGCAGACTGGGTTGCATATTAAGATCCCGTTTATCGAACGAGTTGCTAAGAAAATCTCTTTGAAAGAGCAGGTAGTAGATTTTGAACCACAGGCTGTCATCACAAAGGATAACGTAACCATTCAGATTGACACAGTGGTATTTTATCAAATCACCGATCCGAAACTGTACACCTACGGCGTAGAAAATCCGATTGTTGCTATTGAGAATCTGTCAGCTACGACATTGAGAAATATCATCGGTGAGTTAGAGCTGGATAACACCTTGACATCCAGAGACACAATCAATGCTAAAATCAGAGTTATTTTGGATGAGGCTACTGATGCCTGGGGTATCAAGGTGAACCGCGTAGAGCTTAAGAACATTATTCCACCAAGAGAAATTCAAAACGCGATGGAAAAGCAGATGAAGGCAGAACGTGAGCGTCGTGAGTCTATTCTTCGCGCAGAAGGCGAAAAACAAAGTAAGATTTTGGTTGCAGAAGGACACAAAGAATCAAAGATTTTGGAGGCGGAGGCTGACAAACAGTCCGCTATTCTTCATGCAGAGGCTGTTAAAGAGGCAAAGATCAGAGAAGCTGAAGGTGAGGCCGCTGCAATCGAGACCGTGCAAAAGGCATCCGCAGATGCAATTCGTCTGTTAAACGAGGCAAATGCAAACGATGCGGTGCTGAAACTTAAAGCCTTGGAAGCATTTGCAAAAGTAGCAGATGGCCAGGCGACAAAAATTATTATTCCTTCCGAAATTCAGGGTATGGCTGGTTTAGCGGAAGGTGTTGTGGAGACGATTAAGAAGTAAGAAGGGTTGAGGAGCGTCATTTTGGCGCTCCTTTTTTTATGCTATGAGAAAGAATAATATTCAACATTTATCACAGACAAAGAAAAAGACACCGCTTGACTATGCAATCCGGATTATGTGGATTGGAGCGTTGTGTTCTTTGATTTTTGCGCTGGTTTCCATTGCGTCCGGACTACCAAAACTGGTTAGCCTATCTAAAAACTATAACATCGAGTCAGTAAGATATGAACAAGCGCTCAAAGAAGAGCAAAAATATGCTGAATATTCCAAAAAAGAAATTAAAGACTTTGCAGAACAAAAGGCGTATGAAGATGGCTATTGCTACCCAGATGAGTATATTTTTTTTGATGTTTCTTAAAGATTTTTTGTCTTTTTTTGTTTTTGAGGTATTAATAATTAGAAAAAACATTAAAGAATCGAGGTTAAAAAATATCTTTTTTCGCTGTATTTTCTAATCAAAAAACAGCGCAAACGAGTATTTAACAAAAGGCTATGAAAGAAAAATTCATTCAGAAAATTAACGAAAATGGTTCCGTTATTCGTGTGTTTGTCACTACGATTGTATTGACTGCTATTTTGTTTGGCTGTTTTCTGGCCAATGTAAGCGTTCCGTCTGGATCGATGGATCCGACTATTAAGGTCGGTGATCGCCTGATTGCAAATCGTATCGCCTATTCTGGCGACAAAAATGTAAAGCGCAATGATATTATCATTTTTCGTTATCCGGACAATGAAAAGAAAAAATTTACCAAGCGTGTAGTTGGTATGCCCGGAGAAGTGATTTCTGAAATTAACGGGACTCTATATGTGAATGGAAAGGCAAAAACAGAGTCCTATGTTGTAAACGATCATTCCAGCACTTGTGGTCCTTACTATGTACCCAAAGCCGGGGATAAAGTTCGGATTGTTGATGGTGAAAAAGACAAAGAGGGAAATTGGATTAGCGGTCAGTGCTACATTGGTATCTATTGTGTCGGTAATGTAGAGACAGTTAAGCAGTATGATGCAGACAAAATGTTGGACGGCGGAGAGCCTGGTTTTCTGGAAACCTATTGTGAAAAGAAGGACAACGACTACTATATGAAGGCTGATTGCTACTTCTGCATGGGCGATAACCGAAACAACAGCTTGGATTCTCGCTACTGGGCCAATCATTATGTTGTCAAGGAGAAGATCGTTGGAAAGGTTTTTTGTGATGTAACGGCAGGCTTCAAGAAGCTGTAAGTTTCACATTGAACAAAACTTCACTCGCAAACGCAAAAATGGTATAATTTTAATAACGGTTTTTGACCGAATTCTATAGTAAAGGTTGGTAATAATGGCAGAAAACAATTCCGGTGTGCCGGTACTCGATGATGCAGTCTTTGACATGACAAACAGTGAGAATTTGCACGCTGAGGTTAGTGAAATTTTAAATAAAAACGTCATCACAGAGGACGATGTGGAGAGGTATCAAATGAATAAAGATTCTTCTGTGAGTGTGGGCGAATTCTGTAATTTGCTTAATTCACTTTTAGCTGATGATGAAGACAAGTTTAAGCCTGAAGAGGTAGCGGAAGAGTTGCTTAAAGACGAGCCTGAAGCGTAATCAATTTTGTTCATTTCGTTGAGTATGTTATAATTATTTTGTAACAAATTTAACGAAAGGGGGCAGTCTCGTGGGAAAACATCCATGGCTCTTTGCAATTATTGTCTTGGTGCTTGCAGGTCTCATTATTGGCATTTCTGCAACTGATATGTGGCAGTATATTATCGACTTCTGTAAAGTTGGTATTGATCTGTTCGTGCAGTGGCTTAACGAGATCATTCGTGCATTGCGTGATTCTATTACATCCGTTACAGGTACGAAAACGACAGCATATATGCAGGGCTTGTTTTTCTTGAGTTAATCTATGGGAGACAGTTATGTGGTTGACATCTGGTCAACGAAAAGATACGTCAGAAATGATTTACACGAGTTTAAGCCCTTCTTAAATGAACAAAAAAGATGTACATCTATTGACGGGCTTGATGAGTCGATGGAGCGACAGGTTGAAAAATACTGTAAGCGCCATCATTTGCGATATAGTTTAGTTAATCAAGCATTCACAAGAGGTTCATCTTATAGACGAACCTTTTTTTCATGCAATAAAGGCATAGACGGACATTACTTCTGTGCGTACTGTGGACGTCTTTTGCCAAAAGCCCAAGTAACAGTAGATCATATTGTTCCCATTGCGCCTGTAAAAAGCAGTAAATTTAAACAATGGTTGCTTAAAAGGGCCGGGATTGAAAACATCAACTGCGAAAAGAATTTAGCTGCAGCTTGTCGAGTTTGCAATTCGCGTAAGGGAACGAGTAGCGGCGCATATTCAATTGCCGGGTGGATTGGAAAAGTGCAGTGGCTTTGGATAGTCCGGCATGTCGTGCGTTTTAGTACATTAAGTCTTATTCTTTTCTGTCTTTTTTCCTTAATTTTTTAGTATTTTTAAAATGTGTGGTATTAATAGATGTGAGGTGGTTAATTGAACTGCAGAGAATATCTTGAATTGGCCCCTGAACGTCTTTTGGAAGAACTTGAAAAAGACTTTGTGTATGACGTTCCCTTCGGGGTAGAAAGTCCGGACGATTTGTCGTTGGTTGCGACTTATCTCTCAACGACTACAAACCAATATTCCTTTTTGATGCAACTGTCCGCGCTTGCGACTGTTCAAAAGCGTCTTTGTGCAAGAGATGGTGACAAACAAAGAAAGGAAGACGCCATTGATAAAATTTATGTTATCGACAAAATTGTCAGTGCCGTTAAATTACGATACGACACTCTGTCTCGTATGGTAACGATTAAGCAAGAGATCGATAGAGAACTCAATATGGATAGAAAACTTTAATACAGCCGCTTCTGCGGCTTATATACCGGGATAATGCAGCGGTTAGCAGGTTGGCCTCATACGCCAACAGTCGTGGGTTCGAATCCCACTCCCGGGCCCAAAGCCTGGCACGGGCAAATGTGCAACAATATTTGTCAAAAGAGGTAATAAACATTGATTGAAAAAGATTTTGAAACATTGACTGAAATGAAGCCAGCCGATAAGGCAAAGGCGTTTGATTTAATCGTTAACGCCTGCAAGAATAAAGAGCATGTAGATCCAGACGTTGAGGGCATCTTGAAGTGGTGCACGATGTGGTTTGGAGACTAATCGTCTCATTTGGCTTATAGCCATTACGCTAACAACATCTGTGTGCGTTTATGCACTGCGTGTTTCGAGTAGACAGTGGGTTTTATGGTTAAGTAGGATTATCATTTTACTGATAACTGCTATCGTAATACTCAAAGGTTTGAATTATTTTTAAGAGAGGTACAAATATGAAATATTTTTCAGAATTGACTAAAGAACTATATGACACTGAAGAGCAGCTAAAAACAGCTGAAAACGCTTTACAGGACAGAGAAAACGTTCGCAGAGAAAAGGAAAATGAGATTGTCTCTGCGGTTGAGTCTCTGCGCCAGTGCAAGCAGCTGGTAGAGAAGAAACAAGAATTGCTCAATACTCTTGTGCAAAATTATGTCAAAGAATATAACGCCTTGCCGCATGATCGCGACGGCAAGGACATTGCTGAGGTGCGGCGGGAATACATTCCGATGCCTGATTTGCATCACTTTTTGGAGTGTATTTTGCCCTAAAATCCAAGCGCCTTCATAGGCGCCTAAATGCTGGATTAGTTCACCTGGTAGAACATCGGCTTTGTAACCCGAAGGTAATCTGTTCGAGTCAGATATCCAGCACCACTTATGCAGATATGGTGTTCAATGGTCAGCATCCCGGTCTTCCAAACCGGTGGTGGGGGTTCAAATCCCCTTATCTGCTCCACTTTGGATTTTTTCATTGCACCTTGGCCGGTTTTCAACGCGATCAAAACTTTCGTTGTTGAGCCGGTCATTTTTTGTTTTTTTGTAATTTGTGGTATTAATAGATGTAACCAATATGTGCGCATAGCTCAGTTGGTAGAGCAGTGGGCTTTTAATCCATTGGTCCGGGGTTCGAGTCCCCGTGCGCGCACCATTTTGTGTTGTTTGTGCCGTTAGCTTAGTGGTTAGAGCAGTAGACTCATAATCTAAAGGTCCAGAGTTCAATTCTCTGACGGCGCACCATTATTATTCATTTGCTCGATTGGCGGAATTTGGCAGACGCGCCAGATTTAGGATCTGGTATCGAAAGATGTAAGAGTTCGAATCTCTTATCGAGCACCATTTGGCTCCGTAGTTCAAAAGAGTAGAGCGCCAGCCTGTCACGCTGGAGGTTGCCAGTTCGAGCCTGGTCGGAGTCGCCATGTAACAAGGTAACTTAGGAGTTCCTGCATAAGAGGGGTGATTCACCTCTCCCAATGTTCTTATAACAGATCGATATCAGTCTGCCGCATATGTGGGGCGTTGTGATAATTGGTAGTCGTGCGGTCTTGAAAACCGTTGGGTGTAACAGCCTTCAGGGTTCGAGTCCCTGACGCCCCGCCACTTTTTCATGTAAATACTGGATTGGCGGAATTTGGCAGACGCGACGGATTCAAAATCCGTTGATTTAGATCGTAAGGGTTCAAGTCCCTTATCCAGTACCAATTTGCGAGTTCCGGACTCGCCTCGTTCGGTATTGCCGAGATAGCAGTACGAGAAGCGTTGCGCACCTCCACCCGATTTTGGGTGTGTGTCCCAGTCAATGAAAAACCTGCTCTTATATGGCGATGTAGTCTAATCGGCAAAACACGAGACTTTGACTCTTGCATTCTGGGTTCGATCCCCGGCATCGCTTCCATATACCCCCATAGTCTAATCTGGATAAAACAGGGGACTTCTAATCCCCAATTCGGAGTTCAAATCTTCGTAGGGGCACCATATACACCGCTTTAGTTCAAAGGACAGAACACAGGGCTACGGACCTTGTAATGCGGGTTCAAATCCTGCAGGCGGTGCCAATATGCAGACAAAATCAGATCGAATTCTTGCTGTGGTCGAGCACATATTTCACGGCAAATCTGATCTGTCTGCATGTATTTTGTCATCTGGATATAGCTTAGTTTGGTAAAGCGCCGGATTTGGGATCCGGAGACCGCAGGTTCGAATCCTGTTGTCCAGACCATTATGCGCCGTTAGCTCAGTCGGTAGAGCAACAGACTCTTAATCTGGAGGTCTTGGGTTCGAACCCCAAACGGCGCACCATTTTGGCGATGTGGGTGAGTGGTTGAAACCGGCGCACTGCTAACGCGTTAGTCGTAAGGCTCGAAGGTTCGAATCCTTCCATCGCCGCCAAAAATTATAAGGAGGGTATGTCCAATGTTTTGTACCGGTTCAGGGAATTCAATACAGCTTACAGAAATTCCAGATGCTATCTTGGCTTATTACCGGCGTAATAAAGCACAAACAGATCAAATCAGTATCATTGTCGGCACAGATAGTCAAAATTTCAATAATACAAAAATGGTATCTGTTATTGCAGTTATTGCCCATGGACATGGAGGTATCTTCTTTTATGAAATTTCTCGTGAGAACTTGATCCAAAATGTAAAACTCAAATTGCAAACTGAAACTGCTGCCAGCTTAACTTTGGCCGGGGAACTGGTAGACATGTTTGAGGGTAAGGCAATATATAGAGAGATGTTTGCAGAATGTCCATTGTCAATTCATATTGATGCTGGAAATTCGGTTAACGGAAAAACAAAGGATCTTATTCCTGGGCTGGTAAGTTGGATCCGCTCTTGCGGCTACAATGTTGAAACCAAGCCAAATTCATTTGTAGCCAGTACAATTGCGGATCGGATTACCAAATAATGATGATAAACGCAAAAAGCCACGCTGAATGGCGTGCATGGCTATCAGGTGTGGCTATTCATATGTGCTGATATGGCGAAATTGGCAGCACGCATCGGGTTTAAGCCCCGATGGTGGCAACACCGTGTGGGTTCGACTCCCACTATCAGCACCAGTATATGCGTCGATATTCCGTAACGGTAGCGGTCCTGACTGTCAATTACCCCAGACTAACCGTGAAACAGTCAGTTGGGGCTTGTAAGAAATCACAAGCCCATAGTTGATTAGTCTAAGCACTTCGAGTGCTACGTTATGTTTTAATGGCAGCTTCGGCTGCCAAATAGGTACCAAGGGGTGCTCCACAAGCCCCTTGCACTACGGTGTATTGTTAAAAATCTTTGATGGGGTCGAAGACGTGCAGTACACAACAAACAATTCATAACATTGACGATGTGGGTTTACCACAGACCGGGCCTTTGGCTCCGTCTGTGCGCTGGTCATTCCAGACCAAATTTATTGAAAGGAGCCATATCTTATGATGGTGTATGTCTTAGATGTAAACGGCCTGCCACTGATGCCAACAGAAAGATGTGGCTATGTACGCAAACTGCTGAAGAGCAATAAAGCTCAAGTCGTAAGTGGCAATCCGTTTACAATCCAATTGCTTTATGAGACGGAAAACAATACACAAGACATTGATCTGAAAATCGATGCTGGTTATCAGCATATTGGCATTTCTGCTTGTACTGATAACAAAGAATTGTTTTCCGGTGAATTAAAGCTTTTAGAAAACCAATCCAAACGATTAGACGACCGGCGAGCATATCGTCACACGCGTCGCAATCGTTTGAGATATCGCAAGCCAAGATTTGATAATCGCAGAAGACCGGATCAATGGTTGGCACCCAGCATTCAGCATAAGCTGGACAGCCACAAAAAGGTCATTCGAAAGTTGATGTGCCTTCTTCCGATTACAAAAATCTATGTGGAAACAGCAAATTTCGATATTCAAGCATTAAAGAAACCAAGCATATCCGGTGAGAAATATCAAAAGGGAGAAATGTACGACTTCCGAAATTTGCGTGAGTACACTTTCTACAGAGACGGATACACTTGCCAGATCTGTGGTAAAAATGCTTTCCGAGATGGTGCAGTGCTTCGCATGCATCATATCGGATATTGGAAAAACGATCATTCAAATACGCCTGCAAATACATTAACGCTATGTAGCAAGTGTCATACGTCACGTAATCATCAAAAGGGGCAGATTTTGTATGGTCTGCAACCAAAGCAAAAGTCTTTCAAACCGGAGACATTTATGTCTACGGTCAGACGAATGCTAATCACTCAGCTGCGTGATGAATACACGATTCCGGTTGTAGAGACTTTTGGCTATTTGACAAAATCCAAACGGATAGATTTGCAGTTAGACAAAACGCATTACAACGATGCGTATTGTGTCGGCGACAAACAGCCAAAGCACCGGTGTGAACCGGTGTTCTGGCAAGAGAAACGTAAAAATAATCGTTGTCTTGCAAAGTTTCACGATGCCAAATATGTGGATGCAAGGACGGGTCAAAAGGCTACCGGTAAAGAATTATTTAGCGGTAGAACAACTCGTAACAAAAACCTGAATGGTGAGAACTTGCATCCATACAGACAGCAAAAGATTTCCAAAGGTAGAGTATCTATCAGAAGACAACGATATCCGTACCAACCACATGATACGGTGCTTTGGCGTAACAGAACATTTGAAGTGGTTGGCACACAAAACCGCGGTACTTACGTGTCTATCAAAAATAACGAATTCAAAAAAATTGTAAGCGTTAAGCAATTACAACCATTTAAATACGCAAAAACAATTTACAACGCGGCATAGTTGTATTTATTCACGTCTGAACCGTTGTTCAGGCGTGGTATTCTGCGACAATTTAATAAATCGGAGGTTAAAGTATTAAGGTAGATACCCCAGTCTGTAAAACTGGTGTGCTTAGGCATTCGAGTGGGTTCGATTCCCTCATCTCCGACCACCATAAGGGTAGAAGTTGTTTTGTATGTTTAGCCCGGCTCTACATTGTAGTTGCAAAATCAAAACATACGTATTTTAAAAATGTGGTTTCTGGTGTAACGGTAGCACGCTTGTTTGTGGTACAAGTAATCCGGGTTCGACTCCCGGGATTCCACCCAAACATACAGGGGCGTAAAGATAACAGGAAATCGCCTGGTCTCCAAAACCATGGCACGAGTGTTCAAGTCGCTCCGCCCCTGCCAACATTCCCACGTAGTTCAATCGGTAGAGCGCCTGACTGTTAATCAGGAAGTTGTCAGTTCAAGTCTGGCCGTGGGAGCCATATTTTTGCGGGTGTGCCGAAGAGGCTAACGGCGTGGGCTGCAAACCCATTATTCATCAGTTCGAATCTGATCACCTGCTCCATTTGGACGCATAGTGTAATAGGCTAACATGGCGGTCTCTCTAACCGCAGAGTCTGAGTTCGAATCTCAGTGCGTTCACCATTTTCGGTCGCATCGGCAAGCGGTCTAAGCCGCAGGTCTTTCTAACCTGTATCGTGGGTTCGAATCCCACTGCGATCACCATGCGAAATTAGCTCAACTGGTAGAGCAACGGCTCGATAAGCCGTAGGTTGTAGGTTCAAGTCCTGCATTTCGCACCATATGCCACGGTAGCTCCGCAGGTAGAGCGTCGGTCTGAAGAACCGAGCGTCGCTGGTTCGACTCCAGCCTGTGGCACCACTCATTTCGCTGGATTAGCTCATCTGGTAGAGCGCTGCCTTCGTAACGCAGAGGTGTTCGGTTCAAGTCCGAGATCCAGCACCATTTGGGAATATAGCTCAGCTGGGAGAGCGCCTACCTTACAAGCAGGAGGTCGTAGGTTCGAGACCTACTATTCCCACCATTTCGGTAAGATTCTCATTTGGGGGCATAGCTCAACTGGGAGAGCATCTGCTTTGCAAGCAGAAGGTCGAGGGTTCGAGTCCCTCTGCTTCCACCAATTTTTTCATGAGCCGGAGGTTTGTTTTGAAATTAAATCAGAAGAAAATCGTTTCAATTATTTTAGTCCTTGCAATCGTCCTTGCATCTGTAGCTGGCGGTATTTATTACGGCGTGACCGGAGGTGTGCATGGCACACCGGAAAAGCAGCAAACCCTGCTTAGCAACAAATCATTTGTGATGAAGCCACAAAAGGGCACAGAAGGATCTGACATTTATCTTACTTTTTCCGATGATGGCTCAGTTGCATATGCAGATGACGCAACCTATTCAACAAATAAGGTAACAGGGGTGTATGCAGTATACACGGGTGACGACATTGCCAAGTTGTATAAAGAAAACAAATCCACAGATGGATTGTCTTATAGCGACATCAAAACAGTTAAAGAAGCAGTGGATTCCATGGTAGACGCACAGTTGGCAAAAGACACGACACATGTCGTTTATTTGCAGTTGTCCAATCTTAAAGATGAGACTGGAAAGAACATTGAAAATCGCATCTTCATGGGTGTATCCGATGGTATGGATGGATATTCATTGGAAGAAATGAGCACCAGATCTTATTACCAAATGTCGATTTCTTAATTTTAAGCAAGTATGGCATAATTATAATGTAATTTAATTTAGGAAGAGAGGACTTTTGTCCTCTCTTTTTCCGTATAGGAGGTTTTAGTATCAAAACATTAGTAATTGCTGAAAAGACAAAAGCTGCCAAAGCGCTTGTAAAAGGTCTTTATAAAGAGAATTTTAAATTTGTTGAGCCTGGAAAGAAATACAAGCCGCCGAAGAGTAAGGCTGGCTATTTTGAGTCGGACAATGTGATTGTAACATATGCGTGTGGGCATATTTTAAGACTCAAAACCATTGAAGAATATCTAGGCTTGCCTGCAAGTCCACGAAATTATGATTGCTTGCCGTATGTGCCAGATCAGTTTGAACAAACAGTCAGCGATGATGACTGGAGCAAAACACAATTCGCTATTATTGAGAAACTATTAAAGCGTAAAGACATTGGGCAAGTGATACATTATGGTGATCCGGACAATGAGGGAGAATTGATTGTCAGGGAAATTTTGTCATATTTCGGATATGCCAAACCCGTAAAGAGACTTTGGTGCAATTCGATGGTCCCAGATGTGGTCGCTGAAGCTTATTATAATGCGGAAGATGATAAGAAATACACTGGTATGTACTACCAAGCAATGGCTCGCCAACAGTTTGACTTTGCTTGGGGAATTAACGTTTCAAGATTTCTGACTAAAAAAGCAGGAATGAATTTTCCGGCTGGACGTGTTTTAGTCCCAATTGTAAAGTGTGTTTATGACAGAGATTTAGCCATCCAGAACTTTAAATCAACCAAAAGTTATGGCATAGATGCGCTTCTTAAAAAAGGTGACTGGAAGGTTAAGATTACAACATCAAAACCAGCCATCTCTATGCCAGAGGACCAGAAGACAATTGTTGAAAAAATATGTACACAACTGGCGGCTGCAGATAAAGTTGTTGAGAAGATAGAAACAAAAGAGAAGTCTTTAACTCCAAAGCGTCTATACTGTCTGTCGTCCTTTCAGAGCGATTTCTTTAAGAAATACGGGTACACACTTGACCAAGGTTTGCAAACGATTCAGAAGCTGTATGAGCGTGGATTTTTAACATATCCGAGAACATCGGTTGAATACTTAAGCACAAAAGAAATTCGTGCGATGGAATTCATAATCGCTAAACTCGTTGCGTCTGGTTATGACCTGCAATTTCACGAAAAGAAAAGTGTCTTTGATGACAGCAAGTGCGTAGGGGGGCATACCGCTCTGACAATCACCAAACAAATTCCAACAAAAGAAGAGTTGGATGCAATGGACGAGGACGAGCAAAAGGCTTATGCGTTAATTTTTAATCGAACCCTGAGTAATTTCTCTCGCAACGCGAAGATTAGAGAAACGCATCTATATATAAAAGCAGGGGAATATCAATTTCATGTTGTCGGTAATGAATTACTTGATAAAGGCTTTATGGAATTTGAACCGAGAAGTATTAAAGACCCGCTACCGGCATTTTCTGTCGGTGAAAAGGTAAACATGTCCTTCTCTGTGGCCGAACGAGAGAGCACACCGCCTCCAAAAATCACGCCACCTGCATTGTTGGATTTCTTAAAGAACCCGTATGCGGATGAGATTAAAACATTAAACAAAGAAGACGACGAGGAGTATTACAAACTCCTAAAAGAGGGTGCTACACTTGGCACCGAGTCAACAACGGCGTTGATAGTCAAGAACGCACAAAAATATGGATATATTGCGCTAAAAGGTAGAAGCTATTCTATCCAGGAAAAGGGCGTGGCGCTCATTCAACTACTGGATGCCTTTGGCATTAACCTTTACAAAGAAAAAAACATTGAGATGAACAAAACGATTGTTGCGATTGGCAATCGTACATACACGCTCGACGAAAATAAGCGTGAGATGAAAAAAGAACTTGATGCGATTTTCTCGCGTATTGCCAATGTGCAAATTACGGTTAATCAGGATGATGCGAAAGTTGTTGGGAAATGTCCTCGTTGTGGGTATGATGTAGTCGAACGCAACAAGTCTTTTCAATGTTCAAATAAAGATTGTGAGTTTTACATTTACAAAGAGGATAAGTTTTTTGCAAGGTTTGGGCGTAAAATCACAGCATCTACCGCCAAGTCGTTGTTAAAAAAAGGCGAGGTCCAACTCAACAAGTGTAAATCTAAAACAGGGAAAGAGTATTCTATTATCATTCATGTAGATTACAGCGGAAAGTATCCCAATTACACGACCAGTTTCCCGCCTACCAAATATAGAAAGAAGGAGTAGTTTTGAAAAAGACAAAATTTACAGAAGAAAAATCAAAGGGAAGCAAGGCACTTTCGGTTGTTATCATTGTGCTTTTGGTTTCTCTGGCGATTTTTGCTGTATCATTCGGTGAGTCGCATTTATCGTCGAAATCAGACAAGCAAGTATCGGTTGGGCAGTTGGATGCTTCAAGTGAGCCAATGGTTGAGCAAACTAAACTGTATCGTGAATACAATGGTGATGGATTTATCTTGTCTCTCACAGAACAAGGCGACTATGTTTTGGTTGGTAATGACGCAACCTATCAATTTACGGGTAAATATGTTGTTAAACACGGACAAGAAGCAATACAAGCGGTTGGCGAAGATACAATTAAGAAAGCGGGTTTGAACCCAAAGAAAATCAACACGAACAACTTGTATGCAGTCAGTTGTAATTATAATGAGCATTACTTCAAAGGCGGAACAGAATATTATAATGGTAAAATTCAAAATGCTGATGATAGTGCTTTTTATTTCTTGATCTACTTCAAGCAATCTCAGAGTCAAGACTTTGTGTCCGCCGTACACTATCTTGGTGATATTGCTACTGTTAAATTTGAAAATTCGTTTTTCTAAGCAAAGGGTGAGGTATTTATGGCGAATGACAAGCAATCACAGCGAAGCAACAAATACAATGGCAATAAGAATGTCGTAATCATTGGCATTGTCGTTGGTGTTTTAATTGTAGCGATCCTCGGAGCGTTATTCATTAAGACAAACAATAATAAAAGCATCAAAATTGACTACGATACTTATACAACGGTGACGGCAAAGCCTGGTCAAGAATACACCACAAAAGATAAGGACGGCAATCTTTATTATATTAAATCCGATGGCATGTATTGTGATACAGATTACGGTCAAATCAAGGTAGAATACCATAAGCCGCTCAATAAGTTCAACACGTATTCATACACAAACGAAGCTTTAACCGTAACAACATTTGACATCAATAAAGACGGTACTTATACTTATACAGTATATTACACAACCGGATGTCGAGATGTGTTCACAGGAAAATACGATATTGCAGTTGGCGTGAATAACGCATTTAAAGCGCTGAATATCAAAGATAAGCAGGAATTCACAGATGCCTTTTTTGTGGATTCTGGTGCTATTGATCCGAATAATTTAGTTGTACTTACAATGAACAAGAAGTCGCTGACTTCTTATGATGAAAACGGCAAAGTCACAGCAAAAATCGACGACATTCTGCATCATCATGTAGACGGAGAAGATAATGAAACAGAAACAAGCGCGGTAAGAAGTTCTGTAAGTTTACAAGACGAGTCTATCTTGGAACAATTCGTTATCTATTTGACCGGAACAAACGACAATATGAATGCCGTTGCATATTCTACAACCAATCGGTTGATCTACAATCAAACAGGAATTAACGGAGAGTTGAGTGTTACACCGTTGAGTAAGGGGGCACAAGATGCACAGTAAAAAAGAAAACGCCTCAGAGACTCAATCGATCCAATCTCAGTTTGAAAACTTGCATGGGAAATACAATAAAAACGATTTTGACGGACGTTTGGCATTGCGGTGCTGGTTGCACTTGGGTGGCGCCTTCCTGCTCACTATTGCGGGGATTGTAATTTCGGTAACGACCAAAAACTATTACTATTTGATCTTATTTGGCGTTGCTGTTGCTTACTGCATCTGGCAGTTTGCAACATTGCATTTGGCGATGAAAAAGAGCGAGATTGCCTATGCGGAAATGATTTGTTTAGGCTCTAAGCGCTCTCATATCGGATACGGAATTACAAACAGCAGAATTTATCGATTCAAAATCACAAATCTCTCTGTACCAGACGAGTGCGTGCTGCTTACAAAAACTGTGTCGGAAAATGACAGTGAAAACGCAAACGACAAAATTGATTTGCAGTTTGCTTACGATTTTAAATGGCGGTCATTAAGCAAAAAGACGCGAGATGCCACGATGAAATACGTCGAAGGTCAGCCGTGTGTCGCCATGTTCCATTTTCGTCACAGCAGTCCGGTTGTGTTTAATAATGCATCGTTAATTTCTGTTCTCCCGGTTGATGTTGATCAGATTTCTCCTGAGGCAAAACAATATATCCAGGATTTGCATGATGTTTCTTGCTTTGACGAAAAATAGCTTGAAACGGCGCGCATTGTTGCGCCGTTTTTTCTTTTGGTAAAATCGTGATATAATTATAGTGTTATACTTATTTTTTGCAGTTATCTCTTTGATGGGATGGCTGCTTTTTTGTCATTAAAGTATAAACTTAATTTTTTTTAGGAGGAAATTTTTATGAATAACGAAGAACTTGATATTTTCTATAAGGTGCGCAAGAATTTCGCAACAGAGGATGCAGCTCGCGCCATTGAGGAGTATGCTGACGATACTGTTGCGGATCAGATTGACCCTGCAGAGGTCGCAGATGAGTTTCTGGAAAATCACGACTGTAATATTGCTGATAACTATCAGTATCAGGAAATTGTCGAGCGCATGAGCCGAGAACTCATGGCATAATCTGTTTTTTGTTTTAACATCAAAGAAAGGAGGTTGCTGTGGGGTCTAAAGAAGTTTCTGCCACATTCTTGATTGAATACATCAATAAAAGAAAAAATGTGGTTATCGGAACAACGCTTAAGTTAAAAGAGCGCGTGTATCTATTCGGTGATTTACCAAATACACAGGGTGTAGCAATTAACGCTATTGGGTCATACACAGAGGATCGTAAGGGCTTCAATGTGTTGTCTTGGACGTATGAGAGATTGGCACAAGACGATGTGTTCGTCTCTTATGCGCGCACATTTCCAGGAATTGGAAAAATTAAAGCGTTAAAAATCCTGGCTGAATACGGGGCGGATTATGGCGTTTTTTCTGATTTAGGGATAATGCAAAGATACTCCGCTTCTCACGCAGCAGAAATCGTCGAGATAGCCAACAAACAACAAACAGCGGATGGTAAAGGTGCATTTATTAAACGACTGGCAGGTTTTGGCGTAATTAAAAAGGCCAAAATTCACAAGATCGCTTCGGCTTTTGACGAATGTGAGTTCTTTTCCAATCCGTTTGCGGCCATTTATACAGCCGGAATCAATTTACCCTTTAGGGTATGTAATTCGATTGTGCTGCAGATGCAATCAGATAAACCGGAGTTGCTCAATCTTGACGATAGAATGTTTTATGGCGTCGAGTATACGCTGCAACAGCTGCTCTCAAGGGGTCACACCTATGTGAATGCGCAAGTGCTGCTTGAAAAGTCAATTGCGACACTCAATGATGGCGTGGTAGACGATGCTTACTTAGTGGACGCTGCATGTATAAAAGGATATATGAACTTACTTAATAAGAAGCATAAGATCAAGGCCGAAAAAGGCAAAGATGAATTGAGGATCTACGATGCTTTTTATTACGATTGTGAGAAGTTCATTGCCGAAGAGCTGCATCGCAAACTTGTAAGCAATTTTAAGAAAATTAGTCTGGAAAAAATCCAGGCTGAACTCGACCTTTTCGATTCCAATTCGGCGTTCAAACTGGCAGATAGCCAAAGGCTTGCCGTTGAAACCGTGGTGAATAACCCAGTAGCCATTATTACGGGCTCTGCCGGTACAGGTAAAACAACTGTGTTGAACGCGACAATTCAGACACTGGAACATTTGGGTCGCTCAAAGATTGTTCTTGCAGCTCCTACTGGTCGTGCGGCAAGACGAATGTCAGAAGCTACATCAAGAGAGGCTTCAACATTACACTCACTGCTGCACCTTGGAATTGAAGATGAGGACACTGAAGCGGTCGATGTTTATATGGATGATGAAAAAATAGATGCAGACGCTGTGTTTATTGATGAAACATCCATGTGTGACATTAGCATTATTTACAGACTGCTGCAGAAGCTCAAACCGTCCTGTCGTCTGTACTTTATTGGAGACCCAAACCAGCTGGAAAGCGTCGGCTCCGGTAATGTACTTTCAGATATGATTGAGTCCTACTGTGTGCCCGTTGTGAAATTAAAATTCATTTACAGACAGGCTAAAGACTCTAATATTATAATGAATGCTGATCGCATTCTTCACGGACGTCAGAATTTAAGTACCGGTGAAGACTTCTTCATTGTTCAAGAGACAGAGACAGAAAAAATTGCCAAGCTGGTCGCTGGTATTTACCAAATGGAAGTTCGCAAGGTAGGCAACCTTTTAGAGGTTCAGTGTATCTGCCCAATGCGCATTAAGGGAGAGTTGGCCACGAATCAGCTTAATAAGATCGTTCAAGACAAATTAAATCCCGGAAATTCTGCCGGTTGCTTTCGAGCAAACGGATTTGTCTTCAAGCGCGGAGACAAAGTGATTTGTTCTAAGAACACAAAGACGGTTCGAAATGGAGATATTGGAATCGTAACGGAATCGCGCAACAACACTTTGGTGTGTGATTTTGAAACGGGCGAGGAGCATTTCACTGTGGATGATGCCATCGATCTTGGAATTGGGCTTGCGTATTGTATTACTGTACATAAATCACAGGGTAGTGAATTTCAGACTGTGATTATGCCGGTGTCGCAGGAAAATCAAAGCATGCTACGACGTAATTTGTTTTACACTGCAGTAACAAGAGCGAGAAAGAAAATGTATCTTGTCGGTGATCCTGAACAAATTTCTAAAACTATTGCAAACAATCGTACATCCAAAAGGAATGGATTGCTAATGCAGAGAATAAGAAAAGAGTTTTGTGCATGATAATAGAAGTCAGCGTCCATTTTGGATGTTGACTTTTTTCTTTTTTCTAAAAATTGGGGTATTAATAGTTGGGTGATATAGTGGACAAAAACAAAGTGGAGAGCACAAACGAACAATTGTTCGACGCTTTATACAACAAATACATGCGTCTGATCTACTCGGTGGTTACGCGACGAATTAATGGCAGGGAAGATGTCGAGGATTGTCTGCAAGATATATTTCTGTATCTTATCAAACATATTGACGCCCTGGAATCTGTTGAGTCGGAGTCAACCAAAAATTATGTAGCGACTGTTGCAAACGGGTTTGCAATTACATACTATCATCGAGTAAGTAGGCAAAGTAGCCAAAATATCTCACTGGATGTATGTGCAGAGATTGCGGAAATGCCAAACGAGAACGGTGGCGAACTAAGTGATATTATCAAGCGCTTACCGGAATTAGACCGCGTTTTCGTATATCTGTCTTACATTTACGGTTATACAAGCAAAGAAATCGGAGCGATGTATGGACTGAAGAGTAGTTATGTACGCAAAAGATTACAAATTGCAAAAAAGAATATGAGAGAGGAGTTAAAACATTGAAAGATGAAGATGTTCGGAAGTCTGCAATCATCGCACAATATGATGAAGTTAAACACCAACAACAATCAGAAAAGCCAATTCCATATGGAACATATGAACATTTGCATAGGGCTATTTTCAACCAAACAAAGCCAAATAGTGTAAAAAAACATTTTGTTACAAAACGCATCGTCGCTATTGCAATTGCCATCATCCTAATTGCAGGAGCATTTGTTTCTTGTATCGCGTTCGTTCCTGAAGGCAAAAATCTTATTACACGCAGTACCTTATCCAACATTCTAATTTTCAGTTCAGATACAAAAGGCGACAGCGTTAGCGAAATTCAGATAGAATATGTGCCTAATGGATTTGTGTGCAACCATAAAACAAACACATCGTCAATGATCAGCAGACATTATGTTTATGATAGCAATGAATGGTTCCAGGTGGAAAAATGCCGTAAAAGAGTAAATGTTTCTATTGATTTAGAAGGATATAAAGAAATTGAGAACACAGGGTCACGTATTGTTTTAGAAAGCACAACGCAACCACAAACTATGCGAATTGTAGAGTATAAAAATGATTATATCTACATTATTACCGGTACAGTTAGCGCTCATATAGATCAGAATATAATGTGCAAGATTGCTGATGGTGTTCAATAATTTCACAATCATTACAAAATAACAGATATTATAATATGAAAACGGAGGATTTGAAGTGAAAAAAATCGTTTCTTTTTTAGTTGCATTGTTCATTATGTTAACAAGCGTGGTAAATCTAACGGCATACGCCGGAGAATCTGGAGCTGTTGATAATTCAGACATTGAACAGCGCTTTGTACACATCAGCTCACACGCTGAGTCGTTAGATAAATCCGGCATTACCGCCACATGTTTCGCAAGCGTCAGCGCCAAATCGAAATGCAAAATTACAATTAATATGTATTTGCAGAAGAAAGAGGGTACAACTTACGTTACAAAGCGTGACTGGACCGCAACTGGAACTGGAACGAGCCTTTCAATCGAGAAAAAGCCCGTTATTGATATTGCGGGGAAGTACCGATTGTATGTTCACTATCAGGTCGGCAATGAGCAATATTCGGCTGTTGCTTATTAACCGAGGCATTCATAAAGAACCGTTTTGCCACAGCGGGGATTGTCAGCTATGAAAGAGATTATGTTCTTAAAGTGGCAACCATAAGTTATCTGTCTACACACTATTTATCTATGAATGCGTTCCTGTTTTCCTGGGACAGGGCAATGTCTTTGTCCCAGTTCGTTTTGAGGTTGTTTATGATTTTAAATGTAAGTAACAATACTGATTTAGTTCGTTTTTACAACGGCTGGTTGCAAAAAAGGTTTGACGATGGCTATTTTGCGGTTGAAACAGAGAAATTAAACAATATCTACGAATTGAGTCCCAAAAATTTTGAATTGGTTGTTTTTCAAACTAAAGATCCGCATAATCTCTTTGAAGATTTTGAGTATCTGGATAGGCTTGGATATCAATCTGTAGCGATGGTTACGTTGACGCCATATAAGGCAGATGTGGAACCGGGGCTTAATAAGAAACAAGTTTTAGAAGATCTGGTATTACTGGGTAAGAAATATCCGCACCGTGTCGTCTGGAAGTATTCTCCGATTATCATCAATAATGAATATAGCGAGAAATATCATCTCAAGAAATTCGATAGTTTGTGTCAAAAGCTATCCGGTGCGGTTAGGGCGTGCATCGTTGAATTTGTTGAACCTTTTGAGCAACCGATACATGCTTGCCTGTATTCTGCTGTTGTTGATATGGGCGCAAAAACAAAAATGCTTTCTAAAATGCAAGAAATAGCACAAAAATATCAAATTACAGTTTACGCGAAAGGCACAAAAAATTCAGTTGTAAAGCTTATGCGCAGTATTCTGTGTCACTGTGGTGTTTCAAAGGATGCAAACATTGATGTTTTTGATATGGGTTTGCCAAATACTTGCAAGGGAATGTGTCAATACTGCTTCGTAGGCGGCAATAAGTTCGTTGGCAAGCATACTAATTGTATCGTTTCTTCTCCAATTATGATTGGTGAAGTGAACAAAACAAAAAAGCATATTAAACGCAAAATTGCGCGCTTGACATAACTATTTTGCTGTGGTATAACTTAAATATAAAGTTATATATGAAATTGAGTCACCGACTCTTCTTATGTTATTTTTTTGCATTTGAAGGGTCGGTTTCTTTTATTTTGCGCAGAACACCACGCCTGAACAACGACTCAGACGTGGATGAATGCGCATTTTAAGTTTTTCTGCGAATGCAGTATTAATAAGTGAAAGTCTTAAGAAAGGAGGTGTAGTATGTACAAAACTCTACGGGTAGAAATCAAAGACACGCATCAGTTGTATGCATATTGTTCTGATGTTTGCCATGCAGCAAATAATCTTTACAATGCTGTCTTGTTTCGTATGCGACAGACAATGACCGGATTGCAGAAGTTGGAATGTTTACCACAATCAATCACTTCAAATGAGCAAGAAATCTTAAATGAATTAAAAGATTTTACAGACTGCAATCCGTCGTATCGTATGCCCACGGCAAAGAAGTGGTTTTTGTCATACGGTATGTTGAACAAACTATTGCACGACAACAGCAATGTGGATTATTTCGCACAACATTTACCGAGGCATACAGCACAACAGACAATTAAGCAAGCCGTACAGGATATGAAAGGCTATTGCAAAAGCTGCAAAGCATACGCAAAGAATAAGCAAGCCTTTACAGGCGCGCCGCGCCTACCGGGTTACAAGAAGCCTGGCGGTATGTGCACGGCCAGTTTGTCTAATCAAGAATGTGTTGTCAAAGAACAAGATAGCATCTGTTTTGTAAAGTTTCCAAGAACAAAAGAAGTTTGTCAAATTACAACGCCTGTTGGTCGTTTGAAATTTGTAACAATTAAACCGTACTTTAACGTGTTTTACATTTCTTTTGTTTTTGAAATTCCAAATGCATTTGAGCCAATTGAACAAGATGACAACAACGAGCGAATTATTTTTGATAAACCGGAGCGTTGTATTGCCATTGATTTTGGTGTTGACAATCTCGCAGCTATATCGAATAACTTTGGCCATAAAGGTCTGTTAATCAAGGGCGGAATTGTAAAATCCAAAAATCAATGGTTCAACAAACTAAATGCTCAAATGCAAAGTGCAAAGGACCAAGGCGTTTTGTTAGATCTCTACCAGAAGAATTGGGTCAACAGAAACAACTTCATGCGTGATGTAATGCATAAATACGCAGACTATATCATCAAGTATGCTTTAGATCATCATGTTGACACAATTATTCTTGGATCTACCAAAGGCTGGAAACAGTCAAGCAAAATGGATAAAAAGAACAACCAAAGTTTTGTTGGTATTCCGTTTGATCTGCTTAAAAAGTTCATTGCGTATCGTGCTGTGCAGTATGGCATCAATATTCTTTATCAAGAAGAGTCTTTTACATCGCAGGCATCTTTTAAGTACAAAGATGACATTCCGGTGTATGGAGAGCAATCAGAAGAAGAATATGATGCATTGAAGTTCTCCGGCAGGCGCATAAAAAGAGGGCTTTATTGTAACCAAGACGACTCCATTATCAATGCAGATCTGAACGCTGCTGCCAATATTGGCAGAAAAGCGCTGCCGGATTTGTTTACGCAAGTGAACTTTGAAAGACCGGATATCTTAACAAATATTTTTAACATGTAGTCCGCTCTGCGGATAGAACAGCTGTGAATGCTGCATGTCGCTTAAAACATAAGCCACGCCTGACTGGCGTGTGCGACTGTCAGACGTGGTAATTCACTTTGTATATGATTTATTTTTTTAGTAAGGAGAAACAAATATGGCAAAAAAGAAGACGGAACAATTGGTGCTGACAAGAAAAGTCTCTGATTTTAACCCGGTTGACTATCTCGAGACCGGCACCCAAATCGGGACAGACAAGTTCGGTCAGGAAATTACCAAAAAGGTAAAGTATCTTCCTGCCTGGGCACGTCAGCTGTGGTTTAATCTCTATGTAGAAGAGACAAAGAAAGTCATGTCATTGACAACGGAGCTGCAAAAGTTCAGTAACAACATGATTATTCAGAAGGCCACTTTGACAGAGGTATTGTTCCCCGGAACAGAAAATCAGATTACGTTCCCCGTAGCGACAGGGCAGGCAAGTGCTTACCAGGACTCTGACCCGTCTGCTTTGGAAAGATGTGAGACCATTGCAAAGGCCCGCTGCTTGGGTTCTGCAGGGTTTTCCATTCGGGAAGAGCAGATGTTTGACGAGGGAGAAAAGCCCGTTGACGGGCCTCTCATTGACCGTCGGAATGCGGTAAAAGCTGATTCTGATGTAACTGGTGATGTAAAGCCCAAAACTTCGAGAAAGAAGAAAACGGGCAAGTCCAAAGAAGAGGAAGTTCAAGAAGTACCTGTAATCGATGAGGCGCAGCCGGAGCATCTGTTCCCGCCTGTGGTAGAAGATGATGAAAGCGAGCCCGACACAACGGATGTTATTTTGTCTGATGACGAAAAACACCTTGAGAAGTGTCTGATGGCAAACTTCCCTTACGGCTCGTTTAGAGGGCAAAATGTTATCGATGTTATCGACAACCCTGGATTCATCACTTTCGTTAAGAAAATGAAAGGCAGAGACTACAAGAACAACTTGGTCAGCGATGATTTGACCCTGAATGAGCTGATTGCAACGCTGTGTCGTTATCTTGACGATCCGACGCCTGATGATCGAGCGACTATTCTTGACACAATCAAGAGAATGCGCTCCATTTAAGAAAGCGTTCGAAAAATAAGAAAGGAGGAAATGAGCTTATGCAGTTCAAGGATAACAAAGAAGACATTGAATATCTCAAGCAGAATGTGTCTATCCAGACATACGCCGAGGATATGGTCGGGATTACGGAGTGGAAGCAAGTTGGTCGTTCTTATGTAACACCAAAGATTGAGTTTGCAGCTCCGGATTCGAATGATATGTCGTCCCTTGTAATTGACCTGCAAGCCAATTGCTTTTGGCGTAACTCAGGCAAGGGTAGAAATCCACACGGAAGCATCATCGATTTTATCATGAATACGGAAGATGTGGATTTCAGTCAGGCAGTAAAGATCTTAATCGATTACGGAAATCGCTTTTTGGCTGGTATTCCAGATCGGAATGAATTTGCCGCTGCTGCAAAATCCAAAAGACAAAGTTCATTGCGTAATGTTAGCAGAGAGTTTAAACTGCCTCTGCGTCATCCTTGCGATGATCCGCACACCGGTTATAAACGGCTGTTTGCATATCTGGTAGGGTTTCGAAAGATTACACCGCATGTTTACGACTACTTTATTGATAACAATTATATGTATCAGGACCTTACCGGTAAGTGCATATATGTGTCTTACAATGAAGACGGCGTTCCTGTATTTGGCTGTGTTCGAGATACCAACTGGAACGAGCGTATTACTTACGGTGTGACCGGCAGCGATGTAGATCATGCCTTCTACATTAACAATCATTCAAATAAAATGGTTGTTACGGAAGCTGTGATTGACGCAATGGCATATATGTCATTGTTTGATCTGAATGGTGATGATTTCGCCAAATTCAATTACCTGGCGCTTACCGGGTGCTCAAAATACAAGTGCATCAAGTATTGGTTGGGAAAGGACCCGTCTATTGAAACCATTTATCTTGCCTTGGATAATGACAAGGCCGGAGAAAATGCAAGAACGCACACAAAGAAGATGTTGCGTGATATGCATTGGAATGGAAAAATTGTTGATGTACGTGCCGAACACGGGAAAGACATCAACGACGAGCTCAAGTATGTTGTTGCACAAAAGGGGGAAACAAATGATCACAAACAGCTTAAAGCTGGATAGTTATCTGATCGGAATCAATAGGTCTTATAAAGACGATGGAAAATTTATCTATTTTCATACACAGACGCATCTGCCTGTTGTTATTGATAAAGCCAGAATTACCGATCAAATTCTTTTAGACTGCGCACGATTTGCCTATAACGGGGACATTTCGTCCATTCGCAATTCTCGCGATTTGTTTGGTAAAATCAATTGCGTAGTGATGGTTGGCGATACAGCCAAGCGTTTTCTAAAGGACGCTTAAAAATTAAATAAAGAAGTCTCATTTGAGGCTTCTTTTGTTTTACAAAAAAATCAAGGAGAGATAAGTTATGCGTATTAAAAGAAATGATGGCAAATTCCAAATGTATGTGATCAGTGCTGTTGATATTCAAAGAATCGAAGGCTGCACATATTCTCAAGCCTATTGTAAAATGAAAAAATATGATTATTTTTACATCAATTCCCGTCGCTATATTCTGGCAAGTGATTACTTTACAAATGGCTATCTGGTAAGTGAAGCAATGTACTATTCACACTTAGGGGAGGGCGTTGACACAAAAGTCATTAAAATACGCCCTGCAATGTACACGGTTGCGGATATTATGGACATTTTCAGCGTAGGGAGACCTAAGGCCGAGAAAATTATGGATGTTATACCCGGTGCTTTTACGCTTGACAACGTTCGGTATGTGTACGATAGGGACTTTGTTGATTGGCTGGAAAGCCTGCCCAATAAACACTTGAATGTTGCATAATTTGTCTCGTTTACAAAAATGTGTTATAATTATGACGTTATAAGTTATAACAAAAAATAAATTGCTTTTAAGACGGTCATCCTTGTGGTGCCCGTCTTTTCATATTATTGTAGGAGATAAAATGGCATTACGAAAAATCGAAAAAATCGAAGAATTGAGAGAGCGATATCGGCCTCTGCTCGATTCTTATGTTTGTCAGTGTTTATCTGATGGCTTTGATCGGTATGTTGTCTTGTCCTATAAGGATGACATTATGCTGAAAGATGCACCATCGCAGTACGATGTTGTGTTGGCAAAGATCGTGCTGACGTATCGTGACAAACAGCTAAAAGAAAAAGTCGTAGAATATGAAGATCCATATCAGATTGTTCAACGTATTAAATACAAGGACAACGAAGGTATTAAAAACAAATACATGTTCTTGTATCTACCCCTGACGGAAGAATACACCTTAAATTTCCCAAACAACAAAGTGCGTTTTAACTCATTTGAAAAACTGAATGAAAAGTTTAAAAAATTTGAGTTTGCACCGAAATATGACAGGGATTATTATTTAGGTGTTTCTTAATATATCGAATTGCCAGAAAGGAGAATTATTATGGCAAATAAAGAAAACCGAGGCAGAGATCTCGCCAACATTATGATTACAGGGCGTCTTGTGGCAGACGCAGAGGTTCGTATCGGCAAGTCCGGCAAGGAGTTCGCGACCTATACGGTTGCCTGCCAGCCTTATAACAAGGACAAAGCTAACTTCTTCGACTGTATGCAGAGCGGTGCTCTGGGTTGGCTGAAGAAGGGCATGTCCGTTACTGTAACCGGCACTCCCGATTTCAGTGAATTTACGGATAAGGAAGGTCATCAGCGCCGGAACTTCCGTGTACTGGTCAATGGCCTGACGGCCTTTGGTGGACAGAACGGCGGTGGCGCTTCCAAGCCCGCTGCTAAGCCTGAGCCTGCATCCGAAGATGTGGGTGAAGAGGTGGACGAGGACGACGATCTGCCCTTCTAAACTATAATAAAAAAGAGACGCTTATGCGTCTCTTTTTTTGTTTTGATTTCGTTTTGTGTTATAATTATGGTGTTAATTATATTCTGCGCTTTTGCACAGAAGTTATAGTTATAAAAAAAATAAACATTAAAAACAAAAAGAGTCGTCAGTTCTTTACTGATGGCTCTTTTTTATTAAGGAGGAAATTTATTATGGCAAATAGAACAAAATGGAATCGAACGGCATTGACTGCAGCAAATGAGGTTCCTAATAACATCGATGGGGCAAACAATGTTGCCAAATTGATTAATTACTTTTTCAATTTGATCAGCGATAAAAAACTTAGTGTTATTATTGCCGAATCTAACCAAGGCGCTGTAGCCGTCGAACTGCAGTACGCCTATAAGTCTCGGGTAGTCACTGGCTGCTGGTATCAAGGTGAAATTTACTTTGATAGACGGACTATTAGTGGCGAGTCAGCAGTTGATGCAATGTTTATTGTCATTGCGTCTTGTATGACGGAAGTTTCATCTGTACTCGACAAGGAAAAAATTGAACAAAGGATTGTTAATCTTGAAGATAGCAATTCTAGAATGGTTCCTTGGCGTCCACTCTCGTTAAGCGGACCTGTTTTGCCGGCGTTTTTGAACAACTTAACGCCTCTTGTAACTTTGTGTGCCAACGGAGTTCCGTACCCACATGCGGTGAACGGTCTCGGTATCTCTGCAAAGGCGTTGCCGATGGATGCGAAGCAGACTGTCAATTCAGTACCTGCGTTTAACGAACGAGACTGGACTATCAGACAGGAAAATTCCTACAACAAGTTTGAGAAGGAGCGTATTGCTTCCAATCAGCTTGTCGAAGGTTATGTTCCTACAAACAACGATAAACTGTTTGTGTCTCGTCTGTATAATGGCATCCAAAAGATGGGGAAGGCACCTGCTTTCTTCTTTTATGGACCTGCCGGAACTGGTAAGTCTGAAATGGGTAAATATTTCAGCAAGATGACCGGAATTCCGTATACTTTCATTTGTTGTTCTGCGATGACAAACGAAAGTGATCTGCGTGGTAAGCCTAACAAAATTGCTTCTAACGGAGCACTTGTGAAGTTCTTTCAGCGGGCAGTTAAAAGCCTTTGGAAAAAGGATGTTGATGTGACTGGCATCGATAACGATGAGATTCAGTATTCCTTAACGGAACTGGTATTGGCTTGTCGTTACGGCTGGATAATTGAAATCCAGGAGCCCTCTCTAATTATCAACGCCGGTACGCTTGGCTTTTTGAATTGCGTATTAGACTCCAATCGCACTTTGATCTTGCCGAATGGTGCGCAGGTACCCATTCATCCGAACACCACATTCATTTTTACAACGAATGTGGATTACGAAGGATGCAATCCCTTTAACCTGTCCCTGCTGTCCCGTGTTGCTTATGTCAAGAAAATCGACGCACCGACAGTTTCTGAACAGATTGACCGTGTGATGTCTGTTACCGGATATCAGGGCGATAGGGAAGATGTGGCCAAGGTCATTCATGCCATTGGCGAGTTGCAGGAAATCATCCGCGATCAAAGCATTACGCAGGGCATTGCGGATATTCGTGGGGCAATTGATTGTATTAATGACTACCAGTTCAATGGTGGGACTTTACGACAGTCTGCTGCCCTGACAATTGAAAATAAGACCTCTTTGGAGGATGGTTATGCTGAAATTATCAGCGATAAACTTGACTCTATTTTGGGTCTCAATTAAGGAGAAATGATGGATAAAAAACAACTTCGAGAGTTTGTGAAAGAAAACACTTCTCTCAAGGAAATAGTTAAGGCATCTGGTTTTCGGTCAGTCCTACAAGGGCTGGCCAATTCCAGTTTGAACTATTATGGTTTCAAGTCTGTACCGATTCGTACAGACTTTGCTCCTGACGGAGATGTTGCCTGGATTTCCGACAAAGAGTGTTACATCAATTTGGACTCTGTGTTGGATGAAGGTCTGAACTTTGTAGAGCGCAAAAAGCTTGCTCTTGGCAAGCTGACACACGAAGTGTTTGGCCATGGGCTGCACACAGATTTCGCTAGAGCTGCGGAGCTGCAAAAGAAAACAGCTTTTCCATATGACGAATATTTTGACGGCTTTCAGCAAGCCGATGAAGTAAAGAAATCTTACGGGATTTCCAAAACGCTATTTGATAAGCTGTTTTTTGAGATTGCAAACATTGTTGAGGACCCGGTAATTGAGTATCTTGCTGTACAAAAGTACCCTGGATTTGCTTGCTATGTTGATGCTTTGACAGAACGTCTGCGGCAACATATTTCAGCTGAGGCTACTCAAAGCAAAGATGTCAATGCATTGCTTAATTTGCTTCTTTGCCAGGCAAGAGGTTGCTTTGCGGATGAAAGTCTGAAGTTGTATCCGGAATTAAAGGATACGCAGCCTTTGTTTGCTGTGGAGTCGATGCCAAATTATGAGGATCGTCTTTACGTTGTTGGAAAAATTATGCAGATCTTGTGGAAGTATTTTTATGAATACTTTGAGCAAGCTGATAAAATCCAGCAGGCACTCAATATGTTGTCTCAATTTGCAGATGACAATGCAATCTCTGATGACCAGAGTGAGATGAATGAGCAAGAGGATGGGCAAGGACAATCGCGTTCTACAATGGTTGGTCAAGCCAATCAGAGACAGAGTGCTCAGTCAAGCCAATCTTCTTCTGACAATTCAAGCAAGGACAATCAGAGTGGCTTCGAAGGCTCTCAGAATGACGCAGAAGGCAGTAAGGCTGAACAGCCTAGCACTGACTCGCAAAACAAAGAAAACGGCACTGAAAGCGCTTCTACGGGCTCTCCAAATGATGAATCTGGTGAAAATGATACTAACGGCAAAAATGCCGTTGGTTCCCAAAACAAGCAACAAAAAAGTTCTGAAAATAAAAATCAGAAGGCAGACGGCCAGAGCCAACAGAATGAAGAAACAGATAAAAGCAAACAAGCGCCTATTGATCCTGCTTTCAGCAAAGCACTGCAGGATATTTTTGCAAAAGCCGAAAACGAAGCCAACAAATCTTCTGAATCAGTTTTGAATAAGATCTTTGCAGAGCAAAACCTGGAAGCTCTAAATCGACAATATGAAAACCATGAATTCGGTAGATTTATCAAAGATGGCAGAGTAGCAAATCTGTCACACAGTATTCGCAGAGATTTTGAGACTGATGTAAATGCTTATAATGCAATTTTCACATCAAAAGAGAAGGCAATTGCGAAAACATTGGCCAAAAAAGTCCTTAAAGTTCTCAAGGAACGTCGAAAAGGGAATATCTACTATGAACAAGATGAGGGCATTATGTTGGATGTCAATGCGTATGCGTCCGGTTCAGAGAGAGTATTTATGGATATCACTGCACCGACAAAACGTCCGCTGTGTGCTGTCGAAATCATGGTTGATGAATCTGGCAGTATGGACGGAGATCGTGAGAAAGCAGCAAGACTAGCAGCAATGTGTCTGGAAGCGTTTTGCAGAGAGCTGAAAATTCCATTTGGAGTTTACGGTCACTGTGAGTACGGAAGTGTTATGATTAACGAGTATCTGAAGATGGATGACGTCAAGAACAACATCAATGCTTCAAAACTTGTGTCTATGAAAGCACATAATGCTTGTAATCATGATGGCTATGGACTTCGTTTTGGCATTTCTAAGCTAGTTAAGAGGCCAGAAACACAAAAGTTTTTGTTTGTCTTGTCAGATGGCCGTCCGAATGGTACCGGTTACGGCCATACACAAATGGTCCACGATATGGAATATTTGAACAAAATATGTAAAAAATCACATATTGCAATTATTCCTATCGCTATTGGCGACGATTTTTATAATCTGCAAGCCATTTATGGCAAAGAACTTGTAGACGGTCGAGATCTACAAAAACTGCCGACAGAAATAGCGAGAATTTTGCTGGCAAAAATAAAAAAGCTTTTATAATAAAAAGGCGACAGAGAAATCTGTCGCCTTTTTTTCTGTTCATTTGTAAAATTTGTCCGAAATTCACAAAAGTGTTATAATTATTTTAACAAGGAGAATGCTGCTGCCATAACTGGCACGAAATGCGTTCTCCTTCTTTTTATTTTTTGTGTCTTGTGTTCACAGAGCAAAAATACACGAGACACTTAAAACAATCCAATACGATGAAAGGAGGATTTCGATGCCGGAACACAAAAACGAATACAGTTCACCGGAAATGATGATCAATGTAAGCGACCTTCTCAAGAAAGACTCACATGGTAATATGTGCATTCCGTATCAGGTAGACATTCGTTTGTTTAATGGGAAGGAGCTGAAGGCATTTGCGAAGGTGACTTATGGACACATTGTAATCAATGACATTTGTATTCTTCAGCGATTTGGTAGAATTACGATTGTATATCCATCAAAGAGACTGCGCAAGCGTAATGGTAAAGACGTATTTGTAAGCGTTGCTTTTCCAAATAGCCCTGAAGCTTCAAAAGAATTGAATCGGGGTATTATGCAAGCGTACAAGATTGCTTGTCAAAAAGATACAGATGAGCGCATCTCTTCGATTCCGCAGGCTGCGTAAGTCAATTACCACAGACTGACCGTAAAACAGTCAGTCTGGGCTTGTGAGTAATCGCAAGTCCATAGTTGATTAGTCTAAGCACTGCGAGTGCTACGTTATGTTTTAATGGCAGCCTCGGCTGCCAAATAGGTACCAAGGGGTGCTCCACAAGCCCCTTGCACTACGGTGTGTTGTTAAAAATCTCTGATGGGGTCGGAGACGTGCAGTATACAACAAACAATTCATAACATTGACGATGTGGGTTTACCACAGACCGGGCCTTTGGCTCCGTCTGTGTGCTGGTCATTCCAGATCAAATTTATTGAAAAATCGAACAACACGGCGGGAGTGGTACAGTTATCAGATGTGCCTTCCCGCTTTTTTTCTTAGAAAGGGGTGATGAATTTGTGACACAAAAATCGAAAAATATTCTCTTAGGAACAATCTTTTCTCTGATATTCCTTGGAATTTTCCTTTGTTTTCCGAGCATGGCTTACGCTGCCAAAGCACCATCAGTAACACAAGCCGCAGGTATGGCTGAAGTAAAAAATATTATTGGCCAAATCTCTCCTTGGTTTAATTCACTATGTGTGCTTGCGACAGGCTTCTCACTTATTCAAGTGATGGTAAGTCGAGATCAAAAGGTCGTATCCGGTGCTTTGAAATTTATAACAACAATTATTGCTGTATTTGTAATTTTCAACTTATCCGGAGCTATCATTCATTTTGTCGGTCAGGCTGTGCCAAATCACTCCTATACCTATTCAAATGCCAAAGATCCGAGTATTGGCGGATTCAGCAGTGGCTTGTTCAAAGATGGGAAAACTAAATAAGCAAAGATGCGGAATATATCCGCTTCATAATAATCAACAAAATACTTACAAAACACTACGAAAGGGGGATTACGTATTATGTTGACAAAAAAAAATACGCTTCAAAACAAAAACAGCAAAAAGCTAAGCAATTGCATCTCCGCTATGGCTGCTTTTGCTGTAACAAGTGCAATGGCAGTTCAAGCGTTTGCAGCTACCGGCTTAAGCGATGCAATTTTGAATGTCATCAAGAGCCTTGGTACATTGCTTAACACAGTGTTTACACCACTTTGTGTTCTGGTGCTTGGTATCTCAATCGTGACAATCATGATTGGTAAATCTTCAAAGTCTGCAGATGAAGGAATTAGCTGGGCCAAACGTGCTGTTGGATGCTTTGTTGTGTTCTTCTTGCTTGGTTCTATTCTGACATACGGTGTCAGCTTGTTCTCCGGAACGCAATACGATTTCGGTGCGGCTAAAGCAGCAGACATTATGAGTTTTGCTCAATTATTCTAAACCATTAAAGAGTTAATTCATCAAGGGGCTTAATTCATTTAAGCCCCTTATTTTTTAGAAACGGAGGTGAATACACAAATGGTTGGAAGTAGTCTAATCACAAGCATACTTAGCGATGTAATCTGGGCATTGTTGTCTGGTCTGCTGCAGCTTGTTCTCTCACTGTTAAACACAATGGGCGAATTTTTTATGAAACCATTTAACTTTTCTACCAATATGTTTGTGTCTATGTTCGGGGCAACATTTCTGAATCAACTCAACACTATCATTACAACGGCTGGTTTATCTATTTCTATTTTGCTTTTAATTTTCGGCCTATTGCGCGTGTATAGCGGAAGATTAAATGACGATATTCCGAACCCTTATGCATTGGTTGGTAAGTTCATTATTGCTATTTTTTGTAACTACTGGTTAGCAACCGCAATCACAGACTATATTTTTCCATTTGCTCAATCTTTCTTTAACAAGGTGCTTAATCTTCAACTCCCGCTATCAAAAGTAAGCGGAACTGACTTGTTAAATAAGTTGACAGATGGAACTCTTGGTTCTTTTTCTAATTTTGTTATTTCTACGAACGGCACATTTAAATCGATTGAAGCTTTGTTCGGAGTGCTTCTATTTTTGATCTGCGTTATAGCGGCAACAATCAACTTATTCAAGCTGGTTGCTGAAAATGCAGAACGGTATTTCACGATCAACTTATTGGTGCTGAGCGCACCACTTGCGTCAGCGACTATCGTATCTGAAAAAAGCATCCAAATTTTCAAAAACTGGTTCAATTTGATGATTTCAAATGTATTAACCATCATATTCAACCTTGTTGGTTATAAGTTGTGTCTGCTTGCGTTCAGCAACTGCTTTTCTGCATGGGGACGCTCTACAGGCGACTTGTCAACAGATGCTGGTACAAAAATCTTGTCTCTGATTTCTCTTATTGCTATCAGCAAGATGGCTCAACGGTTAGATCAGCTATTGGCACAAATCGTGTTTAAGGTTAATCCGATCCAAAACAGAAGTTTCCTGATGAGCAGTCTTGGCGTAATGAAGAGTTTAGAGACTGGCTCAAAGCTACTTACTGGAAAAGGTCTGCATAGCCTTGTTACTGCCCCATTCAATAGAGGCGGCGGTGCTGGTAAATCAGCATCTGGTGGAGCTTCAACTGGCGAAACGCCATCAGGTTCAAATGCAAATCCTTTAAGTGGCATTTCTGGTGCTTCAGACACGCCGGTTGCAGGCAAGAAAAACAACACAATTAATGCAGATGCACCAATTAAACAAGGGGTTAAACTTGGAGAAAATACACTTGGCATGCTCGACAAAAATAAATTTGACCGCAATATGGATGGTTCCCTGGCCGGACTTCCAAACTACGAAACAGACAAAGATGGCTCTATCGATGCATCTCAGGTTATGGATGCTCTGTCTAACAATGGACGCATCACGCCAGCTCAAGCATCCGGCGTTATGAGTGATGTACAAAAGACACTCAAAAAGGGAAATGCGGTTGTTGGCTTCAATAGTGGTAGACCAGTTATTGCGAAAGTGGACGGTCATCGTGCATCAGGTGCAATCTCACCAGAAGCTGTGGCTGTTAACTACAATAGAACACACGGTGGTTTACAAAAAGGCGATAATCCAAACGTCGGAACATTTACATTTACAGGGAATACTGCAGCGGACGCAACAAAAGCTGCAACGACTTATGCGAAAGAAAATGGTGTTGTGCTCACTAGTATGAATACGGCTTACAATTCTGCAGGAGCTGTTGGCTCTTACTCATTCCGTAGCATGACAGCAGACGACTTGAATCGCAAAGGTTCAAAGTTTGTTGATCCTGGATTCTCGTCAAGAGGACAATACGAAGAAAATGAGTAATAAGCCAAACTAGGCAGAAGAAGGGAGGTTTAGGAATTGGCAAACGAAGAATTTGAAACCAATCAGCAAAGCACTAATCTTGGCAATGAAACAGGAATAGAACAAAACAATTCCTATTCCGCTAACAGTAATCAAAACAAACAATCTACAAAACAGCCGGTGGGGAACATGCCGTCCCCATCGGCTAATGCCACTGGACCGGATCTCAAAGGCGCAGCTGATAAAATGAAGTCAGCTTCAAGTGCGTTCTCCGGAAGTACACAAAACAACAGTGATAAAAATCGCCAACCAAACGGAGACCCAACCAGGCAACCTTTTGACAATCAAAATAAGTCACAAGATTCAAATCCGTCCAATGCATCAGACTCTAAAAACGAGCAGCAAAAAGACAATCGAAAAGCGGCAGAAAATGCAAAGAGTGGTGACGCGGGCTCAGGTGGTTCCGGTGGTGCTGGTGGTGCTGCAGATGCAGTCGGGATTGCCAATGCTGCACGCGGAGCTGCTCAAGACACTGCGCATCTCTATCAAGATAATGGTAAAAGCGACATTGAGAATACAGCCGGAGACATAAAGGATGTTGCTATTGGTGCCGGTAAGGTTGCTGCAAAAGCCATGGCAGACGACTATGCAGGCGCTGTTAAAGACGGAGTTCGCATTATACCTGCAATTCTTAGAATCGTTTTGCCGATTTTATTTCTTCTTTGCGCTATGATTGTGCTATTTTTAAGCACTCCGGCGATGATTTGGAATAATATTAACAAAAGCTATTCTGATTGGACCTTAAAGCAGGCAACAGTAGCCATAGACGATGCTGTATCCGATGCAGCCTGGAGCACTGTTAATCACATGAAGAAAGATTTAGGCAACAGCAAGGTTATTCCAAATTTTGACACTCTGTGTAATTCATATTATGACGAAGAACACTTCGGTGGATCCGGATACGCCTATCAAATTGATGACGGTGGAGAGTTTAGTATTGGAGTAGACATGGACGGCTATACGGGAGCGAATTTAAACGATGCAGTATTTCGTTATGTAGATCCTGACAACAACTGTGTAGAAGTCGTTTATAAAAATGCTTATTCCGGAAGCGGATCTTCAACATATGACTACACCTACTCGGAGATTATTAACGCGTTTGTTAAATACCGCGAGAAGCTGATTGAAGAAAATGGCGTTGTATCTGTATTCAATGAGGGATTAGATGCTGTAAAGCGATACATAAAAACAGGCGGAAAATCTGTTTTTATCGATGTCGGCAGGGTCGTGAGCAAGGTTGGAAATAGCACGGCATCAAGATTCAATATGACTCAAGTTGCAGATAATTTTGCAAAAATGGAATCCGATCTTGAAAGCGTGGATACCAATATGGCCAGTTGGGGTCTTACAGACACATCTGCGCTTTATTACTACATGCATCAGTCGGACGTGGCAGATAAAATGTATGATTATTCCTACCAAGTGGGAAGCGACAAGATAAATGTTGGCAGAAATTTGATTTCCAATATTGACAAAGCATATTTGAGCGATACGACAGAGGGAGATACGAATTACCACTCCATTAAACGCATTATTGTTAATGTATCGGTATTTGCAAACGACGATAATAAAAATGAGCAGCTGAAGAATGCTGACGGTACCACGAGTTCTCGCTTTGTTCAAAAGATCTTCGACTTGACTGATAAAGAAATGGAAGAAGTGGCCGGAAAAACTCTTATTTCTGATGCCATTATAGAAGCAGCAACAAACACGCCCGAATATGAAAAAGGCGATGAGAAATACGATCCGTATTGTAAAATGACACCAGCACACACGGTTTATATACAGCTTTGTGGCGGCGAGAGTTTATTGAGTCAATTAGAAGGCGATGGACTTCTTACCGGAAACCTGACCGAAGCAACTGCACGACGTTATGTAGCAGTTATGGCAAAAAGCTATGTCGGTAATCCGACGCTATCTAACCGAAAGGGCATATTCGTCACTGACGATATGTTCGAAAACATGATGAATGGCAGCGTAAAGAGCATTTATGCCACAAAAGACTCTGCCGGGAATGTAATTAAATACAACGAAGAGACCTTTACAAAAGGCGAGTTGGCCAAAGGCGAAGATGGTTTATTTGTAACGTGCATCTACCAAAAGGCTTTGTCAAATTCTAAGGTAAAGTTGAGAGAGTATCTGTTTCCTGGACAGTATAGCACAAAGAACGGAAAAGCAAATCAGAATTTCAAGATGATTGCCGGAGAGGAGTATTATGAATATTACAGACACAATCTCTCCAAAGATAAGGCAGTCCAGGCCAAAGTAAAAAACAGCTACCACGCATTGATTAAAGAATCAAAGCCGTACAAAGAAGGTTGGAAAAATGCATTTAACAAAAACAGTAGTACGCACATCAAGCAAGGCGATATGCTGTTTATGAATGCGGCATTCTATTGGACAGCTGGAGAGCAGGGAAATGAGCTTGGAGAAAAACTTAAGAATTATCCAAACATCGCAATGGCGTCTCTGTTCGGCCAAAAGAATAATAAAAATTACGACGCTGCCTTTGCCAAATATAGTAATCACAACTGGGCGTATCAGGTCGGCATTGTAACAGGTGCTAATTTGACAAACAAAACAATCAATGTGGCTATTTATAATTATGACGATGAGCCATTCAAAGCAAATCTGACGGACTATAAAGACTACAAAGATTGGTCTGTAACGAGAAATATTCGCGGATCAAACTTTACAGTGACAAATGTGCGAATTGATGCCAAAACCGGAACCGTAACGCCCATCGATAAGACTTTATCACACTATTATCATTTGTACTCTGTAACCGGATATGCGCAACCTGACTATCAGTCATTTGTTGATGCTTACAATGCTGCGTATCAAGAGCAATTGGAGTCCATGTCCTCAAGCATTGATACATATAGTACATCTGGTGTGCTTGGATGGCCTACAAAGAGCCATAAGATTACAACCGGATTCTACGGTTACGCAAACCATAATGGCGTTGATTTTGCCGTCCCTGTGGGCACAAAGGTGTTTGCCGCAGCTGATGGCGTTGTTGCCGAGTCAACATATACAACATCAGGCGGTTCTGCAGGAAACGGCTTGAAAGCGCCAAATGGTCTGGCATATAGAAGCTTCGGTGAACATATTTATATTCGAAGCGGAAATGTAACGACACAATATTGCCATCTATCCAAAAGAATTGCAAAAAAAGGCCAAAAGGTTACAAGGGGGCAACTTATCGGGTACTCTGGTAATACAGGTAACTCAACTGGTCCTCACTTGCATTTTGGCTATTTGGTGAATGGTTCGTACAAAGACCCATCAAAACTCTTTACTACAACTGTAAAACACACTTACAAAGGCCGCACCTATTCTCCCGGAACATCATACAAGATCACCGCAACACACTATTGCGCTTGTGCTATCTGCAACGGAACGGGCGGAACCGGAACGACGGCCAGTGGTAAAAAGATACGAAATGGTATGTCGGATCCGCATTACATTGCTTGCAACTGGCTACCATTAGGGACGAAAATCAGTGTCAAGATCGGCAATAAGACAACAGTGTATACGGTGGCAGACAGAGGCGGTAGTGATTTTGATATTGCCCCCACAGGCAACAATCGTGGACGCATTGATATTTTCACACCAGGCGGACACTCAGAGTGCTACCGGATCGGCAGAGAGGACGGAACCCTGCAAATTCTTTCTTGGGGTAATGGATAATATTTCCTGAATTTCCCGATATTACCAGGTCAATAATGCTTCGGTGTTATTGACCTGTTTTTTTGACTATGTTATAATTATTGAGAAGATGAAATCAAAGAAGTCCTCAAAAGAATGCCTGCGTAAATGGAAACACACTTAAAGAATCCGTCGGAATGATGGGTATGCGTAAGTTGTATCTTTTTTTGGATTTTTTTGAAAATATGAACTGAATAGATGCACAGATAGGCAAATGTGCAATTTAAGGAGAACTATCATCTGATAGTTCTCTTTTTATTTTTTTTCAAAGGAGTGATGGAACATATGGAAGACGGATATTTTATTCCTAAAAATTACGAAGATAATATGATCACCGGCTCGGGTCGCAGTATGCGCAACGTAGTCGAAGCCGTTATTTTCTTTGCGATTTTCGTATTGATTTTTGGCTTTTTGCCAATCTCTGTCAAGGCGAGAATCGTCTTGATTATTCTTTTCGGAGGCCCGGCTGCATTTTTTGGGTTCTTTGGAATTCATAAGTGCTCAGTTACAGAATATGTGCTTCTATGGTTGCACTTTAAGTCGCAGCCAAAAGAATACAAACGAGAAGAGCTCTTCATTGACGAAGACGAACTCGAAGCTAGCATGAGAAATGTACTTTCTGATGTTCAACAAACAAAACAAACAAATCAAGAATAAGAGAGGTATGATTATGAAAATTGATGACAAAGACAAGAAGAACACTCGTCAAAATGGCGAAAACGGATTTACCAAAGAGAAGTTCAAAGAATTTTGGCAAGACAAGCGTACACGTTGGATTGGCATTGCATTTGTTGTAATGCTCGCGCTGACAATTGCTAATTTCGTTGTTCAAGGCGCAATTCATTGACGCCCATAGGTTAAATTCGCAAAAGGTTATCCTGATTCGGCAGTACGAGCTTTTGCGCGTGCTGCCTTTTTTAGTAGGGGGTGTTTATCATTACAGCAACAAATGACTTCATCAATATTTATAAGATGCTCGATGAAGTAATCGTTACAACAGACAATAGATATTTGACCATTCTCGAAATCGACCCGATCAACTTCTCGTACAAAAGCGTCGATGAAAAGAGAAAAATAATTCACGCTTTTGCCGCATACTCAAAGATCCTTCCTGTACGCTTTCGCATTAAGGTGACATCAAGACGCGCTAACGTAGATCATTACATCGCAAATCTGCAAAAGGAGTTTCAGAATGAAGCGGACAACAAGTATATTGGTGAGTATCAAAAAGAGTATGTTAACTTGGTCCGCAACTTGGGGAACAGAGAGGGAATTGAAAGACATTTCTACTTAATTCTCGAGTTTACTGAGACTGAAAACATGCCGGTTAATAATGAATACGATATTGTTGACTATCTACGCCGTGCCAGACAGACAGCAACGCAGTATCTGCGTGGATGCGGTAACGAAACAGTTCGCCACGAAAATGAGGCGGAATGGGTCGTAGAGACCGTTTATCGCATTGCCAATCGCAACGGGGACCTGGGAGAAATGTGGTATCGTATTCACGAAAGTAAACCCGGTGTTCTTAAGTATTACAATAACGACGAAGAAAAAATGGTAGAGGCAAAAGGATATTACAACGATATTTGCTCGCCAAAAGATATCGAAATTCATCGCGATTATGCGGTCGTAGACGGCGTTTATTACACGTTTTTACTTATTCCTGGATCCGATTACCCTGAGTATGTTTCCGGCGCCTGGATGGACTTCCTGTTCAATTTCTGTGAGGGTGTAGATGTTGATGTATTCGTTGAAAAAAAGCCAACTACGACAATGAAGTCTAGAGTTCGGCAAAAGGCTCGCATCAACACTGCTCGACTCAACCATAGCAACGCTGAAGGAGACAACAAAGACGAACTTGTGAACTCAATTCAAGCTTCAAATTTCATAAAAAACGCTTTGAGCGGGGGAGAGGAGTTTTTCTACGTCGGTACGCTGATTACTATTTCTGACGAAAATCCGGATGTTTTGTTGTACAAGCAGGGGCAGCTTCGTGAGAAATTGAGCACCATTGACATCACAGCGATGGAGATGCCATACCGTGTTGAAGAATGCTTACAATCGACGATGATCGCCGGTACATTACCTGAAAAACTTTGGAAAAAAGCAAAGCGTAATATGACAACAACCGGGTTTGCTTCCATCTATCCATTTACTTCCTTTGAGGTATCTGATGATGACGGCATACTACTTGGCATTAGCCAAGACAACAACTCCATGGTTGTTTCTGATAATTTCAATACAAAGAAATATGCAAATGCAAATATGGTGCTTCTTGGCACTTGCGGTGCAGGTAAGACATTTACACTTCAAACAATTTGTATGCGATACAGATTAAAAGGTGTACAGGTCTTCTCAATTATTCCGGAAAAGGGAGAAGAGTTTCTTTCCTCAACTGTTGCACTTGGAGGATCATACATCAACATTTCCAGCGGTTCTGTTAACACAATTAATGTTATGGAAATTCGTCCAACAATTAACTTCGAAGAGGCTGATGAGATAATTGAAGAGAATGATGATTTGAGCGCTTATATGTTCAGAGGACGCCGCCGCCCGGTTGTATTGCTTAATCAAAAGATTGAAAACTTATCCACATTTTTCTCTCTGATTTTGTCAGATATGTCCCTTGAAGAGCGTCAGCTTTTGGACGAGGCCATCATCAACACGTATGCCTTAAAAGGGATTACAAAGGATAATAAGAGCCTTTTGGATCACTATGAGACACGTATGATTGACGGAAAAGAAACCAGATATCCGGTGTTTAAAGAGATGCCCATTCTTGAAGATCTCTACAATGAGCTGATCAAAAACGAGCGGACAACCAGACTTGCAAACATCCTTAATCGGTACGTGCATGGCTCTGCATCAGTCTTTAACGGACAAACAAATGTGGATTTGGACAACAAATACATCGTTATGGACGTGACGGATTTGAGCGATGAATTAAAACCCGTCGGAATGTATGTGGCTTTGGAATACATCTGGGACAAGGTTCGTGAAGACAAAACGCAAAAGAAGATTATTGCCATTGATGAGGCTTGGAAGCTAATCAGCGAGAATGAATTAACAGCAAAATTCATCAAGAAAATCTTCAAAACAATCCGTGGATATGGTGGTGCAGCTATCGCGGCAACGCAGGACATCAAGGATTTCTTTGCACTTGATAATGGTGCATACGGCGAATCAATCATTAACAACTCCAAAATCAAGCTGCTGCTTCGATTGGAGAAGAAAGAGGCTGACACAATTCAAAGAATTTTCGATCTATCTGATGGCGAAAAGGACACAATCATGGCATTCGGTCGCGGACAGATTCTTGTCAAATCAAATTCAAACACGTTTGCCATTGACTATAAAGCATCAAAATATGAAACGCTTTTGGTAACGACGGATCGTGCATTGTTGAAAAAAATTCAAAACGGTGAAGAAATTTCCGCTGCTGATTTGGCAGCATAATTTATAATTTTCAGATAATTTTCAGGTACAAGGGAAGGAGAATAAGAAGAGAATTATGCCTGTGTTATCTGTAAATTAAGAACTTATTTTTAATAGACAACAGGAGGTAAATTTATGAAGTTTAATGAAATCTATCAACGTGCAGCGTCCCTGGTTGACGCTGCATCAATTGTGCGCACAGAGCAATTAGAACGAATGTTCGATGTCAATCATGTCGATGCTCAAACTGCACAGAATGTTTTACGCACGCTTTCCATTCGTCGAGATGCTTATTTTGACTCAACGAAAAAGTATTTGACATCAACAAAAGGTTACAGTTATTCACACCTTACGCCTACTTTAGACAAGGCGATTTGGCTGTTCGTAAATCTAAGTGATCGCTTTAACTGGTGTAATTTTCAGCCAAAATATCCGAGCATTGCATACTTTTACGGTGTGAAAAACGATCATGCAGAAGATCTTTCTGTGTTCTATATCCCTGAAAACGATGAGCATATTCAGTCCAGAATGATCGAAACAAACTATGGTGGAATGCAATCAAAGATTCCTACGGCATTGGTTTTTCCATCAGAAAATGGACTCGATAAGTTCCAATTGTCAGACGATTTCGATATCAAAACTGTAGCCATTATTGATGGCTTGGGCAATGTTCAAATTCAATCATAAAGGCAAAATCAATGGCAAGAGGAGAGTAAATAAATGAATAATAATCAAAGTTTTAACACGTCAATTTTAAGCAAAACGAATCGACTTCTAAGTCTGGAACAAGATTTTATCACCAACAATTCTGACAATCCAAAACAACTTTGGGATATGAATTCGCTGGCCGAAACACTCGCATATAACATAAGAAAATATGCAATCCTGCACACACCAAACGATATGCAAAACGCATCTGAGTTCCAGCATTTGACGACTTCAAAGTATGTCAAAGCGCAAAGAATAAACGAAAGATTACTTGCGTTTGTATTGCCGCCGTTGCTGAATTTTAGGATCACGGGCAAGGGAAAAGATGGTAATACATATGAGCGTACAGCCTCTTATTTTTCATCTGTTATAAAAGAAAGCTTAAGACGCTTTGCAGTGCAAAACGGGGTAAAGCCCGCCAACAACAAATGTATGTTTTTGATTTACAACTTGGTTGATCAGAACACACCAAAACACTACATTCCCGACACGGACAACCGAGAATATCACGAGTTAATCAATGTGTTTAAGGAACTCTTTGTGCCAGATGATTCGTATGAATACGCATCTTATTATCTGGACACGATTCCGATTGACGGACCGGATCAGACTATGGTGTTTTGTGTCTTAAAAGAGGACTTTATCGACAATGTGTCCGCTATTCGAGAGTGCTTATCTGGTGTAAGTGACATCCACATTACAAATCAAGAAATGGCCTAAAATAGGTCAAAAACCTCAAAAAATAAAAATTTGTGTGTTTTTGACCATTATCACAACGGAAAAAATTGCGTAAAATCAAGATTTTTTCGATTTTTCAATCCGGAGAATTCAAAAGTCTCCGGGTGTAGTACCAAAAACCAGTATGATGGACTGGAGGGGGTGAAGTCATAACAAAAACGAAGAACATAAGCGAGAAACAAAGGCTGATCCTGATGTTGACATACAGTGATTACATCTTGCCGTTGGCTGTGTTGTATAATATGCCAAGAACATTCAGTGACAGTAATATCAAGTTCAAACTCATTCCTCGGCTGATAAAAGCCAACCTCATAAAGAGACAAAGAATAGGGTACAACAAAAATTTCAGCCACAATCAAGAACAAAAGGGAAAAGCGTTATATGACACAGTAGTTCTAACAAAAGAAGGGGTACAATATCTCGCTTGTACCAATCTTATAAGCGAAGAAATGAAACTGTTGCGTGAGCATTACAAAAAGCAAATTGCAACACGAAACGAACAAACAGAAGAAAGGCTGAAACGGACTGTGCTCTGCGACTCAATGTTTGACGTAGAATTCGCATTGCAAATCATCCAAAAGCAAGTAAGACTAAAAGACAGAACAAAAAAAGAAATTCAGTCAGATCTTTTAACGAACGCATCCTTTAGGTACTTGCCAGCGATTGAATTCAAACGCCGAAATGGGAACCTGGACGAAACGAGGAAAGTGGGAACCGTCTATGACTTTACAACACGAAATGGGCTGGTACTCAGTGCGTCAAAATTCTTGGGGTTGCTTGACGGCGAACATAAAACCTTTCCCGTTTATTTTACAGCATACAAAAACCTCAATTTGCACGAAAAGAACGAACAGGTACTTTTGAGCAAACTTTCTGTAGGTACTGGTTCGGTCTGTGCAGACTGCGTGTACGTCTACCAGTCGGTGGACAAAATTAAGCAGCTGGTGGAACGAGACGACATTATGCCAGAGTGGCAGCAAATCCATAACATCATCGACGTCATGGACTATCAACGTATCTATCTTTTGCCATACGGTAGGAACTCCACAGAGTTTAGACACCTAAATCTGCTGATGTCACTACAGGCAAAGGATTTGCGAGACTATTGGAATGCAACGGACTGTATGGAGTACCACGCGTACATTTTTGCAGTGCCCTATGTGAACGAAGCAAAAAAGACATTACAGGACGTTTTTATTTCCATCAGCGACGAGTATAACAACATCATTGGGTACCTTCCGGAAGTTAGGCACTTGCGCAAGGTACTTAGGTACTACAAAGAAAATACAAAAGCAAAGCCACTGAACATTGTGTGTGATGCGAGTCAGGAGAAATTTTATGAAGAAGTATTTTCGCAAATCAAAGAACAGGGGAAACTGTATTTCTCGTTTTACAAATTCAACTTTGAAAAGAACGGGGAGGTTAAAATGTGAAAGAAAAGATCGAAAGCATAAAGAGATGGGTAAGAGCCCACCCGTGGCAAAGTGTCCTGCTTGTTTTAGGTACTACATACGTGTCGGGGTTGCTGTCACTTGCGATTAAAACAATCGTTTTACTACCAAAGGTGTTAAATAAAGAAATAACATCACCATTCACGTGGAACCCGCTGAAAGTCTATCAGGAACTTTTTACAACAGGACGTGGGTACCTGTGCCTGTTGCTTGTCATTCTTATATTCTGGGCAGTCAAACGCTTCATTGTTGACCCCCGGAATAAGAAAGAACGAGGCAAAGCAGATCAGCGCGGATTTCGAGTGCTGACAGAACAAGGTACTTATGGCACGAGTGAACTTATCTTTGACCCTACAGAACTGGGGGATGTGCTGGACGTAAAACCGGTTGGAGAGACAGAGGGTGTTATTCTCGGGAAGCCACTTTCCGTAGACACTTCTGACATTAAGGAAGACACTCCGGCAAGCGTTAAAGCAAAGATACCTGTAATTTCACTTTGTTCGGACGCCGAGTATAAGAAAAAGGGCAAAGCTAGGAACTGGAAAATTGATAGTATCGTAAACAATAAACTAAACCATCACATTGCAGTGTTTGGTGCGTCAGGTACTATGAAATCCAGAGCGTTGGCTCGTAATCTGATTATGCAGGCATCAGTTCGCGGAGAAAGCATTATCATTACAGACCCTAAAGGAGAACTCTATGAAGATTGTGCTCCACTCTTGAGAGAGAAGGGGTATGACGTAAAGATGTTCAACCTGAATGAGCAAAAGCACAGTGACAGTTGGAATTGCCTTGCAGAACTTTTAGATGAAGACGGAAATGTAGACAGCACGGACGCAAAGATTTTTGCAGATACCATCGTAATGAATGCAACCGGCGAGCAGGATTATTGGTCCGACAACGCAAGAAACCTGTTAAAGGCCGTATGTTTGTATGTTATGTATGAGTATCCGGAAGAAAATCAAAATATGGGTTCGGTCTACGATATTATTTCCTCTAAAACGCCACAAGAGATCGACAGAATGTTCGATGTGTTGCCGGAGAATAGCGTAGCACGCAGAGCCTACAATATCTTCCGTGTCTGTACGGACCAAGTAAAGGGGCAAATTCTAAATGGCCTTGGCATTATGCTGGATGTGTTTCAGGACGACCAAATTCGTAATATTACATCATCAAAAGAGATCAATATGACGAAGCCGGTAACTGAAAAGTGTGCATACTTCTGCATCACCTCTGATCAGCATAAAGTGTTCGACTTTATTGCGGTTTTGTTTTACGCAATGCTGTTTATCAAGCTTGTGCGTAAGGCTGACAGACTGAAGCATACGAAGAATGCAATTCCTGTAAACCTAATTCTGGATGAATTTCCAAATATAGGCCAAATTCCAGATTTTTGTAAGAAGATCTCAACCGTTCGATCGCGTAATTTGAATATTGTTGTTATCTTTCAGAACATCACGCAAATGCAAAACCGTTATCCAAATGGGCAGTGGGAAGAAATTCTCGGTAACTGCGATGCAACTGTGTTTTTGGGGTGTACCGATGAAACGACAGCCAAGTATATTTCGGACAAAACGGGCATAGCAACAATTGAAGTAGAAACACAAAATTCAAAATACGACCGAACTATTCAAGTGTTCAACCAAAGCACATCTTATAACGAAGTTCGTTCATCAGGACAAAGAAAGGTTCTCAATTCTGACGAAGTGCTGCGTTTAAAGAATACAGAAGAACTCATCTTCTTGCGTGGTCAAAAAGCATTGAAGGCGAAGAAATTCGACTACACGTTGCATCCGCTTAGTGAAAAGCTGATTCCTGAAGAAGTGGAAAAGCACGTTCCAGATTGGAAAAAGAGACAGCAGGCTCTTGAACTTCAAAAAGAGATGCTAAGAAAGCAGCGTGAAGAAGAAGAAAAACGCCGTCAAAAGGAAGAACTTGATAAGATCAAGCAAGAAGCACAAAAAGAGAAAGACGAGCAAGAACGGAGTATGGATAATATATTCAGCCAAAACAATCCGTTTTTGCAAAATGTACAAATTCCGCCAAAGCCAACTAAGGCGGCATAACAAATTAAACTTTTAAGTAAAGGGGTAGAAAAATGGCTTATAAACACACAGACCAAATTCAATTAGACGAAGAATATCAGAATGTCGAGACCTATAAGAAGCTCGACCAGTCCAGAACAGAGGGCAAGATTTTGCGCACGCAAATCGTGGGCGTTGTACCAAATACGACTCCCGGCATCACACATGCAAGTCAGAAATACTATGCGTTGGGTGCATTTGAGGGATATCAGGTGTTAATTCCCGGATCGCTTATGGGGCTTGATATTGAAAATGCCGTTGACAAGGCCGGTAATCCGGTCAGCGAAAACAATAAGGCTAAAATGTATCAGGCTTACATCAGAGCAATGATCGGTGCCGAGATTGACTTTGTTGTCTACAAGGACGAGAGAAGCATCAACGCGGCCAACAAAATGGTTGTGGGCGACCGTATCACAGCAATGCAGAAAAAGCAGCAGTCGAACTTTTTTAAGAGCGATAAGGACGGAAAATCAAAAGTTGAACGTGCTTTTGAGGCCGGTGAATCTGTTATCGCACGAGTGATTTCCATTGCAAAGAGCATCGTAATCGTAGAAGTATATGGCTACGTGGCAAAAATCATTGCCAAAGAGGTGTCTTGGCGGTATACAGAGGACCTGAGAGACGTTGTATACATCGGCGAACAGTTGCATGTTAAGTTTTTAACTTTAGATATCGACAAAGAGAACAAGACCATAAATGCAACGCTGTCCATTAAAGCGGCCCAGCCGAATGTAATGCGTGAGAATATGAAGAAGTACCGTAAAGACTCCATTCTCAAGGGTAAAGTCTCCGGGGTTAAGGATGGCGGCTACTTTGTGCAGATTGGCGATCATATCAGCGGTATCGACGTGTATTGTCGGAAAATCAACTGCATTGATCTGCCGAGAGAAGGGGATATTGTTTCCGTTCGTCTGTACACCTTCGACGAAGAACACGCGCGGGTGTTTGGGTCTATTGAGGCTGTGATTGAGAAGAAATACAGAAACTTTGCAGCCTAACGCATAACACTTCAGAAAGACATTCTTAAATCGTACAAAAACATACATAGAGCAGCAGGTGTGAAAGCACTTGCTGTTTTCTTTTTTGTATGCTCATGTGCCATCATTTTAGAATTCTTTTGCATTGTGATATAATTAAAACAAATACAAAACAAAAAAATAACTTCAACCGAAAGGATTAGAGTAATGCAAATTTGTAATCAGTGCCACAAAGAAGTGGCAGACGGTATGTACGAGTGCCCATATTGCGGTTCTCGGGCGTTATCCGGACTTATGGGGGGCGTAAAAACAACATCAGTTGCAAAGGACGAAAATGTCACAGAGAGTGATGATGAAACTTTTGCAGATACAGAAACTATGGAGCGGGAGAAAACCGACGTTAACGGGAGTGACATTCCACAGTATTATGCAAATGGCAACGCAGGCAAAGAGAAAGAAGCAATCAACATTGCTTTGCTTATTCTCTCCATCTGCTGTCCCATTGTTGGCTTTGTTGTTTTCTTTGCAGATAAGAAATCACAGCCAAGAACAGCTAAAGCGTGCGGTATAGCAGCACTTGTGTCATTTATTGTTGCCTTTGCAGTCCAAACACTCGTTGGATAGTCTATCATATTGCACAAAATAGTTTAGCTTTTTCACGCAACTTTTGGTTTTAGATAAAACCTGTTAAAATTAAATACAGAATGCATTGAAATTTAGGAGCGGATTTTGCAGTCCGTTCCTTTTCTTTTGCAAAAAACGAAAATAAGGGGGTATAACTTTGCAACGAAAAGTAATTTCTGCACTACTTGCCGGTGTTGTTGTTTTACAAGCAGCAATGGTTGTTCCTGTGATAGCGCAGGCACAAGAAAAGCCGACAAAAATTAGCACCGCAACAACAAAAAATGTAACACAAACATCCATCACGTATGTCTGGCAAACAGACTTACATGTGTCCGGGTATAAAATCGACCGCTATCAAAATAAGAAGTGGGTCACAGTGAAAAATATTACAGATCCAAAAATTGGTTCTTGGAAAATGACAGGTCTGAAATCTGGTACAGTTTACAAAGTAAGACTGTATAAGTACATCAAAACAAAGGGTAGATGCACTTATGGGGAACCGATTGTCTATACAACCGCAACAAATCCGCCTCCTGTTAGAAGTGTTAAAATCTCTACAGGTAAAACGACTGCAGACGTAAGTTGGAGCCGCCCTTCGAACTGTCAGGGGTACGCGGTAATGTTTTATACCGGGTCCGGTAAAAACGCAAAGCAAATGCAGCTAAATGACGGTTGTTTGAATGGGTTATATCTTGGCAGTCTAAAGCGCAAGACAAAATACACGATCAAAATTCAAGCCATACGCACCAAACGGATAGACGGAAAGACATATTTCTTCTATTCTGATTGGGCAACAAAAACATTTAAGACAAAATAAGGGGAAAATAGAAATTGGTAAAACAAATCGGCAGTGTTCTGCTGGCTGCTTTAATGGCCGGACAAGTGGCAGTGTTGCCGTATAACGTAATTGCTGCAGAACCGACAAAAACAGTAGTGCAAATTAACCCAACCGTAAAGAGTAATATGTATCTTTATGGTGGAAAAATGTATTTAACGCCCGGTAAGGAATTATACGAGCAATACAGAGATAATCTGGTGCAGCGCAATACTTCATTTACATTGAATGTAGCACTCAATCAGCAGTACGGAGGATATAAAAACTTTAATCTGCTTTATGAAGATCTGCTCTTTAATGCCATTGACGATCAGCTGTCTGCAAGTCCCACAGATGGGGATTATTTGAAATATCAGTTAAATCAAACCACTGGCAGCGTAAAGATGGTTCGATACGAGGGCAGATATTACGGACAATTTACAATCAAAGCAGATTACAAAGACACAGCAAAAGAAGAACAGCAAGTTAAATCGGCTGTTAACTCGTTCGTGAAGTCGCTTAAGGCTAAACATTTGTCTGATTATGACAATTTGAAAGCGATCCACGATTACGTGTTAAAAATCAACACCTATGATTACGATGCAGCAAAGAACCATAATCGGTCATACGCATATTCAGCTGCAGGTCCGTTCGTTTATCACAAATCTGTATGCCAGGGCTATGCTTTAGCTATTCATCGTCTGAACGAAGAAATGGGATATAACGACCGAATCGTTAATTCCGATACTCACGCCTGGAATATCGTTAAGTTAAACGGAAAATACTACAACATTGATGCTACTTGGGACGATACCTATAACGACGCCGGGCAAACCAACAATAAATACCGCTACTTTTTAAAGAGCGATAGAGATATGTGCGACACAAAAACGGCAAAAGAGATGCATACCAGAACAGAAGTGTTCACTGGTGGCTACTTTGCAAAGACCTACGGTAACAATATGAGTACCAAGTCTTATTCAAAGCCTTCAATTGCAAAAGCGAATGTCAAGCTGTCATCTACAAGCTACGAATACAATAACAAATCTAAAACGCCTGGCGTAACAGTTAAACTGGGCAAGACAACTCTGCGGAAAGACAAAGACTACAAAGTATCTTATTCCAACAATAAAAAGATTGGCACCGCAAGCGTCGTTATTACCGGAATTGGCAATTACAGCGGTAAAATCACAAAGACGTTTACCATTCGTCCGTCGGACGGTGAGTTTACAATGTCAAAAATGCCATTTAAGGCCGGAAATGGTTGTACGACTGTGTATTGGCTACGGGAAAAAAATGTCACCGGCTATATTGTCGAAAAGAAATCCGGTGGAAAGTGGAAGGCCGTAAAGACCATTACCAATAACAAAACCACAAGCTATAAGATCAATGGCGTTGCAACCGGTGGTCAAGCCACAGTACGCATCAAAAAATACAAGACCGTAAACGGCAAAAAATATTACGGAGATCCGTTATATATGACCGGCGGTACATATCCAAAGACTGCAGCTTTCTCATCCGTAAGTGCGGGAAAGGGAACGGCAAACATTAAGTGGAAAAAGACATCTGCATTTAGTGGTGTTGAAATTAAATATGGCTACGGCAACAGCTTTAAGACCATCAAATCTGACAGCAATCAAATCTATGGCGTCAAGTTGTCCGGTTTGAAGCGTCACAAAAAATATACCGTAAAAATTCGTCAATACAACCTGGTAAAGAACGGTTCCTCTTGGAGTTATCTTTATTCCGGTTGGACAACCAAAACATTTACAACAAAATAACACAAAGCTGCTTATTTTACGCCTATATGAGCAGCACTGAAAACAAAAGAGCCAGCTTTATACTGGCTCTTTTTTCTTTTTTTTTTGTAAATTGTAGTATTAATAATGCAGGAGGCTAATTATGTTTATCGAATATAAGAATATAATCGAACTCTTGTCGATTTCAAAAGTCAAATTGCCTAAAGAACCGGATCAAGAAGATATCGTTAAGTTTGTTCCGAGAAAATATATTGATTTTACGCATCCGCAAGGTGCAACTTTCGAGAATGTCGGTAATGAAGTTTGTATGTGTTTGCATCTCAATGATTATAAAGAGGGAAAAACAACTACACATATAACATATTTCGTAGGACATTGTATTGACAAAATCACGAACAAAAAAGTGAATGTGATGTGGTTTGGTCAAGCATATATGCGCCCAATTTTGTATCGAATGAGCGGTCATCCTATTCATGTATGCGGAACATTACATTACGATGAAAAATTTAGAACATTTTCGTTGCAAAATCCAAAAATTACAACAGAAAGCAAAAATGAAGCCTTGACTATCTTGCCGGTATATACCGGTATAGCTGAAAAAGACTATGATAATTTCAGAGAAGTGTTGACGAAATGTGTCAATGAATATAAGTTTCAAGATTGGATTCCTGAATACATCCGAAAAGAATGTAATTTGATGACTTTAGAAGAAGCATACAAAGAAATTCATTTCCCAACAAATTTCAAAAGATTAAGAAGAGCTTTAACTACTTTGGATTTTGAAAAGCTTTTGAAGTTTTCAATCAAACTTGCAAAACAAGATAATAAAAATTGTTCTAAGACGAATTTTGTTCCTACTGACTTTAGAATTATAAAAGAAATTGCTGCAAGATTGCCATTTGAACTTACTAATGACCAAAAGCAGACAATAAACTCAATTCTTTCCAATATGAAAAAAGGGAAGTGTGAAACCGCCTTAATTCAGGGTGATGTTGGATCTGGTAAAACAATTGTGGCAATTATGATTATGGCCGCAATGGCAAAATCGCATTATCAGTCTGTGTTGGTCGCGCCTACATCAGTGCTTGCGGAACAACATTTTCAAGACATAAAAGAATTGTGTGAACCGTTTGGTTTGAGAATAGCCTTGTTAACTTCTAATATAAAGGCTTCACAAAGAAAAAAGATAATACAAGACATAAATAATGGCAGTTATGATATTATTGTCGGAACACACAGCGTGTTAAATGACAGCATTGAATATAATAATTTGGCATTGATTATTACAGACGAAGAACATAAGTTTGGTGTTTCACAAAGAGAGAAATTAAGAAATAAGACTCTTGGCGAAGTCCATTCGCTCTCAATGTCCGCCACACCTATCCCACGAACGCTTGCAACGACTTTTTATGGTAACTCGGTAAATGTATATACCATTAAAGAAAAGCCTCAAGGAAGGCTTCCTGTAGCCACTAAAATTGAAAATGATTATGAAAATGCTTTTGAATTTTTAAATCAAGAAATCAAGAAAGGGCATCAGTGTTATGTTGTCGCACCAAAAATCGAAAGTGGCTCAGGAAAACAGAAGAATGTTCTGTCTGTAAAACAATTAACAGCAATGCTGGAAAAATATTTCTCCCAACATAATTCTTCTGTCGTGGTTAAATCATTAACTGGAAAAACAAAGGCAGAAGAAAAAACTGCGGTTTTAAAAGATTTTTGCGATAATAAAATTCAAATATTGGTTTCAACCACTGTGATAGAAGTGGGCGTCAATGTTCCAAATGCAACAGTGATTGCAATATCAAATGCAGAAATGTTTGGTTTGGCTTCGCTGCATCAGTTAAGGGGCAGAGTAGGCAGAAGCAATTTGCAGTCTTATTGTTTGTTAATTTCAGACAAACAAGATAATCAAAGACTAAAAGCTTTGGTTGAAACGAATGACGGTTTTGAAATCGCAAAACAAGACTTAAAGCAGCGTGGATCCGGAGATTTAACAGGCGTTGCGCAGTCAGGTTTTACGGAAGAAATAGCAATTTTGCTAAACAACCCCAAAATGTTTGAGTTCACTCAAAAATATGCTGAAGATTTGAGTAGAATTCCTGTTTGATTTTTTTATAAAAAAGCCGCACATTTTGTATGACCTTTTCTGTTTTTTCACAAAAGTGGTATTAATACAACGAAAGGTGTTAGAAAAAATAAATATCCGTATAGAACACAACAGAGAGGTGTTCGCCAGATTTGAAAAAAATACAATACAATATTAGCAAATTTAGAATTAGGAGGATTTCAAATGCAAGATTATGCCAATTTGTCCGACAAATCCAAAGAATTAAGAGAATACCGAAGGGTTTATGTTAAAAAGAAAATCCGGGAACACGCTTTTGAGATTCGACTATACCTGTCTATTGTCTTGCCTACTGTTGTAACGGCAATAGTTGGGTGTTGTCTTCACAAGGATTTCACTACAATATGTATATATTGTGGTTTTATGGCACTTTTTATAATGATGATATATTCATTCGCGGATCTTATTTCAACAGAAATTGAAATTCACACAAAAACACATCGTTTGCCACTTTCCCAAGAAGAATTAGAACAAAACGGAATTACTTCGCCTGCAGATTATACTGATTTTCTAAATGAATATTTAGGAGTGCTAAAATGTCCGAAATATATTTTGGAATTAGTTAACATAAGTATTGCAGAATGCTTTTCTGAGTGCAATGAAAGAATTGAATATGATGGATTACATTATATCTGCTCAAAACTTGAAACAGAATAAATAGCAATTTTGCTAAATAGCCTTAAAATGTTCGAATTTACTCAAAATATGCTAAGAATTTTGCTAACAAAAGGAGATAGTACAAAGCTGGCTCTTTTTTCTTTTTTCATAAATTGCAGTATTAATAGACAGAAGATGCTAAATAGCGTTATACTTAAGAAAGGTCAACACACAATAGAGTCATTATGTCAAACAATCAGCATTCAGTAAGCAAATCATACAAATCTGTCGCAGAGGTTAACAAATCAAGAATTGAGAAGCTGTTAAAAAATCAGCATTTGCCGTATCGAAAGATTTCTTCAGACAGTGTAATCATGTACATGGCGTCCGGCGTAGGCGTTGTGCTTCGAGACGAGACAGAGCTGCACACCGAGTTTATTGTTTCCATTAGCAAAGAAACCGGAAATGTCTGTATGGATTTTATTATTATTCCGGAAGTGAACCGAGAACAGATGAAAGAAATCCTTGTGGGTGTAAATGTAATTAACTCACTGATTATGGACCAGAAACTTGTGTACGAGTTCAATGGAAATCAAGTGGTTTTAATTGATTCTCTGCATACAGCTTATGCTGAGGTTAATTATTCTTATTTAGAACATTGTTTTTCTGTAATATTGGAGTCGCTTGTACATGTAAAGCTGGCGCTGGAAATGTTTCTTGCCGGGGAAATATCTGCTGATCAAATCCCGTATATCTTGGCTCAAGAATAAGAAGGGTTTTCTGTGGTATAATTATATTGCCAGAGGCTTTTAGATAGCCTTATGGTGTGTAGATAGCGCAAGGCCGAAATTGCGCGTGTAGACAGAGATTGAACCAACAGTGGTTCAATGTTTCAGGTAAGACCTGGGAGAAAGAGCACTTGCAATTAAGCAGGCGCTCTTTTTCTGCATTTATTCGAGAATATAGAGGTGAACAGTATGTTTAGAAAAATCAAAGCAAAATTTTTAGAAAATTTATATAATGATGATAATTTCATTAATGTTTGGAATGGTCAAGAATTTGCAATGTCTGGTTACGGAGAAAAAATCAAGGTAATAGGGTTCTTTAAGCAACTGTCCAAATCGCTGAAATATTCAAAGCAGAGAGCGATAAAGGGTTATTGTGACAGAGATGTTTGGTCTATGTGTGATTTTTTGGAAGATTTGTTCCCGGCGATGCTTACGGAACTGAAAAATACTCGTCATGGTTCTCCGGTTGTGCTTGAAGATTTCAATGAAGACGGAGATAAGGTGGGCACGTGCCATGACAAGTGGGGCAAAATTCTTGATGAAATGATTTTCTTATGGCGAGAGGCCAATGAGACAACGTGTTCAAAGAAAAATCGATATCTTTTGCGATAGCTGTTCTTTTTTGTACTTATTTTTAAAAATATCAATTTTTTGAAAGGAAAAAAATATGAAAAATACTAAAGATATTGCAACTCGTATGAAAGGATACGAAAAGTCAAGCAGGCACTATTTAACACCGAGAGTACCTGTTATGCTAAGAATTGATGGCAGAGCATTTCATACTTTCACTAAGGGATTTGCAAAGCCTTTTGATGATGAAATTTTGTTAAAAGCAATGCGTCAAACGATGAAAACACTTTGTGAAATGATACCGGGTTGTGTCTTGGGATATACACAAAGCGATGAAATCACTCTAGTGATTTTAGATCAAAACACACAAGCTGATCCTTGGTTTGGTTTTTGTCAAAATAAAATTGAATCTATCACTGCTTCAATGGCCACGATGTTGTTTAATCAAGCTTTTTATAAAGCCTATCAAGACTATTATAAGCGTTTAACATTTGCTTCAAGATATTATAACGATATGTCGAGAAGCTTTGCACACAAAGCAGCACTTGAAGAAGATGTTGAGAAGTGTATTGTTTTTCAAAGCATTGAGCATGTTTTAGACATTAATGATGATATTATAGGTGATAAACTAGATTTTTTATATGAAAAATATCATTCAAAATTTCATACTGCTATGTTCGATTGTAGGGCGTTTAATATTCCGAAAGAAGAAATATGTAATAATCTTATCTGGAGACAGCAGGATGCTACAAGAAACAGTATCCAACAGGTGGCACATACATATTTTTCACACGGCGAACTTAATAATTTGTCATGTGACGAACTTCAAGAAAAGCTTTTTCAAGAAAAAGGCATTAATTGGAATAATTATCCTACTCGACTTAAAAGAGGTTCGTGCTGTGTGAGAAAAGATGTATTCTTTTCTGCAGATGAAATAAAAAAGAAAAACCCTCTTTATGATGGTGAAGGCTTTACAACAAGGAAAAAGTGGGTAATAGATACAGAAATACCTATTTTCACACAAAACAGAGAGTACATTGAGAATGTTCTCTAATGACATAGTGCAACGCTTTTGATGAAGAATTTGGAAAACATTATTCACTAGTGCAACTGATCCTGTTAATAAGACAAACACAAAGGAGAAAATAAAAGCATGAAAATATATAGGGCTATTTATAATGATGATGGCGTAAAATTAGAAGGCTTCTTAATTAAAAGAGCATTTCATAAACCAATATTTCGTCCATTTGATCGGGGGTGTGGTTTTAGCTACCAGGTAATAACAAGTGAACAAAAAGAAAACATTATTATTATTTTTGGAGCAAAAGGCACAGGTAAGAGAAAAAACCAAATTATAAATAAGGAGAAATTATGAAAAATTGTAAAGACTATACTGATTGTGTTTTTATAAAGCCATTGAACCCGATTATGATGTAACTAATGGTCACTCGTCTTATAGAGAGTATTGTACCTTTTTAATAGTTATATTCGCAAAAGTAAATTTCAGAGCAAATAAGTTGTAAAATCAGGAGGTTTATATGGAAAATTTTAATGTCAATGTTGATAATCTTTCTACGGAAGAAAAGAAACAATTAATGACACTTATCAGTAGAGCTAATCGAGGGAAAAAATGCATAGTCATTAGCTATAAAGAAGAAGGCGAAACATCTTTCGGGACATTAAAAGATAGAGAGTGTTTTTTTAGTAATGGTGTCCTGTATCTAAAAATTCTTGCTCAGGACTTAAATGAATATAATATCAATTGTGTAAATGCTATTAGCATTATTAACGCCGGTCTTACTCGTTTTTATGATGATGACTTGGTTGTTAGAGCTAAAATAACTATTGAGAATAAATACATCCCTTGAACTTAGTTGAAAGGAGAAAAAATGAGAAAACAAAACTTAACACAATATGAGGTTGCATTTGTAGTTCAGGGCTATTTGAAAGCTAAAGACGGAGATATTGGTGAGCTTACCTGTAATGGTCTTTTCGAAACAGATGGGGTGTTCTATCTGAAAGATGGAAGGTGGTATTACACGGCTGCAGCAGAAAACCCGCAGGAAGCTTATGACCAGGCGGTGCTCGATTTCGAAGCAGCATGCATTGGAGAAGTCGAAATTACCGATTGGTTTTTGGAGCATGTATCAGACGAAGCAGACAACTACTGGTACAGGGAGGTCCTCAAAGTATAGCATTTCATAAAGATTGAAAAATCTGATATAATTATGTTATAAGTTAATTCAAGAACAGTTATCTTTTGCGATGACTGTTCTTTTTTTGTACTTATTTCTAAAATATCAATTTTTTGAAAGGAGAAAATCACATTATGGCGCAAGGCGTTAAAAGAGAAAAATGGAAGAACTACTATAGACGCACATATAGAACAGGTTTTTATTCTTTAGATCAATTAATTCAACTTTATCAAGATTATGAGTCACATGGGGAAGATTGGGCAAAAACTCCTCAATATGGAAATTTTTTAGTCAGTCAATTGGCTTTGCTACAAGTAATAAATGAAATAAAGGCAGGAATTTTACATCAAGATAGTTTGTTTTAAAAAGTTAAGGGGAACAAAAACACAAAAAATAATAAAAACATCCCGTTAACTGAGTTGAAAGGAGAAAAATTATGTATATCGTTAAAATCATAGGCATTGCCGCTTTAACCATCCTTTTCGGATTCCTACTTACGGCTGCCTATCATGCGCTTGTAGAAATGCTAAGTGAGGAAAGCAACTTTACGACAGGAGGCTGGCGAGATGAGTAATGTCTTATATTGCTTGGTAGGCCCAAGCGGCTGCGGAAAAACGACAATTGCTGAAATGCTGGAAGCAGAGGGTTATCATTCTGTTCAATCATACACAACCAGAGAGCCTCGCTACGAGGGCGAGGAAGGCCATATTTTCGTTTCTAAGGACGAGTTCGATAAACTTGACTTAATTACGAAAACAACCTTTTCTGGGGCATTCTACGGCGTCACACGCAATCTTATCGAAGAGAACGATTTGTTTGTAGTTGATCCGGCAGGTCTTAGATATTTAAAAGAGCATTATGACGGTCCAAAGAAAATCGTGGCCATTGCTTTTTCTTGCCCTGCAAGTGTATGCAAAGAACGCATACTTAAGAGGGGAGATACAAAAAAGGAAGCTTGTACTCGATTGAGACACGACAAAAAGGCTTTTAAGAATTTTCTAAAAGATTGTGATTATGAGATTGATGCAACACAGTCACAATTTGAAATCTTAAAGCAAATGAAGCATATCATCGAGACGCTTAATTGGTGGTATGAAGCTGACAATAGCAAAAAGGAGATCGAAAATGTGTAAGGAAGTATTGCAATACGACGAGCTGTTGGCTGAAAAACTTCGTGCGTTTATGAAAGATATTGATTTTTATGAGTACGAGGACATGTGTGAACTTGGAGAAACAGACGAAGAGCGGGTTGCCCGAGAAGCAAGATTTCTGCAAAGCGTACATTATTGCAAAGGTGTAGTCATGTGCTTGCAATCCTATGCTGACGAGAATCCGGACAGTCGAGAGGATTGTCAAAAGATGATTCAATCCATTAAAGAACACATGACGGCTTAATTTAAACGAAACAGGGTAGAACATTGGGTTCTGCTCTGTTTTTTTGTTTTTTCAATTGTCTGATTTTTTCTCTTTTTAAAAACTGCAGTATTAATAGTCAGCAGAGAATAATAACACACTATGTACCAGAGTCGTTTGGTGTGTTCACTTATCTCTGACTCCTTTCGCTCAAAAAATCGATTCTGGTACAATTTCAATAATCAAGAGAAACGGAAAGGCTTTTCAATGAATACGATAAGTATACTGATTATTTGTTTGGCTGTAATTGCATCGGGAGTTGTATCTTGTACAATAATAATGAGCTTGCGATTCAGAAATTTAATATCAAATAATAGGACGGAAACGTTATGGCTTATATTCCTCGCCATTTACTCAATTCCGATTCTGATATGTGTGTTTAAGTAGTAATATCAAATGCCTGGTCGAAGCATCTTGTATTAGAAAATAGAAAGGAAAATCAAAATGTTGTACAAATACTTAGACCTATTGCATCGGGCAACAGATTCATTAACGAGCCTTGGAGGTTCTAATGCCACCTGGACCGATTGCTTTAAAACAATTGGTTACGAGTTTTTAGTACTTGGTATTGGGATTTTATATGTGGCTGCTATTGCAGCAATCATCCTTATCCCGACCGTTGGACTTGTTAAAATGCTAAAAAAGATCAAGTCTCACGAACTTCAAAAGCATACTATTCTTACAAAATCCGGTTATAAGCAGTGTAGCGATTTGTTTACGAGTGTGTTGAAAAATCTGCAAGATGCTAATTGTAAGGAATATTTATTGACTTTGGCTGATAATCTGTCTAATGCGTACATCATGGCAGGGGTCACAAAACGATATATGCGAAAGCTACAAGAATTGAAGTCTGAAATCGAAGACGGCATAGTAAATTGTGACAATGCATACGAAAGCGCTTTTCAGGAATGCATGTTCACAGAGCCTGATGTGGAGTGCGGTTCTGTTATCGACTGGGCAGGGTATAGACATCGTGTCGTAAAGAATATCAAAATGTGGGCAGCCGGTATTACCTGCGTTGGTCTGTACGCAATGATTGTAGTGCCCATGTTGATGATGTTGTTCTGATGTTAAAAGTGTGTTATAATTGCATTGATAAGTTATTCATTAAGGCGGTCATTTCTTTTGAGGTGGCTGCTTTCTTATGCTTTTTCTTATTATAAAATTATAATTTTGAAAGGAAACGACACATGAAGAATATTTGTTCCGTAACAATGTACTTTCGAGGAGAGAAATCTGCAATCAGAGACTTGCACGCAAAATGCGAACAATGGCTGAATGCAGGTGGAAGAGCTACAAAGTTACTTTCTGCTCTCAATATCAGCAAAGAAGACTTAGATTTGCGCTATGAGGTTTGTTATGTCGGTGAGCTGTTTGTTGATGATTCAACCGGCGACGAGTGTTTTGGCATTGACTTGGACTGCGCTGAGGATACTACACCTGCAGTGGACATTTTTGATCGCATCATTTCAAGAGATTATGTTGATCAGAACGGTAAGGCAAAAATCAAGTACACTAACCTGGTGCACTTTGCGGGTGACGATGATGTGGACGATATTTGGTAAATCAATATCAAGAAAGCTCTGCATATATACTAATTTCTAACTAGAAGCCGCCCAATGGCGGCTTCTTTAATTTTGATTAACTTCAGCAATACTAAGTATGTTTTGTGAATTATAAATTTCACCACTTCTTTGTTTTGTGTTATAATTAGAATATAGTTAATAATATCACCTAATAGTAGATCTCCCACGATCAGGGAAGCTTTGAGGTTAGGCGGTTTAGAAGCGGTTATCTTCGGATGACCGCAATTTTTTTACACAAAAAAACATTATATGCTCATTGTATGAGCAAACCGAAAGGAGAAAATATGGAAAATTATTATGTCCTGGGCAACGATCACCAAGAACGGTCAGCAATCAACGCACTTGCAACAATATTGCATGATGAGTCTTTACAATTGACGGTACAGACTGATGAAAGAGGAAATTACTTTTTTATCAAAGATGAAGAAAACAGCAACACCTATGGTCAAAAGGATGTTGATGGTTATCACTTTGATAATCTGGAAAAAGTGATGGATGCTTTCGAGGATTTTCATCAGAGTTGTTTTTTGGAAGATCTGGATACAAGATGCGACGATAACGACATCGAGTTTGGCGACTACGATGCAGCGGTCGGTTATTTGTTAACTTCAAAAGAGTTTCGCCATCTTCTTCGAGGCATTACACCAGAAAAATGGATTTATCCTATTGGGTTGACTGCTGAAATTAACCAAGCAGATCTGATCGATTTTGCAGAAAGGCTATTATGCAAAGAAATCTTGAAAACAATGAGTGCTTGCGCTCTTGTTGAAGTGCAAAATATGATTTTTCTGTCTATCTACGGTGTGAATGATGAAATCACACGTTTGAAGAAAGACCCCGATTGGAGTTTTCGAGATTGGTGGGATAATTTAATATCCAACGGACAGATTCATAACTTCTTTACTAAGTATACGTCATACGCTCAACTTCTTAAAGACCTGCAACCGGATGTCATTGACGATTTTGATGAAATGGGTAGTGATTTTTATCTGAACAAAGCCGCCCTGTGTTTCATGGGTCTGAATTGGCTTATCTATGAACCTGATCGTCAAGGCATCTTAAAAGAACCGCTTACACAAGCGGACAAAGAAGAGATGTACGGGCAGTTTATTGATCTTTTCGAGGACTTCCTGGAAGAGAGAAATGTTTGCTTTGGAGATCCAAAAGAAAAGGACACATCCGAAAAGGACGCTGTGATCACTGGCGATGATTATGACGAGCTCAAACAGAACATTGAGAGTCTGCTTGTAAATTGGAACTTGATTTAAAAAAGGAGAAATTTATAATATGAGTAAAGTTTTCATTAAAGCTGAAACGACTGGTTATAAAGGTGACGGTGAGTTTTGGGTAAGAATCGCCGATAACGGACTATCCCAACTCATAGAAAAAGATTATATTGTAACTCCGGAAAATTTGCCTGAAACTATCACAGCAGACGAAATCACCGGGACACTTGGTCAGCTTCTTGATGAGGTGGGACTGCCTGCTGATTTGTACGATCAGGTGCAAGATTTGTATCGTAGAGCAGCTGATCTTTTAGACGGAAACACACCTGCAGAAACAGAAGCTAAATACGATGGTTCATTAGAATCTTTGTTTGAGTTGATATCTCGAGAAATTGAATCCACGGTACAAATTTGCATTTCGGAATACTCGGATTTAGCAAGTCAACTGTTTAATTTTGGTTATGAGGCAATGGATCTTATCAAGCCGTGTCTTTATAACAAAAAGGCTTTTGATGTGGTGAATATGATCTCGGAAGTTCGCTATTGGGTTGATGCTTATAAGAGCAAATATTCAGGCAAAGAACTTGTCAGAGAATGCTGCCAATCCATTGTATTCAATCTGTTTTGCATCATTGATGGCGTTTCTTCAAACAATGATTTCAAAATAGAAAGAACTGTATTTGATGATACGCTGCAAGATGCAGAATTTCATCAATTATGGTGTGAATATTTGAACAAAAAACAATAAGGAGAATAGTTATGGCAAAAAAAAGTAAGATATGGCGTAGCATACGAAGCATATGGTTATGCAACCACAACGGTTCCGGATAGTGTACAAACCAGAGATGATGCCATCAAGTGGTTGAAGGAACATTGGGATTGGTTACCACTTCCAGAAGATGCGGATTATGTTCCTGAGTCAGACGAACTGGATTTAGAGTCTGATATTGAACTCTATGAAGATTAAATATAGACATATTTCTGACCCTTCTGTTTTTAAAGAATTCAATACTCATTTAGCGTTTGTGACAATGCCCAGTATTTTTAAGGGAGATAGAACTCAACTTGAGTACGATGAATTTTTGCTCAATAAATTTAAAGAGGACAAAAAGAGGGGAATAATATTGGAATGTCGTATTGTTGACGATAAATAAGTTAAGGAGAAAAATATGAAATACAAAGATATAGATATTGATGTCAATCAAGGAACAAAAGAAAAACTCGTTCGAAAAAGAAAAGGAAGAACAACCGATATTCTTTCAGTTGTTCTTATGATTTTGATGATAGGTATTTTGTTGGCAATTATACCGACAATTGTTACAATATGTTCGCCTTCTGATGAGAAATACGTAACATTTGTGGTAACATTTATCATTAATTCTGCTGTGTTTTTAATCGGTCTCTCTTTGCTTCGTTTTGTGGCTCTCCTTCAGTCTAAAAGAAGAATCAAATATTTGCCACTTGACAAAGAAACAATGCAAAAATTAAACATTCACACAATTGAGGATTATTGTAGGTTTTTAAACGAATTTCTTTTCGTAACACCATTTGGAAAAGAGGTAAAAGACAATTTGCCTTTTGGTGATATCACAGAAATTCCGAATGAAGTGCTCGAAGAAATCAACAGTAATTTTCCTGTCGAGGACGGCAGAATAGCTTGGAGCGACGTGTGTAGTGCGTATTATGTTTCAAAAGGGGATTGCAAAAGTGATAGTTGGGCAAGCACTTGTTGCCAGTGGTGAAGACATTACTCATTGGCGAGAGATGCCTAACCAACCGAGAAAGGAGAAAAGATAATGACAAAAACTGAATTGGCAAATCTGATCGTAGAGTTTGCACACTGGGATGGCATTAAAAATCCTGAAGAGCTTTGCAGACGGTGTACAAAGGCTGAGTTGCAGGAAATGTATGACTACGGGTCAGCATCAGAAGCCGAATATTTGGATTATCTTTACGAAAATTGATATTCATAACAAAAGGGAAGTCTTCGGACTTCTCTTTTTTTGTTGTTTTGCGTGCGAAATGAAATGTGATATAATTATTTTATAAGTTAATTTAAGAACGGTTATCTTTTTGCGATGACTGTTCTTTTTTTGTACTTATTACAAAAAAGTTATAAATTTGAAAGGAGATTTTTATGAAGGAAAAGTTTGAGAAATTGAGAGATATGGCATCTGATGTTTCTGACACTACGGTTGAGGACGCAAACACATATACCATTCTGAGTCTTTGCGATCAGCTGGTGGATGCGATTGATGTTTATTTGGAAGATCAGGAGGATTGTAAAAGTGAGAGCTGAACAAGCACTTGCATACTTCAAGCGTAGACGAGATACGATGCAACTCATGGAAGAAGATGCTGCAATTTGGGCACTTGAGAAGCAAATTCCTAAAAAGCCAATCGAGGACGACGATAATATGGTTTGCCCGATGTGTGGCACAATTGTTGGTATGAGTCCATACTGTGCAAAGTGTGGTCAAGCATTGGATTGGGGCAAGAGGCCTATTAATTATGAAATCTATCTTCAAGATCTAACCACTCTGATGAACAGATATGGCGATGATAATGAAAATTGCGTTACATGTAAGGATTGTCTCTATGACGAGTCTTGTGTTTCGCCGTTCAAGTACGACAATGACACCAGTGTGTATTTCTGTGATAAATTTACAAACAAAAATTGCAGTAATATTGAGTCAAAGGAGAAAACAAAATGAGTAATCACACACCTAATAACGGTTGGATCAGCGTAAAGGACAATCTACCAGATTCGCCAAGACAAGTTCTTATCTATACAGACTTTGGTGGTAGGTATGTTGGATGCTATAATGGTGATGCATGGTTCTCTTACGGTTTTAATACTGGTGAGGAAGATAGCCGTGACTTAGTTGTCACTCATTGGCAAGAATTGCCAGATATTCCTAAGGAGGAGACTTATTAATGGCACGATATTTTAAGGTTATCGAAATTGGACGAGACGATTTCGTTTCCAAAATGGGGGACGATTTGGATTGCTGCCAGCTTGCTGCGAACATTGACGGAATTTGTTACGTAGCTGTTGATGATGAGCAAGAAGATGAAATCAATATTGACATCGATTGCTTATAAGCAATGCTTATATATGCAAAACTGGAAAGGAAAACAAAGAATGCCAAATACAGAGAAGCTTGCTCACTGGATTAGACATGATCCGGATGAAAAGCAAATGAAGGCTTTCCACGAACTTGGTTTTGGAACGTCGATGGGAACAAAGAGCATTTACTATACTTGTTCAAATTGTAATAGCTGGGTGTCTCTGACTTATAATTATTGTCCAAATTGCGGATGTAGAAAGGAAAAGACTATGACTAACAAAGAAAGGAAGCAGACCGGTCTATTGCATTCTGCGGATGAACTGAAACGGCTCATTTTAGAGCACCAAGAGTTGCCGATTTTGGTACTTGCCGGAGATAACGCGAACATTGGCGACTATGGCTTTATGAGTTGTAGTCGTGTACGCGCACAAGAAGGCGAGTTTCTTGATTGTAAGCAGAAAATCGACGCGTGCAAGTGCTACACAGATAGGGATGACTTTGAAGACGATGTAGCAGATTTTTTGGCTGGTGAAGAACAGTATAGAGATTTGCCAGACGATGAATTTAATTCCCTCGTAGAGCGAACGGTCAATGAGTACGATGATTTTTGGAAGCCCTGCATTCTATTGCTGGTAGACAATTGAGAAAAAATATGAGAATTCCAAAAGACATTGAGTGTGCGAACGACATCCATTTTTTCATTACCCGTCAGAAACGGTAGAATATTAAAGGAGAAAAAATAATGACTAACAAAGAAAGAAAGCCGAGTGGCCTATTACATTCAGCAGATGAGCTTAAACAACTCATTGCAGAAAACCCGGATTTGCCTATCGTGGTGTTTACAGGAGACGACACAAACACAGGTGACTATACCTATATGAGCTGCAACTATGTAAGCGCAACAAAGGGAGAATTTCTTGACTGCGACCAACAAATTGACGAATGTAGGTGCTATACGGACAAAGATGATTTTGAAGATGATGTCTATACTGTTCTCGAAGGAGAAGAGCGGTATGATAACTTATCGGACGAAGAGTTTGATTCTGTCGTGAAACAAAAGATTGCCGAGTACGATGCATTCTGGAAACCATGTATCATCTTGTATGTAGACCATGTAGGGCATTAAGGAGAAAAATATGCGTATTCCAAAATACATTGATGAAGCATTGCGGAAAAGAGCAAATGCGGCTTTTAGTTTTATACAAAATGACGCTATTGTTTCAGCATTCATTGAGAAAAACAGAATTGAGCTCGACACAATGCACTATGGATTAGGTTGTGAATCTATTTTGAATCCAGATAGCAGCGCAAACGCTGTGCGAGAAGCTATCTTAGCACATAAAAAATAACAAGGAGAATAAGAATGAGTTGGATTAGTGGAGAATTCGTTATTGATTCGATCAGTCAACAATCCCTTGCAAAAGCAAGAGCACAAATCGTTGGTCAGGTGAGACACAATGCGGACCTTGAAGAGTTTTCAAATATGGGGGAAGATATTGGTAATATCACACCGATTTATCCGCCTGAAAGTTGTTGTAAGAGCTTGCAATCAGCAGAAGAATGGTACGAAAAAAGTTATGCAGCTTTTCACAGACCATATCAGAAATGTATTCCTTTTCTCGATACGGACAGTCTGCCGAACAATAAGCGGCTTCTGACGCTGGAGAAACGACTTCAAGACGAAATGTCCAAGCGACATGCATATTACAATGCACACAATGTGCAAAATTTGCAGGCTAAGTACATTAGTTGCAAACGTTGTGGATCCAAAGTCAATAAAGACTACATTCACAATAACAGTTGCCCAGTGTGTCTCAACAATATGTTGTCTGATACAGTACAGAAGCGACTGGATGCGTTCAACGCCCGAATTGACGGCTTAAAGGCTTCCATTGTTGCCGAAAAAGAAAGACGCGCTGCAAAGGCGCCTACGCGATATTTAGTCGTGTATTGTGAGTATGTAGGTTAATAACAAAACAAAAGAGCCCGCTGCAAAGCGAGCTCTTTTTGTGTATCTGCAGAAAGTTTGACAAGGTACGCCTGTGGGAGTACCACCAGTGTATGTTTACAAAACCGGAACGGAAAAGCCCACGGTTTTAAGCGTTATGTATAGTACAAAACAAAAAAGGCCACCGAAAGAATCGGTGGCCTTAAATGTCTGTAATAAGCAAATTTCTACACATTTAAAATTTCAAATTTAGTCAGTATGGTTGGATCTGTTTGTAACATACTGATTAGTCTTCGTGCAGAACCGTTTGGCTTGTTTGTTCCAGCTTCCCACGCTTCGACCGCTTTTGGAGATACACCTGTTACTTCAGCAAAGGCAATTTGTGTAAGCCCAAGAGAGTTGCGCACATCTTTAATTTGCTTTGCGTCATAATCAGGTGCAGGGTTTACGGTACACTTTACAGTGCGCGCAGTGCCATTACCGTTCTCATGGGAAATAGCTTCTTGAAGTCCTTTAACTATGCTTTCATATACATTCATATGACCCACTCCTTCTTTTAGAAAACATCCGTTGTTCGTCTGTCATTTCATGATGAATTATAACATATCTGACGGCAACGGCAATTTTACAATGCAAAAAGCCACCGAAATAATCGGTGGCTTTAGTCATTTTTTTGATTGGTTGTCAAATTATCTGCAGTACCAGAGGTGTCGTGTCTGCAAGATGTTCTTTGGCGAATTCATCCAGCTCATCAAAGTTTGCAAAAGAGCAAATGAAATTGCCTTCGCACACATTATTGTAGCAGAACAGGAAAAGTTCGCCGGTATCTTCATTCACATACAACTCTTCATCTGTACCGTTATACCACTTTTCAGTGGCAGGGGACATTTGATTGATGTAAACGTTTCTTTCTTCTGTTCCAACTTCCAGTAAGCTCTGACCTCTAAATTTTCTTGTGACTCTCATAAATTGGCTCCTTTCCTCAAAGCTCTATATCGGAATCGTCATCTGTTTGACAAGTGTTAATGTGGTTATAACAATACAAATCGTGAAATTCCATATTAGTCATAGCTCTAAGCTTACGCTTTTTCTTGCTCATTTTATACACATTCCATCTATTTTAACCTCCCATTTTCATTTGTTCATAATCACTTTTAACTACTTTCCTTGACTTATATTCCGCAAAATTTCCGTTCTCATCTTGCCTAAATATATCTGCGTTCAAAAATTCAAAATATTTGCATTTGTTAGGCCTTTTAGCTTTAGCAGCTTTGTAAAACCTGCCCGCTCCGTCACATCCACAGGGTGCTTTTGCTGTACAAATGAAATCGGTACACTCACCGTTATAATCAAGAGCATTTGCACAATATCGGCAATACTGATTTTTAGGTTGTTTCATTGTTTAACTCCTTGAGTTTTGCCTGCATTTGTGATTTGTCAGTGAATACAGTAGTGCCAAAAGACTCATCAACAAATCTTTTACAGCAGCGTTGAAGTTCAAAGCATTCAATGGTCATAACAACTCTTTCGTTAATAAATTCGTACCTTTTTAATCTGTGATGATATTCCGGATAATCTGTTAAGAACAGCTCGTCTCCAACTTTACAAGGCAGGAAAGCTGCAAGTTGTTTGTCTATAAAATATTTACAAGTGTGATCGAGATGTACCGAAATATAAGGACCATCGTACATATTGCACACATTATAATGAATACAATTTATGCACGTTTTCTTTAAAGCTTTTTTCAAAAAAAATTCTCCTTTTGCCTTAAGTTATTATTTCTGATAATGATTATATTTTTTTCCTTTCTTAAACCAGTAATGTCCAATCATCGTCATTGTCATCGTCGTCAACATTATAACAGTCAGGCGGTTCAGAACAATTGTACCAACAGTAGTCAACTTTTCTTAAATCATCAGGATTTATTTTTATACCTAGTTTTTCAAAATAAGATACAAAAGTTTCTTTTTCTTTATCCGAAAGATAAAAAGCATTGTGCCATTCTCCACACTCTTCGCCATATGAAGAATAGAGAACCAAGTCTATATAATTTCGGTCATAATTATCTGTATATCCAATTTCGAAGTAGGGTGCATCCTGCCCAATATACTCCATTTCAGGATATATTTTTTTAACAAATTTGTGAAATCCATCTACAAATTCATCAACGTCTTGGCAATCGAATGATTTCAGGATCTCGTTTGTTATAGGCAACCTAATCACCTTGTTATGTACATAATCTGACATATATGTTCTCCTTAATAATTATTTTCATTATTTAACGCCGTGAACAGCATTAAAATAACACTTATAGCACATTGCTTCGTACTTTTCATTTCCGCCAAGGATAATGTTTGAGTTACCGGCATCGGTGACAACATTCCCATTTTCGTCTTTTAGGACGTTAATGATGGCTTTGTTTCCGCATTTGCAAACCGTTTTAATTTCCTGAATGCTGTCAGCCAGTTCAAACAGTGCTTTGCTTCCGGGGAACAACTGGTGTTTGTAATCAGTTCTTAAACCATAACAAAGCACCGGAATGTCCAGAAAGCTGGCAATGTTACGCAGCGTTTCAATTTGATGGATCGTGAAGAATTGACATTCATCAACAATAATGACATCAAAGTCGAATTGCTTTGTAGTTTTGTCTCTGTGCTTGGTTACAATGTATTTCTTGATGTCTGTTTTTGCATCAATACATTCTGCCTTCGCTTCAAGGCCAATTCGAGATTTGATGATGTCCTCTCCATCACGATTATCAATACTTGGTTTGAGCAATAGAACGCGTTTGCCTTTTTCCTCGTAATTAAATTTGGTCATTAAGGCATTTGCGGTCTTGGAACTACCCATGGATCCGTACTTATAGTACAGCTTTGCCATTTCTATGACTCCTTTCTGTTTTTACATAATTTTTCTTATCAAATAACAAAAGAGCCATTTGATAACAAATGACTCTTCGTGTAATGACAGGCATAAGTAATTATAACATATTTTTTGACAATCAAATAATATCCTTAAATTTAAATAAAGTGTTCGTCATAATGTACAATGTTTTGTCTGATTGCCAGTCTGAATTTGGTCTATCCGACAAAATTTCAAAAAATTAGGCAAAAAATGCAATTTTTTCTCAAAATTAGCCATTTTTGGGCCAAATCGAGTGGAATACCGAAATTTTTGGTGCAATTTTGGTGCAACTGGCGTGATTTTGTGTATCCTTGAAAGGCAAAATCGTAAAGTGTGGCTACATCAAAAAAGTGCAAAAAATGGCTTAAATAGGGGGTTTTTAGGCAAAAGAATAGCTTTCCGTAAATAAACGGAAAGCTACCCTTTTGGTGCGGATGACGGGACTTGAACCCACATGAACTTGCATTCACTAGAACCTGAATCTAGCGCGTCTGCCAATTCCGCCACATCCGCATATTCAATTTGCTCTAAATTTTTACACGCCAAGAGCGGGCGAGGCAGAGCCGAAAGGCCTTATCTGCGGCGCTGTCCGAAACAGCATTGACATAATACCACGAGGGGAGTAAAATGTCAATAAGAAATTTTGATTTTTTTGAGGTTTTTATGAAAAAAATTTGGATTTCGCTGATTTCCGCGTTATACTGTGGTTTTACATTAGGGTATATGCACTTTGCGGACCCACGCACCAACGCCGGGGCGCTCTCCACCATCGGACTGGACCACCCGGTGCTGTTTGCCCTGTGGGGTGCAGGCACTTACGGGGTGCTTTACCTTTTGCTCTATACCATGTATAATAAGCAAAAGCGCAGAGGGCTGTGCCACGGTCTGGTGCTGCCTGCCGGTGTGGGGATGGCGCTGACGGTGTGCTGTCCTTTTGACTTTGAGCGGCACACCCTGTGGCTGCTGCACTGCATTGGATCGCTGGCTTTTTCCGTGCTCAGCGGGGTAGCGATCTTTCTGTGCTTTTTGTTTTCATTCAAAAAAGGGCGATTTTGGCAGTGCGCCACGGTATTTTGGGCGGCACTGATGATCGGTGATCTGATTTTGCTGCTGATCTATAAAGAGACCGGCCTGATCGAGGCGATGCCTGTGCTCACCGGTGTGGTGCTGCTGAACATTGCGATTTATCAAAAAGAAAAGGTGACAGCTTATGCGGCTTGATCGAGCGCTGGCGCACTTAGAGCGTTATCCGTTCCATATGCCCGGACACAAGCGCAACCCAGATTTTGGTCTGCCGGGTGCGGAAATTGATATTACGGAAATAGACGGCTACGATGACCTGCACGCCCCCACGGGGGTGTTGGCCCGGCTGCAAGCGGATTTGGCAGCGCTGTATGGTGCGGGGGCATCTTTTCTCTCTGTTAACGGTTCTACCTGCTGCATTTTGGCGACCATATCCGCCCTGTGCAAGCCGGGGGACGAAATTCTCATTGCCCGCAACTGCCACAAGGCGGTGTACAACGCCTGCTTTTTGAACCGACTGCAGGTGCACTATGTAGAGGCTGCATTTGACCCGACCACCGGTTTTTATACCCGTGTGACCCAGGCGGCGCTGGATGAGGCATTGGCTGCCCATCCGGAGGTGGCAGCGGTGGTGGTGACCTCGCCTACATACGAGGGCTATATTTCTCGTCTGCACTGCTCGGTGCCGCTGGTGGTAGACGCTGCCCACGGTGCCCACCTTGGACTGGCCCCTTGGCTGCCCGGCCGTATGGAGGGAGACGCGGTGATCTGCTCTTATCACAAGACCCTGCCGGCGTTGACTCAAACCGCCGGTGTGCAGGTATATGACTCATCTTTGGCGCCGAAGATCAAGCGGTATATGGATATGTACGAGACCAGCTCGCCCAGCTATGTGCTGATGAACAGCGTGGCAAAAATGGCCGATTTGGTAGCGGATCCGGCTGCGTTTGAGACGCTGCAAGGGGGACTGCAAAAGCTATATAAACTGCCTTTGCAACATCTGCGATTGATCCGAGCGGACGATCCTACCAAGATCAATATTTCCACCCGGTATTGCAACATAGACGGCAACGCTTTGGCGGACCGGCTGCGGGCGCGTGGGATCGAGCCGGAGATGAGCGACCGTATCCATGTGATCTGTATGGCAACGGTGGGGGACACCGCCGCCGGATTTCATTTGTTGGCCCGTGCCCTGACGGAGATTGACCGTACCCTGTCGCCGGGCGACTGGCCGGTGACGCCGCTGCCCTTACCGCCCCGGCACCTGCAAAGCTGGCAGGTGCCCGCCGGGGAGCCGTTACCATACCAACAGGCAGTGGGGCGTATTGCCTGCGAGACGGTGTTTGCCTATCCGCCCGGGGTGCCGATGATCGTGCCCGGTGAGGAGATCACTGCGGCGTTTGTACAGGCAATTCAGGCAGCGAAAAACAGCGGCACGGTGCTCCACGGAACTGCCGGCGGCGGGGCAGAGCGCATTTGCTGCTGCGTATTGACAAAGGACTGAAAGTATTGTAAAATAGAACCAACATATTGAAATGAGGTGCTTTTTATGAAAAGAATTAAAACTTTAAGTTCCAGAAATCTTTGTGCTTCCGCTAAAAAGGGCGGCTGCGGCGAGTGCCAGACTTCTTGTCAGTCTGCCAGCAAGACCTCTTGCTCCGTTGCCAACCAGAAGTGCGAGCAGCTGAAGAAATAAGAATTTTGCAATTAGGGCGGGATGGGCGATTGCCCGGGTCCCGCCTTTTTTGTTTGGAGTAGACTATGATACACGCATACAAACTAAACGGATACAACATTATTTTGGATCAAAACAGTGGCTGCGTCCATTCTGTGGACCCGGTGGCCTACGATATGATCACTATGTACCAGGATCATGATAAAGAGGAGATCCGCCGTTTTATTTTAGAAAAATACAAGGATCAGCCGGATGTAACGAACGCTGATATTGATCTTTGTTTTGAAGACATTGAGGCGCTGATCGCCGACGGACGGCTGTTTGCCGAGGATACCTTTGAGGCGGTTGCCGACCAGTTCAAACGCCGCCAGGAGGTACTGAAGGCCATTTGCCTGCATGTTGCCCACGATTGCAACCTGGCGTGCAAATACTGCTTTGCCGGCAAGGGAGAGTACGACGGCCAGCGTGAGATCATGTCCTATGAAGTGGGCAAGCAGGCGCTGGATTATCTCATTGCCAACAGTCCCGGACGCCGGAATTTGGAAGTGGACTTCTTTGGCGGCGAGCCGCTGCTGAACTGGGATGTGTGCAAGCGGCTTGTGGCTTATGGCCGGGACCAGGAGAAACTCCATAATAAGAACTTTCGCTTTACCCTTACCACCAACGGCTTGCTTATCAACGATGATGTGATCGACTTTTCCAACCGGGAGATGGGCAATGTGGTACTGTCTTTGGACGGGCGCAAGGTTACCCATGACCGGCTGCGGGTGGGTCGCAACGGCAAGGGCAGTTATGATCTGATCTTGGATAAATTCAAGCGGTTTGCAGACTCCAGAGGGCAAAAGGACTACTATATGCGGGGCACCTATACCCACTTCAATACGGACTTTGCCGCCGATGTGCTGCACATGGCGGATCTGGGATTTAAGGAGCTGTCTATTGAGCCGGTGGTGTGCGATCCTAAGGAGGACTATGCCTTGCAGGAGAGCGACCTGCCTGTGCTTTTGGAGCAATACGAGATATTGGCCAAGGAAATGCTACACCGTTATCGCAAGGGCGACGGCTTTACTTTTTATCACTATATGATCGACCTGGACGGCGGCCCCTGTATTGTCAAGCGAGTCAGCGGCTGCGGCGTGGGCACGGAGTATATGGCCGTGACCCCCACCGGCGATTTGTACCCCTGCCATCAGTTTGTGGGAGACACGGACTTCTTACTTGGCAATGTGTACGATGGCGTGACCCGACCCCAGGTACTGGAGCAGTTTGAGCACTGCAATGTGTATAGCCACAAGGAATGCAAGGACTGCTTTGCAAAGTTGTATTGCAGTGGCGGGTGTGCAGCCAATGCGTACCATACCACCGGCAGTGTGAACGGTGTGTATGACTTTGGTTGCCAGCTGCACCGCAAGCGTATTGAGTGCGCCATTATGCTCAAGGTAGCTGAAGCCGAAGAGGGCTTAAAAGTAGAGTATTAAAATATCAGCGCAAAAAGATAACCGCCGGTCGTTATGACCGACGGTTTTTTTATGTGCTTCGTTTTAGTCCAGGTGTACCGCTACCGGCTGTCCGCCGTGGGTGCGACTTTCGTCTGCCAGATACACACACAGGTGACCGGCAACGGAGTCGAAAATAGAGGTGCATGCCAAGCTGGGCTTTTCGCCGCGGACGAACTGCACAAAGTCCGCCGCCAGTCGCTCGTCGCCGCCGCCGTGGCCGCCGTAAGCACCAACCATATCGCCCTTCACATTCAGATCCACTTCCTCAATTTGGCACTCGCCGTTGTGGGCTTCCGGGGAGGGGTCGATTTTGGATACATAGAACTTGGACTCCTCAAAGTTGCCGTAGATCTCGCCCTTGGTGCCGATGATGTGAATACGGCGCAGGGGAGCGGAGGAACCGCCTACCATATTGTGGGTGCCGGTGGCGCCGCTGGCGAACTGTACCATCACGCTCTGGTGGTCCACTACATCGTTGTCGCACTTGTAAATGCAGCGACCGTAAGGGGAATCACCCTTGAGCAGTTGGATCTTGTCTTCAATGGTGGGGTTCTCAATGCCCTCCAGCTTGTCCCACACATAGAAGGACCAGCGGTCCGGGTGGTCAATGTACAACCGTTTGCAAGAGTAGCGGCAGGTATCTACCAGCGGGCAGTCCACCATACACCGCGTGCCGGCGTCTGCCGGGGCGTTCTCCGGCTTAAACTGGAATTTGCCGCCAAAGGAGCTAACTGCGGTGGGCTTGGTCTCTGCCATCATCCACATCATAATGTCCAGATCGTGGCAGCACTTGGCCAGCAGCATACTGGTGTGGCACTTCTGGCTATTGGCCCACTTGCCCCGCACATAAGAGGTGCTTAGGTGGTGGTAAGACACATGTTCCAGGGTTTGAATATTGATAATATCACCGATTTCACCGGCGGCAATGCGCTCTTTAATACCATAGTAGAACGGTGTGTACCGCAGTACATGGCAGATCATCACTTTGCTGTGGTTCTGCCGAGCGCAATCCACCAGGGTGCGCATTTCTTCTTCGTTCACGGCAAACGGCTTTTCCAGTAGCATATCATACCCGGCGTTCAGCAGGGGCACAGATGTCTCTATATGCACCTCGTCCATGGTGCCGTTAATGACGGTGTCTGCCAGTTTGCCCTTGGCAGCCAGTGCATTTGCATTTTCAAAGCACATATCCTCGCCGAATCCGTAAAGCTCGCGGCACTTTTTGCGCCGAATGGGGTCCGGATCTGCCACGCCGACAATCTTCAGCAACTCCGGGTTGGTCAGCGCCAGTTTGCTGTACACCATGGAGCGGTGCCCGGCGCCTACGATAATGGCCGTTACCGGCTTGTATTCCATTAAGATCACCTCGCATTTTTTATAATCATAGCACCTTGAACGCGTTTGTCAAGTTTTATTGACAGAAAGGCAAATAATATCTATAATAAATACCAACTTGTTAAAGATATGCGCTGCCCGGATGGGCAGACGGGAGGGTGAGAACACTGAAAGACTTGTTGTTCTATTTGAAGCATTACAAGAAAGAGTCTTTCTTTGCGCCGCTGTTTAAGCTGCTGGAAGCGACTTTTGAACTGATCGTGCCGCTGGTGGTGGCGCGGATCATTGATAGCGGTATTCGGCCGGGCAATAAGACCGTGATCTACCAAAACTGCGCCTTGTTGGTGGGCTTTGCCGTGGTGGGTATGGTGATGGCGATCACTGCCCAGTTTTTTGCTGCTCGGGCGGCTACCGGCTTTGGCAAGGAGCTGCGCAGCAGCCTGTTTGGGAAGATCCAAAGTTTAAGCTTTTCGGAGCTGGATACCTTAGGTCGCTCCTCGTTGATCACCCGAATGACCAACGATGTGACCCAAGCGCAAAACGGCGTGAACCTGGTGCTGCGTCTGTTTTTGCGTTCGCCCTTTATTGTACTGGGTGCCACGGTGATGGCGTTTACCATTGATGTGCGCTGCGCGTTGATCTTCGTTGTGGTGATTGCCGCGCTGTCTTTGGTGGTATTTGGCATTATGGGACTGACCATGCCCGGGTATAAAAATGTGCAGCGCCAGCTGGACGGCGTGACCCTGACAACCAGAGAGAACTATGCCGGTGCCCGTGTGATCCGCGCCTTTGCGGCGGAAGACGCGGAACAGGCCGGATTTAATAAGCGCAATGAGATGCTTTCTCATTTGCAGCGCAGCGTGGGGCGCCTTTCCGCGCTGTTAAACCCGCTGACTTATATCCTTATTAACATTGGGATTGTGGTACTGATTCACACCGGCGCCATGCGGGTGAGTTTGGGTGACCTGACGCAGGGCCAAGTCGTGGCGCTTTATAACTATATGAGCCAGATTTTGGTTGAACTGGTGAAGCTGGCGAATATGATCATTACCATTACCAAGGCGCTGGCCTGTGCCTCTCGTATTCAAGGTGTGTTACAGCTGGAGCCTACTTTGAAGCATACCGAGGACGATAAGGCAGGGGACAGCGACGTGGCTGTCGCCTTTGACGATGTGACCTTGCAATACAAGAATGCCGGCGAGCCGTCCTTGGAGCACATTTCCTTTACCGTGCCTCGGGGTAGCGTCGTGGGTATTATCGGCGGCACCGGTAGCGGCAAAAGCAGCCTGGTGTCCCTGATCCCGCATTTTTATGATGTTAAGGACGGTCGGGTGTCTGTCTTTGGCAAGAATGTTTGCGCTTACGATGACGAGGATCTGCGCCACCGGATCGGCTATGTGCAGCAAAAGGCGGTGCTGTTCCAAGGCACGGTACGCAGCAATTTGTTGTGGGGCGACGACAGCGCTTCTGATGATGATTTGCGCACGGCTCTAAGCACGGCGCAGGTGCTGGACATTGTGGCGGATAAAGGCGGTCTGGACGCGCCTGTGGAGCAAAACGGTGCCAACTTCTCCGGCGGGCAAAAGCAGCGGCTGTCTGTGGCGCGTGCGCTGGTTCGCAAACCGCAAATTTTGGTGCTGGACGACTCGTCCTCTGCACTGGATTATGCAACAGAGGCCGCCATGCGAAAGGCCATTTTGGCGCTGCCTTACAAGCCTACACTGTTTATCGTCTCCCAGCGGGCCAGCTCCGTGATGTGTGCCGATCGGATTTTGGTGTTGGAGGATGGGCGCCTGGTAGGTGACGGGACCCACAAGGCGCTTTTGGCGAATTGCCCGGCATATTGTGAAATCTACCATTCTCAATTCAGCGAGGAGGTGACCGACGCATGA